ATAGTGCGATGAAACCAATTTGGTTTGTAAGTTAGGTTAAATTGAAAATAATGGTCTGTTCCTAATCTATAACCACCTACATAGTTTGGTGTATTGATTGTTGTTAGTGTTTCTGTTTTCATTTCTCTTTGGTGTTAAAGGTTTCGTTGTAGTAGTCATTTGCGTCAGCCCATTGATTGTGCCAACCATCCAACTTGCCATCCAGAAAGGCGTCCGTAATCACCTCTTTCTCTTTCTCAATCATTTCTTTTAGGATAGCATACCAAGTAAACTTATCTTTTGGGGTGTCCCATAGTTTTTCAAATAATTCTTGTACTGGTGTTTTCATTTTGTTTTAATATTTTCCCGCTCGGTTCAATTTGCGCCTATTTTTAACCATCTGCGCCCGTTTATTACCGTTCGGGTATATGTTTATGGATATATTTTTGGTTTTGTGTTTTCTATTATGTGTAGTTGCATATAGTTATTTGTCCCAACAATTGTGCATTATGTGGCACTTTGGGTAGTGTAATGTTGTTTTATAGCTCATTTTGCCCCCGCTTTTGTGCCTTTAATTGCACATTATGAACGATATTTTGTTAGTTGTTGACCGTTAAAATATGTATCTAATAGTCTGCAAGTTAAAGTATAGCCCATAAATTTCCTTAAACTGGGCTATAAGTTTTGTTTTATGGCTCAAAGGATATCTCATTACACCATCTTTATTCTTGATCTCTGAACTATATTTCATCATCTCTTGAGCTTCAACAGAAGATCTAGCCATTTGCCTTGCATGATTAGTCAATGCAATTACTTCACACTTATTCTCTCCTGCAATTTCTTTTACTTCTTTAAACAAGTTATTGTATTGTTCTTTCCAACTTGGTAAAAAGATTAAAGGACTGTAATTACAATGTACTTCCCAACCTAGATCTTTAAGTCGATTAATATCTTGTATACGACTTGTAATACTCTGCATTTTGGGCTCTAGTACATTAGAGTAATCCTGAGGCATTAAGCTAACCCTAACTCTTGGCTTTTTATTGAAATGGTTTACATCTAATTTAAGTAAGCCTGGATACTTAGTAGCCATAGTAGAGTTAAGCTGCGCATGATCATCATACATCTTAAGATAATCATGTAAAGGAATTGGCATATGTCTCTGCATAAGAACCAGATCTGTGTTACAGGCAATGTCTACCATTGTATATACAGGATCTTGTTGGTTCGGTACTTTGACATATGCTTTTTCCCATTCCACAACCGAGTCAAAAATCTCATCAACATTTTCGTTGACAAAGACTCTATCTCCGTTATATCTTGACATATAACAATAGGTATTGACGCATCCACCAAAACATCCATAAATGATATTAGGCGCAATGCAGTCAGAGCTATTGTTATTTGTTTTAGTCACTAAGGTTTTCGTCTTTTGTGTTTTGATCATAGAAGTTATCTTTTACATTTTTTGAAATAGGAATAGGATTACCATCTTCATCTATTCTAACGAAAGTAAAGTTTGTAGAAAGGATAACTTCGTGTTTATGAGTGTACACATTAAAAGATCTAGCTTCTACATTGAATACAGCGCTTGTGTTTCCTATATGACTTACTTCGGCATAAATCTTAACCAGACTGCCTTCTTTAGCTGGTTTTTTAAATTCGCACTTGTCAATAGAAATAGTAACCATGCGTCTGTTGCGCATAGTTTCCATAGCATAAGCGGCTACTGCTGCATCTAACCAAGCAAGTAACTTTCCGCCAAATAGATTAGCATGAAATCCTAGATCACCTTTTTTAACTGGGTGTGTGGCTAGTAATTCCATTAGTCTTTATCTTTAGGCTTAGTTAGTATTTGTACCCACAAATAAGAAACAACTAATGAAGTTACAACTGTGTAAACTATAGCTACAATTGTTGAACCTGACATAATTAAAGTTTTTCGTTATTGTTATTAGTGAGATCTGAAGAATAGCGTATAGCTTCTTCTTTAGTTGGAAAAGTTACAGTGTGTTCCATATTTACATAAACACGCCATAAATCAATTCCATTTACTTTGGCTTGCACTATTCTAGTGGATTTTATAGGCGAATGTGCACAAGGTATACCATGATTGATTTCAGATATGCATCCATTGTTGCACATACTACGGCCGCAATAATTTTCGGTCATGATGTTGTTGTTAGTTGTTAAGATTAAGCATTACTTTACCGTCTATAGTAATATTATACCAAGTATTCATAACACCGTAAGCATCAATAGCTCGTGAAATAAAAGGTTGACAGTCTTTGTCTTCTTTAAGCCATACGTATCCTTTCATACGTGAAGAGGCTTCATCGTAATAAGACGATACATAACAACCCTTCTTTTCTCCGTCTGTGGCTATATAAATAGCTTCAAAAACTATTTGATATTGAGCCATACTGTGAGCTGGGATATTCCCATAACATATGTCATACATATTTTGATACTCTGCTTCTCCGTCTAAATAGTAATAGTGTAGTTGGCCGCTTTCTTGGCCATCGTCAAACACTTTTCCATCTACACTCATAGCGTATATCTTAGGAACATCTTTGTTTACATCTAAATTGATTTTCATAATTAAAAAGTAAAAGGGCCCTCTTGAGCCCCATTAACAAAACAGAACACCGAGAAAGATTAGTCTATCTCGGTGTTATGTAAAAAATAGATTGTGTTTTTAACATTCTCTAGATCTGTCCAGTATCGACCTTCATCTCCAAAGAAAACTTTTAAAGGTTCATCGATTGTAGAAGTATGAAATACAAAACCCTTGTGTTTGTATACATAATAAACGAAGTTTTCTCCATGTTCTTTGTTAAAACCCATTCTAACTAGTTGGTCCATTTGATCAAGAGTCATAATATGCACTACCTTTAATGATTGATAACATGTCTGCATAATGCATGACAACAGTAAACTCTTCTTCTGCTCCATCATCTATAGCATCTAAAGCTTGTTGATGCAATGAAATGATTTCCTCTTCGTAAGCAGGATACTGGCTAAGAAGCTTTTTAGTTTTGTCTTTAAACTGTTGAATATCCATAATTACCAAATTTCAAAACCGCCACAATTACGCAAAAAAGCAATAAACTTTTCCAGATGAGACTTAGAAGTACTGTAAGCAGGTTTAACAACCTTACCACTAGCTGTAACTACAGGAGTGTACATAATCTTACCGATTTCATACTCAGCATTAAGTTCCTCGTTTTCATCACTACTTAATAAACTACCTTCATCGTTGACCCACATGCCAAAAGAGAAAAAGATTCGATCATCATGATCTTGCATGTCTTCATCGTTTTCAAGAACATACTCAAGAGTATCTGCAAGTCTATCGCATGTTTCTTGATCTTCAATACCATGACCGCTATTATAATCAAATTCACTAGTATCAATTCCTAAGTTATAAAACTTATTAACGTGATTGATTAAAATACTAATTGGTCTCCAAGACCAGATGTTTGCTCTAAAATAAAATCCAGGATTTTCATCCTCCCACTTATTCATAGCTTTAAAGAAATCTTGTTTTTCCTGATCAGTTGCATTGCTAAAATCCAACTCTGGCTTTTCACCTACTAACATAGGATTAAGCCCGTAAATATCCATACCCATAATGTTTTGATTTAATTTTTGACTTTGTAATACTTTTTCTTCATGTTTCTCTGTTCCCAGATTAAATGAAGTTGCCACCTGTACCATTTGATCAGGTCTATATCATTAGTATTACAGTAGTCGATGAATTCTTTTGTTATCTTCAAGTGAAGCGATTTAAATTTTTTCATCAGTTCCTTGTCTGTTACCTTCATCATCTACGAATGTAGATGAATTAAGCGGATTTTCAAAAACTGTGTCCATTTTTTCTCGGACAGACAGCTTCTTAAGTTCTTCTCTGAATCTTATAAAGTCTTCTTCTAAAAGACGATTTAATTCGTCAAGAACTTCGTTAAAAGTTTTTTGATTTGAATTTTTCATTTGATTGATTTACAGTTAGTTAATGATTTAATTTATTTTAAATTCTTCTATTTGACAATTAGATTGTAATATATTTAATAATACAATAAGAGGTTCCGCAAACTGAAACTCGTAAGTATCAGTATTGCTAAAATGAACAACAGGAAAGTTAGATTCCTGTGAAGAGTTAGTAACAAGGTAAAAATCTTCTACATCTGCAGCAATATCAAGCTTCCAACAATATAGAACAGAGCCTTCACTGCTTTTAAATTTCATTTTCTTGAAGCCCATGTTATCCAACATTTCTTCATTTAGTCTAATTTCTCCCCTGGTGTTCATTTTATGTTTGCCGTTTTAATTTTTGTTTTGTCAAAAGATTCTAAAGACTGATTAACCCATTTCTGATCTACAGTATTCTTATAAGCTAGTATGTGAATACTTGATTTCTCATCAGGGTTAAGTCTTAACGCTCGTCCTATTTTTTGCGATGCTTTTTTCTCATTGCCGTAAGCATGCATAATAATAATGTGTTTTAGATTAGGTATAGTAATACCTTCGCTCAGTTGTTCTACTGCAGAAAGGCGTGTGATAGTACCATTCTTAAAAGCTTCTAAGTTATTGTTATTAACTTCTTTAGAGTTTTTAGAGTGGTAAGAATGCTCACATATTCTATCTGCTTGTTCTGTTGTGTTGGAAAATATCAAACACTTATCTTCTGGTTTGATCAGCTTTAAACACTTTTCAACATAAGTTTCTTTAGATTTAAACTGCTTCATAGCACTAAGCCGCAAGACATTCATCTTAAACGAAGACTGACCAACAGCTTCATCTACTCTTCTAGTTAGATAGTTATACTGCTGATACTCGCTAGTATACCAACCCTGCTTTGTTTTCATATCTTTTGCATCAGATAGATTCACAGGATGTATAAAAATAGCGTAATCGTTTAGAATGCCACTAGACACAGCATTATCTACTGTGTAGCTGTAAGCAATAGGGTAAAATTCATGCATGATCATGCCTTGTTCAGAACTGCCCCATTTAGGAGGAGTACCTGTTAAGCCAAGAATTCTGCCTTTAAAGTTACTTAAGAAAGATCTATGAGAGTCTTTAGCATTGTGCGCTTCATCAAGTATCAGCACAGTATAATCAGAAGGATTATGCTTATTAAGAGAGATATAAGTAGTAAACGTAATCTTTTCTAAGATAGGTTCCATATCAAACTTAATAGCATCGTTCTTCCAAGACTCAAATATAGAACGCTTAGGAGCTGCTACAAGAATCTTCTCGAACAGCCCCGTAACCTTCTGCAAGTATTGAAGACCTATATAAGTCTTACCGACTCCCATAGATATATCGAGACCTGCTCTTGTCTTGTTAACAATTTTACTTAATGCTTCTGACTGTATTAAATCTCTTTGAGTTGGTGTATTAGTTTCACTCATTTCTTCATTCCTTTTAAAACGTCTACATACTGACCTGCAGCTGCATATCTACCATCAATCTTTTTGAGGTACATGTTCTGCACATGTATGTAACATTTAATGTTATCCTTATAAGTTTTATAATATGCATGGTTATGTCTTTCACCTTGCACATATTTACACTTATGTACTTTAATACCAAATAGGTTCTTATTGTCCCTACAAACTAACGAGCGGTAGTTTCCTGTTTCTAACCTAGCTTGTGCAACTGCAACAGCTGGTAAGATACAACCGTTTTTAAACAACTCTACTGTAAGAGAAGAGTCGCTAGGCTTAATATCTAATGGAACCATCACAGTGTCTTTAACAATCTTAGTTTCGTAGATTGTTTCAATGACTGGATCGCTTGTCATAGCTAAGCTTAAGATTACAACCAATACAAGATTGACTATAATAGAACATTTGAACCACTTAGTGTAGTCCTTTTTAGCAACGATAGAGAGATCTTCGTTGATTTTAAAATAATTTTTCATAATTTACTTTTGATTATGTTAACCAGACTAGGTTAACGGTTAAACATAAGGCAACTACAAAATTATTTTCGAAGACTTGTTGCCTGTATTCTTATTAGACGTTTGTTTGGGTGTAAAAGTATCTTGGTTATTAGGTCCATAGCCTAAATCCGATTTAACTTCTTCTGTGTGGTTATGTCGTTTAGCATACTTTTCTCCACGATATTCAGGAAATTCTTCTTGAACTTTTCTTCTAAGCCTTGTAATAGTTTCAGGCTTGCTGATATCTTGAGATGCTAATAAACCAAAGAAGTCTTTAATATCTAGATTACTAGAGTTGAACCCATTGTTCGCTAATTCTAATTTCCATACAATAGCAATAAGAAGTTCATCGTTATCTTTTGCTTCTGGATATTTAGAAAGAATATCTTTAAGGCTGTCTTTATCCTTAAATCCGTTTATGATTGAATATTTATTTCCCATAATAAACAAAGGGGGACCCTACAAATCCCCCTGAGCAAGTTTCAAACATTATGATCAGTCCATTGTAGGTGAACTATATCTTTAATCTACCCAACGTATAGTAGGCAGAATTTCCATCTTGGAGACAGTACGTTCTACAAAGTTACAACCTGTCTTAACAATACCTAACACAGGATCTTTCATCCACGTGCGGCTTGTTGGCATAAGTTTAGAAACTTTGTATTCGTAAATAGACTCAACACCCTGACGGACATTGAGATCAGACTGACGCAAATCACGCTTCTCGTTAAGCATAGAATTATACGACAAGTCTTTAAACATAAGAGTAATCTCTTTACGTAGAGACAACTCATAACGAGCTTTAGCCTGAATAAAGGTACGCTTCAAAGGCTTAAAAGCTTTAAGATGAGACAAGGATACCTTAGTAACACCTGTTACAATCTTTTTTGTAATTCTTCTTCTTTTCATAATTGGTTTGATTTAATTGTTGTTTGATTTAATTTTTGATTTTGTTTTTAATTTTAGTGACTCCAACAGGGATCGAACCTGTAACCTACTGCTTAGAAGGCAGTTGCTCTATCCAATTGAGCTATGAAGTCTAAAAAAACTAGCCTGGCTGTTACACCAGGCATAGTTTACTCAATGGAAAAATGAATCGATTAGAAATCGAACTCTAAGTTATCACTTTTTTCGGACTCTACCAAAACTTTCTCCTCTTTTTTAGAGTTTACTTTGTTCTCGACAACCTTAGCAACTTTAGCTTGGATATCGCTATTAGCTGCTGTACCGAATACTTGATCTTGTTGAATGCGTTGATCTGCGCTACCAACAGGAGCAAAGACAAACTTCATATAGATAGGCTGACCATCTTTAGTCAAAACCTCACCGTCTACTTGCTTCTCTTTCCAGTTGTTCTTAGGAGTACCTTCGTCATCCAGTTCAACTTCAAGAGTATTGATTTGGATAATAGTAGAATCTTCACCGAAGACTTCCTTACCATTAACCATAATTCCCAAAGCCAACAAGTTGTCATTCTCATCACGATCAGGAAAGTCTACCATATCAGAAGTATAGCCAAACTCGTTAAACAATTCGTCAAACTTATCTTCGCTAACATTACCCAATATGGTTTTGCGCTTGAAGTAGTTGATACCACTAAGCTTAGATACCATACGTCTTTGAAAATCTGCATTAGGATCAGAATCAGCAGAAGCAGGACTAGGCATAGAGTAAGCTTCAAACATCAAAGTGATAGGACTTTTAGATCCCTTGTTACGGTAAGCACAGCTTACAAAAGTTTTACCAGATGCTTTAAACTCGTTAAGCAATGCGGTTTGTTCGGGGGTGTAAAATGAATAGTTCATAATTTTTTTTGTTTTTTGTTTTTTAATTTAGTTTTTGATTTTTATTCGTCTAAATAGTCGAAACGGAGAATCGTTGCAAGCTTGTGATCTTTTACTTCGTACACATCTCCTATTTCGTAGTCTCTAACACACGCTATACATTCTCCTGCGTGTGATAAATATGTAATAACCATGTACCCTTCGGCATATTTAAATACGAATGCACTAATCTCTCTCCATTTAACAGGAACATCAGCTCTAGAGAATACAGTAGCGGATAAGTATTTAACAAATGTGGAATCTTCTGCGTTTAATTCAAGAGATTCTCCAACAGGTACAATCTGTGCGCTAACTTTAGTAGTCAACGCACAGAATATAATTAGGGATAAAATGAAATGTTTCATAGATTGTCAAGAACAGTAGTATCTAACTTGTATGGTCTTTCTTTGTACCATACACAAATAACATTCTGATTTGCATCAGTTACAATCTTTGCGTAATCATCGTACACAATATGATTGTATTCTTTCTCCATAACAACCTCTCGCATAAAGCAACGATTAGCCATTCTAATACAGAACTCTACATTCTGTTTATAGATAAAGAACTTATCTTCTAGCTCTGTACCATAAGAACTCTCAATGTCCTGGTCTAACCACTCATTCATATCTTCAAGTGTGTTTACTAATTCACTTTGAGATACGCTAGGAGAGGGTTTGCGCACAGGACATTCGGTCTCAGCAAAAGCTAATAAGACAAACAAGTTAATACAGAGAGAAACTGTTAAGGTAATAACAAATAACTTCTTCTCTAATCTTCCCCATACATTCCGTACTGAAGAAGATAATTGGTTTTGGTTTTCCATAATGTTTGATTTAGATTTTAATGTTTATGTTTAGATTTAACTATATAAGTTGTTTCAATTTTTAATTTAGGGTTTTAAGACAAAGAGATAATTTTTAAGGAGGTTGAAATCCCTTTATAATCAAGCATTTATCCCTAAAAAACGATAAAGATTTAAACTAATTGTCTCAATCACAAGACGGGGTTTGGATTATTGGTGACTTTAAGGTATTAATTGTGGTGACATTACCAATTTACTAAAGTTTTCTTTAGTCTAATTGTCCCAAATCTACCCATTGGTCTCAAAATTTACGGGGTTAAGACCCAAATTCAGTCATTGAATTGTCAGATACTAAAATAAACTAGAGTTTTTCTTTAGTGTTTAAAGATAAAGATTGGGAATTAGATTGTTTGTTCACTAATCCCCTTTAGAAACATCTTTTGTGTTTCAAAGGTATCTTTGAGTACCTTGACACATTTGACTAAGATGTGAAATTACAGTCTTTCAGTTCAGTCTAAACTAATTCAAGGATATCACCCCTAACGACAATTCTTTATTTTACCTACTATAATTGCAGATGCTGTTACATTACCAGCATAAGAATTTACTTTAGATAAAACTAACTTGCTTTCATCAAGAAATAAAATACTTTGACTAAAGCAACAACCACAACCTTCATGATGACGGTAGTTATAACCTTTGTTTCTTTTTATGAAGTTTAAAGCTTGTGCTTTCGTGTTAAATGTAATAAACTTTTTCATGTTCTTTAGTTTTAATAGTAAAGCAACTTAACATATTGCTAATCTCTACACTCTTTTGTACTAGCAGTAGACATCTAGTTAACTCCCATCTGCACTCAGTTGTAACACTTGGAATACTGTCCTATCTTGTATTTCTACTAAGGATACTGTTCTCTTGGTTACAACTGCTCACCCTTTGGAAGTGAGTTGTGGTGCATTAAAGTGAGACTTAATGTTAAATAAGTTAGGTAAAGGGGAGAAGAGCCGTAGCTCCTCCCCCCTGCAAGATTAGGAGAACATCGCAAGGATGTCGTCCATGCTCTTGTAAGAGCTCTTGCTCACAAGCCAGGGAATCTCTTCGCCTGTCTCTTCATCAACATACTTGTCAATCTGCACAGCCATGGGATTAACGTACTCGCCTTCCATGTACTTACGAGAGAGTCTCTTCGACATGTAGATGTTGACAGCAGTGTCCTGGTTGCCAGGCTCTGTGTTGATTGTGATGTACTTCTTGTTGTTGACGTTCTCCTTAACGGAGGTTACGAGGTAGTTCTTGCATTCCGCAAGAGTCTTACCGAAAAGTTTGTTACTCATAATGCTAAATGGCGGGGGTTAGCCCCGCTCAATAACAAGACGGGGTATGTAATATTGGTGTACCCACATCTCCCATACATATAAGGTGGTGGGGGGTCTAGAAAAAAATTTTAAAACTAAGGGGGGTATTTTAGTCTTTGTTATCTTTTTCCTTTATGTCGTGGTTATAGAAGAAGTATGGGGAATTTCCGAAAGATCGATCTATATCTTCACTAGAGAGTTGTTCTTTATATAGGTTTAGTCTAGGAGGGTTTTCTTTGTTAAAGGGTATTATGAAGTCTGGGTTATGCCAACGACATAAATTGTTTGGTTGTGCGCAAAAGTTACCGTCCTCTAATACGATAAAATGATAGCATTTACTATCTTGATCATTGCTGTAGCCTACGTTAAGTTCATTTAGATCCCCCTCATAGTCGTCTATTGTGAATAGGTAACGTCCTGATCTGTATTTTTTGTCTCTGCAGAATACGTCTACTCTTTTGTTTTGTAGGAATGCAAAGGTTGTTACAGCTATATTGTTGGATTGACAGTCCCAGGTTTGCAGTAGGCTGAGTCGTGTCTCCTCGTCTGAGGATAAAGGATCATAGTTCTCAGTATGACAGAAGGCACTTATGGGCATATTCCACAGGATTGCTCCGAAGTTAGCTTGGAAATGAAATAACAAAGGCCTGTTTATCATACTTTTTACTCCAAATATGTAGCCAGGAGTGTCACTGTCTAGGCCTGTAAATTCCTTTCTAATTAGACATTCTGTATAGGGGGTGTTTGCATTTAACTGAGACATTTGTATATTTGTATTATTAACTTTTTAAAATAAACTACTAATATACAACAATTATGCTACTTAAAAAAGGATCATCTGGTCAGATGGTAAAAAACATCCAAGAACTACTTGGTCTTACAGCTGACGGAATTTATGGACCAGCTACTGAAGCTGCTGTTAGAGCTTGGCAATTACAGAACAGTCTCCACGTAGACGGTATGGTAGGACCTCAGACTATGCAGACTATGGGTCTTCTCTCAACAGATACCCCTGAAAGTGAAAGTAAATTGGGAAATCTACACGTAGAAAAGAAGTATCTTTCTAAAGACGAGTATATGACAGGGTCTAATCCTGAGTATATCTTTTTGCACCATACAGCAGGGTGGCATAATCCTTATCAAGTAATTAGTGCATGGGACGCAGACAATAGAGGTAGAGTTGCTACCGAGTTTGTCCTGGGGGGACCTTCGGTCAAAGGTAATAACGATGAATACGATGGTGTTCTTGTTCAGGCTTTTCCTCAAGGATGCTGGGGATGGCACTTGGGTACAGGAGCTGGACATATGCACCGCAACTCTGTAGGTATTGAAGTTTGTAACTTTGGATACGTAAAAGACGGTAAAACTTACGCTAACGTACAGGTACACGAATCACAGATTGTTACACTTGCTCAGCCCTTCCGTCGTCACTCTACTTGGCACAGATACTCTGACAAGCAGATTGAAGTTTTGAGAGACTGGATCATTGCTATCGGAGAAAGAGACTTTATTGATATCCGTGAAGGCTTGCCTAGATGGATCAAACAAGAAGGAGCTAAAGCTTTTGAATACAAAGAAGAAGCTGTGTTAGGTAAAGTTAAAGGAGTTTTGACTCACACAAACGTAAGAAAAGACAAGGTAGACATGTTCCCTCAGCAGGAGTTGATGGATATGTTGGTTAGTCTATAAGTTTATGGATAAAATTATAATCAACCAAGAACTAGAAAACACTTTGATCGGAGATCTTTGGGAGAAGCTTGATAAAGAAATTACCAAGTGGCCTAAAGATCTCAAATCTACTGAAGTTGGATTTATTTGTTTTGACTTCTATAGATCTGCGTTGGCTGCGCAGCAGCTTTTCTACAAACTCAACAACAAGCTCGGATTTACTGAGTCTGTTTGTCAATTAGCTTATATGGGAGTTCCTAAGCCTTGGGAGACTGCAGAAGTTAAAGCAGTTCATTCTAAGCTTCTAGAGATGACTGCTCCTTCTATTAAGCAGAACTACAGAAAGCTTATTATCTTTAAACTAGAGTGCACCAAGGATGAATGTCTAGACTGGGTAGATGCAGAGCTTGTTAAAGCAAAAATCAACACAGAAGACTTTATAACTTGTTCTATCTTGAAGTCTAAGGATTGTGACTATAAACTAGGTCACCAAGCTCTTGAGGTTGATAAAACTAAAGAAAGCCATTCTTTTTATTGGGAACAGCTTTCTTAAACTTTCATAGTTAAATTATTATAATCTGATAGGTTAAACCCCCTTATTCGTAGGGGGGTTACTGCCTATGCCTATATTTTTCTTTACTTTTTTTGTTAAAATGCTATATTTGTAAGGACTAGTCTATTATTTACTAATGCCTTATAATAATCCTTTAACCCAGCAGGAGTTATTAGATTTAACAAGGTATAATCCTCTGCATCCTAGAGACGGCTCCCCTGTGGAGCCCTATATGCCTGAGGGATACCTTCTAATTACCCCACATGACCAAAATGGTCCTATAAAATATCGTCTACTTGATGCTAGGCACATCAAAGTGGGAATTATGGATCCAGATCGGTTGGGAACTGGAGCTGATGGCGATGGTAATAAATATTTGGCGGATGATGGAACCTGGAAAACAGTAACAGGTTCTGGGGGTACGCCAACAACAACTTCTAATGTATTGATTGACGGTGGGTATTTTACTGCACCCAATAATGCATTAATTGACGCAGGTACTTTTATTTAATTTGAATTGTAATGGCAATAAGAATACGGAGAGGTACTGACACACAAAGACAATCAATAGTTTTTGAACTGGCTGAGATAGTATTTGTCACAGACACAGAGAAACTATGGATAGGTGATGGAACAACCGCAGGAGGAATACCAATTGATGATCAAACATTAACGTATAACTCTGCGACAAACACCATTACTACAGCTGATGGAAGTACTGTAGTATTAAGCAACATACCTACCCTAGCTCAAACGACTAATTGGGATGATGCTTATAATAACACAATTGTCTCTGCATACATAACGGGGGCAGAAACTAAAACTTTAAACTTAGGCCAAAGAGATGGAGGAACTGTAAGTGTTTCATACACAGATACTTATGTATTTACGCAGTCTTCTCCTTCTGCTTCTTGGTCTATTACCCATAACATGAATAAGTATCCATCTGTTACAGTTATCGACTCAGGTAACAATGAGGTAATAGGTGACGTAGTTTATTCAGGTTTAAATAGTATAACTATTAATTTTTCAGGGGCCTTCTCTGGTAAAGCATATATGAACTAAAAATTTAAAACTATAAACAATGGCTAAGAAATTTCTCGTCTCGATTGACCTCAATCAAAACGAACTTCAGAACGTAAGGATTCAAAACCTTGCAACAGCGCCTTCATCGCCAGTAGAAGGCCAGATGTATTACGATAGTTCAGTTGGAGATCAAAGTATCTACTTCTGGAATGGTTCTTCATGGATTGATGTAGGAGGAGATCTTAGATCAGTTGTAGCAGGTAATGCTATTTCCGTAAGCGGAACTAGAGACATTACTGTTAACGCTCTCTATGATGATTCTTCTATTGGTAAAAACGGATCAAACCAATTGTACGTTAAGGCAGGAGGTATTACCAACTCTATGTTGGTTAACTCTTCTTTAACTGTTACAGCTAGCACAGGCCTTATAGGCGGTGGTTCTGTATCATTGGGAGGATCTACTAGTATTGCGCTTGATTATGCAGGTACAAACAACTTTATTGATTCAGCTACTGATCTTGAAGGTGCTGCAATTGCATCAACTGATACTATTATTTACCATGACGCAACAGACAATAACGTTAAGAAGGGTCTTGTATCTGACTTGCCTTTCACTAATACCCTAGGTACTGTAACTTCTGTAGCAGTTTCTGGAGCAAATGGAATTACGGTTTCTGGTTCTCCAATTACTTCTTCTGGTACTATTAGCCTTGGTTTGTCAAACTTGGCTAACTCTGTTCTTGCTAACAGTAGTGTAACTATTGGGGCAGGCGCAGGTTTGATCAATGGTGGTACAGTTAGCTTGGGTGGAGCTATTACTCTAGATGTAGGAGCAGGTACAGGTATTACTGTTGGCGTTAACGATATCTCTCTTAAGAACGCAGGTAGCTTGAGTGGCAACACTGTTACTAAGTGGGACGCAGTTAACGGACAGCTTGTAAACAGTTCTATTTCAGATGATGGGACTACAGTAACCATCGGAGCTAACTTAACTGTTTCAGGTACAGTAACTTACGTAAACTCTAACACCGTTGAGATTGGGGATAACATTATACTTCTTAACAGCGATGAGACAGGTATTCCTTCTCAGGATGCAGGTTTTGAGGTTGAGCGTGGTACAGCTTCTAATGTAAGCTTCTTGTGGGATGAGACTAACGACAGATGGACAGTTGGTTCATACAACATGGTCGCTTCTACCTTCATCGGTAACTTGACTGGTAATGTTACAGGTAACGTAACAGGTGATGTTTCTGGAAATGCAGGTACAGCTGATGCATGGTCTACTGCTCGCACAATCACTTTGGGTGGTGACTTGACAGGTAACGTATCAATTGATGGCTCTGCTAACGTAACCTTGACTGCTACTATTGCTGCTAACTCTGTAGCTTTGGGAACAGATACTACAGGTGACTATGTAGCAAGTGCTTCTGGATCTAATGGTGTAAGTGTATCTGGATCAGGTGGAGAAGGTGCTGCTCTTACAATTACTGGTACTGCTGCAAGCACAACTGCTGTTGGTGTAGTTGAATTAGCTACCTTGACAGAGACTCGTGCTCTTACAGATACTTCTCGTGCAGTAACCGCTGCTTCTTTGGCAGGTCTTAGACACGCAGAGACTGGACCTTCTATAACAGGCCTTGTACATCAAGTAACACATAACTTGGGTAGCACAGATGTAATTGTCCAAGTATTTGAAGTTGCTAGTGGAGCAACTGTTGAATGTGATGTAATCCGCAACAGCACTACGCAAGTTACTATCTCTTTTGCTCAAAACGTATTGCAGAATACCTTGCGTATTCTTGTAATGAAAGTTGCTTAATTTTGACATAGTTAAGATAACTTAAAATAAACAAGCTGGTAGAGGTTAGTCGCTTCTACCAGCTTCTAATAAAACCACCCTACCAAAGATAAATTTAAATGAAATACCTATCCAGTATACAACTTCCTGAAAGTACTTCTACACTGGCGTTAAGTAGTGTAAATGCATCTAATCTAGGTCTGAAATTTTATAGTTCTGACTTAATGATCTTTATTGCAGGAGGACAAGATACTGTAAAAATCGGAACGGGTTATTTTGCTACAAATGCGCCTTTAAATTTTGGATTACAGTCTAATCCTCCTCAAATTAATTATTCGGGAAACAACCTGTTTATTAAGGCAGGTACGCTTTCTACTACTGGTTATATCTCAGTTCAAACAGGTAATCTATTAGTAGGAACAACTACTGATGCAGGTTATAAATTAGACGTTAACGGTAATACTCGCTCTACACAATTTGTTGTTGTAGATGGATCTACTATAATTTCTAGAGATGGGACATACTTGCAAATACACGGAACAAGCGGTGTAAAAATAACTGCTTGGGACGGTGGCTATAAAGATGCATTAGTAGTTCTCCCAACTTCTGGTAATGTTGGAATTGGTGTTGGTTCTGCTTCACATAAACTAAATGTGGATGGAGGTGTAGCAGCAGAGTATTTCCAACTAGACACAACTGCAACTCCTACTCCTGTACCAGGAATGATGTTTTGGGATCAGGACTCCCAGACTCCTGACGTACAGTTAGACTCTGCACTTGTGGCTAAGATGTTCCAAGATGAGTTCTGGTACGTTAAAAATCAAACAGGGTCCACTATACCTAAGGGAACTGTTGTAATGGCTGTAGGAACGCTAGGAGCTTCTGCTAGGATACTAGTAGCTCCTATGATTGCGGACGGTTCGATCTCAACCAAATACATTTTAGGTATAGCTGCTGAAGACATCCTTGACGGAGGTGATGGCTCTGTAACGAGAGCAGGTAAGATTAAAAACTTAAACACTACTGCATTTGTAGACGGAGATGTTTTATACGCCAATCCTGCGGTAGCTGGTGGTTTGACCAACGTATTGCCACAGGCGCCAAACCTTAAGTTAGCCGTAGCATTTGTAGTTTACGCTGCCACTAACGGTGTACTAGCAGTAAAAGTAGAACTAGGCTCTGACCTATACGAAAACCACAGGGTTCAAGTAACTTCTCCTACAGACGGACAACTTCTAAGATACGATAACGCAGACCAAAGATGGGAAAACTGGACTCCTAACTTTCTTACTACTGTTCCTACTCTAGACCAAGTTACTACAGCAGGGAATACAACTACTAATGATATATCCATTGGCTCTCTTGCTGTTGATACGAACCTAATCTATACAGATGCTGTAAATAATAGTGTAGGCATAGGTACTAGTAGTCCTACAGAAAAACTTGATGTTGAAGGGAATGTAAGAATTGGTGTAGGCTTCCAACTGAGATTTAATAACGCAAACGTAGGAGCATATAGAGATTCAAACGACTTAAGACTTGCTGGATATACTGGTATTCAGTTTATGAGTTCAGCAACTAGTATGACAGCCCAGACCGAGCGTATGCGAATTGTTGGCTCAACAGGTAACGTCCTAATCAACACAACCACTGACGCAGGATACAAGTTAGATGTTAACGGACAAGTAAGAGTACAAGATAAACTTAGAGTAGGAACTGTAAACTCTGGTAATGGAGTAGTACACATGTCCTCAAGTGCTACTATTAATCCTAGTGATACTACTATTGTATGGGCTCAGAACGTAAGCGTAGGTATGTGTGCCTTCATTGAGTACTACATTCTAAACAGCAACTCACTTACAGACCAAAGAGCTGGTACAATCATGGTTACCTGGAATCAATCAGGAACGCCTACAATCGCTCATACGGAAACAACTACCCCTGATATAGGGTCAACTATAGCTGTTAACTTTACAAGCTCTTTAGTGGGCTCAGATGCAAGAATTAACGCAGTCAACTCAAGTGCTGATTCTTACACGATAGTAATGAGTTATAAATATTTCTAATAAACATTGTTGGATAGTGAAAACAATATAACATGTCAAACGAATTTAAAGTCAAAAATGGTCTTATTGTAGTAGGTGATACTACAATCTCAGGAGCAGCAACAGTCGGAGGAAACTCTGTTATTCACACAGGTAACGTAGGCAGTTATGCCGTTACCTCTCTTAGTGACACTTTACATAGTGTAACAGGAAGAGGTGCTACTACTACTAACGCTATTGCTGTTGGTGGTCTTACAGTTGGTGATTCACATTTCATAGGAAATGAATCATTCTACGATAATCTTTTATTGTTGTCTTCTGCTGGAGAAGGCATTGTGCTTGGTTCTAATACGAACATATTCTTTAATACTGGTGCTACCGCCAATAATTCTGTTGGTACAAGCAGAATGTATGTTGATGGCACGACTGGCAACGTCGGCATAGGAACGAGTAGTCCTTCCAAAAAACTACATATATACACATCAGATAACGAAGGTATATTTCTACAAGGAACAGGAAACGGTGTATGGATGGATATGCAGGTTAATACTGCAAATATTCATTCTATTGGAGCACAAATTGGTGGTATGGGTATCTACAACAGAACGGTAGGTGCTTATAGAATGTTTATTAACGATGCAGGCAATGTAGGTATTGGTACTACTAATCCTACAGAGAAGCTTACTGTAGATGGAAATATACTATTAACAGATTCGCTCAATCAGGAACGTTTAATATTGTTTAGAAGAAATAGTGCTGATGTAGGCAAGCTAACAGCTACAGCATTAGGAATTCAACTTCAAGCACTTGTTAATAAAAGAGTAGCTATAGTTGATGACTCCAACAACGGAATGTTTATTGTTGACGGTGGCAACGTTGGAATTGGGACGACTGCGCCAGCATACAAACTAGATGTTAATGGAGTTACTGCTGCTAATGGTCTTATTATATCTGGAGGAGCTGCGGTAGAAGATGCTATAAATATTACTAACGGTAGACTTACACTTGGAGGTCATAATAATGGTGCTGGAGTTTGGTATGAAGATATTGCTGGAGCAAGTGAGTGGTTTGTAGGTCTTTCATTAGATGATGTTAACTATAGATTTTACAACGCTCCCGCTGCTACTGATAGAGTTGTTATTTATGCAAACGGTACTGTACAGTTTAATACATATGGAGCTGGTTTACTTAGAACTACTGCTAATGGTTTAATTACTGTAGATACTAATACTTACTTAACTGGTATAACAGCAGCTCAAGTTCACGGGGCAATTTATACTACTAGCGGTGATGCAAATACATACACCACTTTTGGTATATACAGAAACTATGATGTGAACGGTCCAGTTGCTGGACACACTACAATTCTTAACGTAATGCAAGCCGATGGAAACTATGGTTTCCAGCTTGGTGCAAATACGTCATCATCGGCAGATGGTTTATACTTTAGAAGTAAAGATTCTACTATTGGTACTTGGAAGCAAGTAGCATCTAGACAATGGGTCACTGCACAAGGATATGCAACTACAAGTTATGTGACTACTGCCATTGCTAACCTTGTAGACTCAGCTCCTGCTACACTAGATACCTTAAATGAATTAGCTGCCGCCCTTGGAGATGACCCTAATTTCGCCACAACCGTAACTAACAGTATTGCTGCTAAGCTTCCCTTGGCTGGCGGTACTATGACTGGTATAATAAATACCAACTCAAACATAAGTTTTTCAGAAGATAGTACGGGTGTAGAATTTTATTCAGTCAACTCTCTAAAGAAAATAGCAGGAAGAGGTATGGTTCTAGAGGTGGATCCATCTAGGGCAGCAAGTAGTTATCTAGAAATATTGCAAAGTAGTACTTATTATTTCTTTTGGAATAGCAATCAATTTAGTATTACGGATGTTTCCAACTGGAACACAGCTTACTCGTGGGGCAATCACGCATTAGCAGGATACGCAACTACTACACAACTAGCAGACTACCTTCCACTGACAGGAGGAACCATTGCGGGAGTACTTACTGTATCTGGCAACTTAACTGTTAATGGAACTATTACAGAGAACTCTTCTATTAAGATTAAAGAAAACGTAGAAGATCTGAACGGTTCGCTTAAAAAAGTTGTAAACTTACGTCCAGTATCTTATAATAAAATAGGACAGACCAAGAAAGAGTTAGGTCTTATTGCAGAAGAGGTACAAACAGTTTATCCAGAGTTTGTTCAGTTTGACGAGAATGGAGAGCCTGTAGGCGTAAACTACTCTCGCTTAACAGTCGCTTTAATAGGAGCAGTGCAAGAATTAACTAAACAAGTAGAAGAATTAAAAAATAAAATAAATGGCTAATTTATTATCCACCACAATAACAGGTAATCTTACCGTAGACACAAATATTTTGTATGTTGATTCTACCAATAACAGGGTCGGAATAGGAACAACTAGTCCTGCAAATGAGATACTGCATGTTGCAGGAAACATAATGATGGATGGTAGCATACTGAGAATGGCTTCGTCTACCACAAAACTAGTTCTTCAAAATGTAGGAGGTTCTTGGAATTCTCTTTCTGCAAAAGGTATAAACATAGGAGACTGGAATAGTGATCCTTCATATGGAGATATCCTAGTTGGAAACTACGATTTTAGTATAAAAAAAGACGATCTAACAAGCCTCCTAAGGGTAAAAAATAATGGCAACGTACTAATTGGAACTACTACAGATAGTGGTAATAAGCTAGAAGTAAACGGCTCAATTAGAGGAACGTCTATTATTAAAAATGGAGGAACTTCTTTACAGTATTTAAAAGCAGACGGAAGTGTAGATACAGTTACTGCCACTACAGATTTTGTTAGGTATGGTGACTTCATAAACTACTCAACATTTGCAGGTAAGACTGTAACAATGCACCCCTCAACTATCAAAACTTTGTTGTGGGGAGGCGAGGGAATCAGATATACAGTAACAAATTCTTATACTGGAACATATCCTCAAGCAGGAAGTACTTGGGTGAGAACCTATGAGTTGATTGACGGAACAAACTCTGTTTACTCTTCAGGAAATGTTTATTTGGGTTTCTGGACTAACCGCCCTCCAGCTAACGTTACAGTTCGTGTACAGAATACAAGTGGTACTTGGTATGGACCGTATAGTGGTACAGAAATTAGAGCAGGAGGAAGTTGTACCACATGCTTTGCTTACTGGAGAATTCCTTGTGGAGGTCCTAACTATATTAAAAAATGGGAAATTACGCTTACTCCACAAGATGGATATACTATAAATTTACAGACTGTAGATATTGTTATTGATAATAATGAAGGTATAGATCAGTCTCCTTTTGTAGGCCGTGGGGGATCTTCTATTTATGGAACTCTTTCTTTTAAAGGAACAGGATCTGCTACTACCGCATACATAAACAACTCTGGTGGGATGTATCTTGCGGGTAATCTAGGTATTGGTACTAGTAGTCCTAGTAGCAAATTAGATGTTAGGGGTAATGCTTTTATTGGAGATGGTACAAACAATAACTATTTAAGAGTTTATCATGATTCGGCCGCTGAATATGTAGACGTACATGGATACGGTCTAGAGTTTAGTAGGACATCTAACTACATACGGCCAAATACCGATAATAATAAAATTCTTTATGTTGGATTTAATGAAGCTAGTTTAAGTTGGTCATTAGTACGCATAGACTCTGTAGATACGGTATTCTACTCTAGCGGTATAGAAAGCGTTAGAATAAACTCCTCAGGCAACGTCGGTATTGGGACTACAAGTCCTGCTGAAAAACTTCATATTAGTTCTGGTCAAATTCAAATTGGAGATTCTTCTTCTAATTTTTTTGGAATACGCTTAAGCAGAACAAATACTGCTGTAGTACAAGATGCACATCTCTACTCTCCAAGTAATAACTCACCCTCAGTATTTTACATAGAAGGAGGATATTACAATAGCGAAGCAGCTGGTACAGTTACTGCAGCAAATAGTGGATATGCATATTACGAAAGATATTTTGGTAATGGTGCTGCTAACTCTTATAAGCACTTAGGGTTTATTAACGTAGCAAACGGAAACTTTACTTCTACCAACTTAGTTTCTTCTATTACTATGTTGAGTAATGGCAACGTAGGTATTGGTACTACTAGTCCAGTAAGGTCTCTTCATGTTAAAAAAACGGGGGATAATGAAGTAGCAAGGTTTGAGTCAGATCAAACTACTTCATACATAGAGCTAGAAGACGCTAATACTACAGGTCAGATACTTATAGGCACTCAAGGAGATAATTTTCAAATACACACAGCAGGTGCAGAAAGATTAAGAATAACTGGAACAGGAAACGTAGGTATTGGTACTACTGCTCCATTAGCAAAAGTGGACATTAGCGCAGGACAGGAAGATGTTGATTTAGTCGTAAGAAACGCAGGTGGAGGCTATAGAGCAGGGATAGCACTTTACGGTGGTACAGCAGATATATCTAGGATCTGGCAAGATGATGGAGATAGTGCAAAGTTACATATTGGATATTCTTCTGCATATAACACTACTCTAACACCTCGTATCACAATGACCACAAGTGGTAACGTAGGTATTGGTACTACTAATCCTAGTTACCAAATTGAAGTAAATAATACAGTAAATGAAAACTTAGCTAGGTTTTATAGAACTAATAGTGCAACTTCAATTTCACATCTAGTTTCTACGGGAAGACCTCAAACAAGGTATTCCTATGATTCACAGCAAGCTTGGTATATTGGTAACAATATAGGTACGTTTGGAATAGGCACAGGATACTTAGCAAGTACTGCTCCTATCTTGAATATAACTAGTGCAGGTAACGTAGGTATTGGTACTACTAGTCCAACATCCTTACTACACATAGCATATGGTGGAGGAGCGCCCAGCGGATTATATGTTAAGTCTAGCACCAATAGAAGTAAACTACTAGTTGCCGACAACGACTCATCAGCTTATGTAATCGCTGAAGGGACTAAAGCGTCCTATGGCACAGCTGATAGTTTATCAACATCTAACCTAACCATAGACACTTCTGGCAACGTCGGGATTGGCACGACTAGTCCTGATTCTCTTCTGGAGATAGAAAATACTCCAGCAGCTCAGTCTCAAACTAGAATGTTGAGCCTTGATAACAATCCTACTAGTAATCAGGGTAGTGGTTATATAGAGATATCTTCTGGTTCAAACAATCAGGCAAAAACACAAATAGAACAAGTTTCTAGTGGTGGTTTTGGCTTGCTCGGTAATCAGTACATAGACACAAATATTATAAATAGAGGTCTATCTGCTGCCGCTCATGGTAATATAAACTTTGCAACGGGTTCAAGTACTTCTGCTACCAGCATAGTTATGACTATTGGTGGTGGAACTCAAAAGGGCAAAGTCGGAATTGGAACTACGAGTCCAGGATATAGATTAACAGTTCATGAAGACTTAGGAACAGGAGGTACTTTAGCAGAGTTTAAAAACAGCAATGCTACATATTCTCAAAACTTGTACCTATCCTTCAATTCAAGCAAGGATGTAACATGGTCACAGGGAAGCGGTGCTGGTGGAACTGTATTTAACACAGGGACAAGAGGTCACTCATTCCAGATAAATGGAACAACAAACGTAGTATTTAACAGTTTAGGCAACGTAGGCATTGGCACGACAGGTCCTTCCGAAAAATTAACAGTTAGCGGAAATTTAAGTTTAGATGGAGTAACTAGAAAATTGTATTTTGATACAACGGGTAGTGCAAAGCAAATAATACTTGGAGTTGAAAATGATTATCAGTTTCATATTGTAAATGCTAGAGGTAATTCTTCTAGATTTGTTTTAGGTAATACTGATATATCTCTTGGTACTAGCTCAGTTAAGCTTTTTTATATAAGTACATCAACTGGGAATGTTGGCATTGGTACTACTAGTCCAGGAAACTTACTGCACATAGTTGCTACTAGTAACAATAGTTCTGCTTTAATAGTACAAGACGATGCGAGAAGGCTTCAATTAGGTCGTGATATGATTGAGGCTAGGTCTGCTGACGGATTAACAGTCCAAAATTTATACATACAACCAAATGGTAATGTTGGCATAGCTACTTCTTCTGGCAACGTAGGTATTGGGACGACTAGTCCAACAGCTAAATTGCACGTTAATGGAGATATAAAACTATCTGACAATCAGTTTTTAACTTGGAATACTAGCAATACTAGAATAACAGGGCAGTCTGGTTATTTGCAACTACAAGTTGCAGCTTCTGACGTAATGAGACTTACCTCTAGTGGAAACGTAGGTATAGGTACGACTAGTCCTAGTGCCTTACTTCATGTAAACAAAGGAATAATCGGAGAGGTGGCCCGTTTGGGTGCAGGAAACTACCAGCTTACATTTGGAGTAACAACGACTTATGGAGAGATACAAGCGGTTGAGCAAGGTGTTGCGTATAGAAATCTTTTGCTCAATAGGTCTGGTGGCAACGTCCTCATCGGTACTACTACAGACAACGGCAAGAAGCTACAGGTAAACGGAGATGTCTTCATAAAGGGCTCTGGAAGTGCCTCTTCAACCAAAATCTTTGAGGTACAGAACTCTAACGGAACATCCATCATGGACTTCCGTGGAGACGCTTATGCTTTCTTTGGTTGCGGTCAAGGTGGTGGAGCTGCCTCTGGATTTATCTTCCGCTACAACGATACTGCACACGTTCAGTTTACGGGATACAACTACGGCAACGGAGCAGGATCTTATAAGCCTATCTTGTTGGATACTGACCTAGTGGGTCGTGGACAAGGTATCTACGTAAACTTTGGTGGAACAGGATATGCTAATCCTGCGCCTTTAGGGTCAACAGAATTTGCTGTAAGAGGAAGAACATCTGATGCTACTGAGAACGTAATGGAGCTGAGAGACTCTAACAACACAGAGAAATTTGTAGTAAAGAACGATGGAGCAATTGTTACTAATGGGAATATGGGATGGTCAGGAACTGTTAGTTTCCCTTCTAATCCTCCAGGACAGCAAAACCTAGAATTTACCAACGGTATTTTAACTAATGTATTCTAATCTAAAACAAAGTACTTGTATTTAATCTAGAAAATTATATCTTTGTAATAACTAAACACTTAAACATTTTAAAATTATGACAAATATTCAAGACCTCGTAGTTCCTACCAAAGGAACTGGTAAGTATCTTAACGTGACTGTTTTGAACTTCCCTATTACTCCTACCAATGGAGTAGCTTTGTACTGGCAGGTATTTGCCGATATAACTGTAACTGATCCTGAAACTCAAGAAGAAGTAACTCGTCCTGGCGCTATGTTGCTTGAGGGTAACTTGCAGTTTCCTCAATCTGAGTACGACACTTGGGGTACAGATGACAGCGTAGTCGTTGATTGGGTTATGACTGAACTTGGATTGTCTGCTGTTTCTGCAGAATAATTTTAAGTTACTAGACAACTTGGCAGATTAACTTTATTGGCATTACCTTTGCCAATACTACCTCAAATGGGTTAAACCAACTAAAAGAAAATAATATGTCGACTAAACTAACCGAAACTGAAATCAAATCAATCAAAGGATTTCAACAGCGTACACAAGCAGTTATTACTGACTTGGGAAAGATTGAACTGCAGATGTCTGATCTGGAACAACTAAAGGCACAAGTTAAAGAAGCTATGTCTAAAGTTATTGAAGAGCAGAATGAATTCTTCAAAGGTATTGAAGAGTCCTACGGAAAAGGTCAAATCAACATTGATACTTTTGAATTTATTTCTGCAGAAACTCCTGTAGAGGAAGTTACTGCTGAGTAAGTTTAATCTTTAAACTCTTTAAGAAAGTCAAGGTGTAATTGCCTTGACTTTTTTTTATATAAGACTATTTTTGTTAAATATGAAACTTCCTGTAACATTTGAACAATTTGCAAAAGACCCCGTTAAGGCTGTGACTTTTTGTATGTTAGTGGTAGTTGCGTATTTGTGGTATGATAACAAGACAAACTATCAATCTCAGATTGACCGACATCAAGAAAAGATTGTAGTACTAGAAGAAAAAGTAGATAAGTGTCTTATCTATATGAGAAGATCTGATAGTTCTCTTGCTGCTGCTAATACAAAACTTGAAGTATTAACGGCTTTAGGCAAAATCCCTAAATAAAATGAAAGAGCAATTATTTGATTTTACTATTATGGGCCTTATATCAATCTTTGCTATTGATATGGCTGTAGATCGTGTATACGCTGCAGTACCTGAACCCTACGATGAGTTAGAGGTATTTATTCAACAGTCTGAAAAAACAATGCAGAAGTCTGCTACAATAATACAGGCTGCTGCTAAAAAACAAGAAGTAGTAGAAAAAGAGATTGTTGAGAACGTTGAAGCTCTGGAAGAGACAGTTGTTGAGGCTCAAGCTCAAGTAGAGGATATGAACATTGAGATGAATATGATCAAGGAAGCTACAGAAGAAATTAATCAACAACTTAAAGAGAATCCAGAAATGGCTAAGTCTCTTGCTATGTACGGACTTGACAAAGTAATTGAATCTAAGACTAAGTCAAAAATGAATGAGATTAAACTTCAGAAAGCTATGGAAGAAGGTAATGATAGCTTAGTAGATGATTTGATCTACATGAAAAATTTTTACGAAATCAACAGTGGAGTTAATCCATTCTTAAAAACTAATAAAAATGAAAAAAGTAATTAACTGGGTAGCTGGTCTTTTGCGTGACGAAAATGGCATCCCTTCTTCAAAAAGATTTATTGGCATTTTGGCTGGTATTTCTCTATGTGTAACTCTGTTTGCTAATCAGTATACAGCAGAGCATATTGCTCCTTCTCCTGTGCTTATTAACGCAGTAGCAGCTTTGGCATTTGGTGCTTTGGGTCTTGCTTCTCTAGATAAGATCTGGGGTAACAAAAAAGAAGAAGAGTAATCAAAAATCTTCTAGTATCACCTAGATACACCAAGCCCTCTAACAATTCCGTTGGGGGGCTTGTTTTTTAAGATTCCTAGTAGTTTTATACTGCAGCAGTCTTTAAACCAGACAAGGTTTTACCCTTGAATTTGCGTTCTGTCCACTCATTGCCTATTGTTATAGGTCGCAACACTGCAGATTTCAAATACTATCTTTTGACACTATCGGAGAAACCTCATCCACTATGTTTGAGCACTATTACAGCCCTGCAGACTACTATCCGACTTCTGACCTGCTAATAACTTTCGCTCTCACAGGTGATCGTTTTTGAGACGGTGTCACTGCAAATATAGTATTATTTTATATTTTTAACTTTTTAGCTTAAAAATTTTCTTAGATTATGTATTAACTTTAGATATTATAACTTCTAACTTGACTTTTTATTTTATCTTAGTATATTTGCTAAAAACCAACTGAAATGAAAGTAGCTAGAAAATATAAAGAAAGCGTAGAATTGCATCAATCTTACATTGATATACTATTGAGATTCGCAGGATATAGGCTATCTGACTTATATACTAGTGTTTTAGGATATAGTTCTTACTATGGTACTATTAATAAAAACATTAAAGATGAGTTAGCCTCTCGAAACAATACGTCTACTCAAGTAATTTCAAATGCAATTACTAAGCTTAGGAAGCTTGGGCTTTTACAGAAAAACACTGTAAATGCTAAGCTGAGATTAACGTCTAATAGCGAAGCCACTATTACGTTCATGCTAAAGACCGACAAAGAAGGTCTTATGGAAAATGTTTCCTCTGTTTTAAAAAAATCAACTAAGAAAACACAAATTCCAACAGACATAAACTAATATGAGCATTAACGGTAAGGAGACGGAATTTAAATGTTATGGCCTATACTCTTCAGTAGCTAAGGAGTTAGACTGCACAAACGCTGATGTAGATACTGTGTATTCTTGGTATTTAGATCAACTTATAAAAGAAACCACCGAAGAAGAAGTACTTCAAGTTATGTTACGTGGTTTAGGAACAATAAAGATAAATCTTAAAAAAGGAATTTCTTTCCTTCAGGGTTATACTATTAGCCTGCAAAAGATTACTGGCTACTACCAAGAACATCCTGAAAAGAAAACTGAGGTTAAAGCTAAAGCACTTAATGCCCGTTGCATACAATTGCTTACTACTGCTGATTCGTTAAAAGCTAGAGTTTCTAAGATGAAAGACTTAGACTTGATTAACGAGACAGGCTACATCAATAAGATTACAATAATTGATAAGATTAAAAACCAACTAGACAACTTATATGAATCCATTCAAAGAATACCTGGACCTGAGTATCAAGGGCCTGAAGAACGCAGACAAAGTCCTAAGTGGGCTGAAGACCAAAGTAATAGATCGATTTAAACTACTAGATAATGAAAAAAGACAAATCATCGCAGAAAGGTACGACATATGTACTAACTGTCCATACAACTCCAGAAATGCTAAGCAGTCAGCAGAGTTTTATAAACTACAAGGCAAGCACTACGACACATCCAGATCAGAGCTTCATTGTTCGTTATGTGGTTGTATCATAGAATATAAAACATCTTCTCTTTATTCAAACTGCGGTATAGAGGAGTGGAATAAAGAAAACCCAGAAAAACAATTACCCTTAAAGTGGACCAAATATGAAAAAGGAAAATCAAGCGCAAACGGTTAAAATTAGGCGCACAGTAACTCGCACTATTACAAATGGGTGCGGAGGTAAAAAAGGAACTAAGTGTGGTGTGGAAGTTTACATCATGCCTCACGATTCTGTAGTTCAAACAGTAAAGTAATTAGGCTATGGAAACCAACCAAAAAGCAAAGCCTAGTAAAAAGTTTGAGATGGAGTATCCAAATACATTCCAGGATGATCTTATGAACACATTTAAGATTTTTTGGAAGGCGGGATACTCCTACTCAAAGACAGGCAGGACAGAAGATTTCTATGCAAAAGTCCTTGAAGACTTTATGAATTCTTCTTTCCGTAAATTTTTAGAAAAGTATGGCGAATAAAAAACAGACATACGTTTCAGCTGAACTAGAGTGGGCAGAAGAGAAACTTGCTGAGTGGAGATTGTATGTAGATGCAAACCCCGTAGCAGAGTTGAAAGATAGAGTTCAGTTTAAACAAACTTCCAATGGGGGAGCTATACCAATGGTAGTAGCTTCTATAGAATCTCAAATTAAATCAATTAGAGATACTATGAAGGAATACTTAGCCTTACTTGAAGTAGTAGATAAGCTGAGAGAAAAAGAAGAGCTTAAAGCGGAAGCTAGAGGTTCTCAGGCAATTAATGGCAAGATGAAGAAATTTTCATAAGTATGCATAACTTAGGTAGTCCAGAATTTTTGATAAATGTAAAATCTATTCCTGACATAGACTCTCAGGAGTATGAGGCATTTTGGGAAAATGAGGACAAGAAGATTAATGAGGGAGTAACCATTAATGGTTTTTACTTTTCTCCGTTTATCTACTGGCATCTAAACTATGCATCTTTGTATTTAGACATACAACAGGGAAACCGACTTACTAGGCAATTAGGCAGGCCTCAACTATGGGATACATATCTAGAGATAGATGAGGTTATTCACAAAGCCGAAAATCATCCTGATGGCAAGAAGGGAGTTGTGATGGTAGGATCGAGACGTATTTCAAAAACGATCTTGACTTCCTCTTACATAGCCCACAAAGCTATCACTATGCAAGGGGGAGACCACTTGATTTCGGCTTTGAACCAACCTGACTTAAGTAATACTACACAAGCTGTAGATCTTACCTTAAGAAACCTTCCAGATTATTTTAGATTTCCTAGGATTGAAGATGACTGGAAAAGACAAGTTACTCTTGGCTTTAAAGACAAAAAAACAAACAAGAGAAATGAGTGGTCAAAGATCCACGTAAGAAACTTTGATGAAGGCAATAACACTGAGGCAGCAGCAGGTCTTACTCTCTCTTCATTTATGCTTGAAGAGGCTGGTAAGGGGAAAATGCTATCTTGTCTTGCAGCAACAACTCCGTGTTTTGACTCACCTCACGGGTGGCGCTGTTCTCCTATTGTAATTGGAACATCTGGAGACATGACTAGAGCAGGTGATTTGGAAGAGCTTTTTAATAATCCAGAAGCTTATAACTTCCTTCCTGTAAAGACAGAGGAGTCAGGCAAGAGTTATGGTTTGTTTGTACCTGGTACAAAGTCTCTTAAAATTCCTAAAACACCAGAGCCACTAGGACTCTATCTGCAAAAAGAAGATCAGTCAGAACTAGACAATATAACTGTGTTTGTTTCTGATCTTGAGAAGGGCAATGAGATCATTCTTAAAAACAGAGAGCAAGTTAAAAAATCTTCTGGTTTAGAAGCTTACCTAAAGGAGGTAATGTACTACCCACTTACTCATGAAGAATGTTTCTTAGAGATGTCTCAGAATATATTTCCTGTAGACATTCTTCAAGAACAACTTCAGAAGTTAGTTAATGAGGATATTAAGCCAGACTTTGTAGAGCTTTATTTAAACTCTGAGAATAAAGTGATGCATAAATTTACGGATAAGAAACCCGTAGAAAATTTTCCATCTAAACCTTCAGATCGACTAGAAGGTGTAATACAAATCTGGGAATACCCAATCTTTGATGCACCCTACGGTCTTTATACTGCAGGCACTGACCCATATAAACAATCACAAGCTCAGTATTCAACTTCTTTGGGGGCTACGTACATTTACAAGAGAGTTCACAATATATCAGGCGAAGGCTGGCAGAATATGATTGTAGCTGCTTATGTAGGAAGACCTGATAAAATTGAAAAGTGGTATGAGACTACCAAGCTGCTTCTTAAGTACTATAATGCTAAAAGTCTTTGCGAGAACATGGACTACGGATTTATTCAACATTGTGTTGAAAAGAATGAGTCTACCAGACTACTTGAAAGAACTCCTTCTTTCCTAAATGATATACACCCAAACTCTTCTGTTAATCGTGACTTTGGAATTCACATGACTAAAGACATTAAAAATTATTTGTTGTCTTTGATTATTGAATACCTAACAGAAGTTACAGATGTAGTAAGAGATGAAGAAGGAAATATCATTAAAGAAAGACTTGGAGTCTCTAGAATTTTAGACCCATTACTATTAAAAGAATTAATAAAATTTACACCAAAACTCAATGTTGACCGTATTATTGCATTTGGATTAACTCTTGCGATGTCTAAGACTCTATCTAATAGAGTAATAGTACATGATACGAATCAAGATGACAGAATGAAATCTTATTTTAAAACTATTAAAAAAGGCTCGCCTTTTAAACAACTAGGAGTTACCCCCTTTAGATATTAAAAAATACCATTATGATAATTGAATCTCTAAAAGAGTACCAGGATCCATTGAATCACGAGTACTTTTACCCGAAGCAATTTACAACCAAAAAAGAAAAAAGTACAAATACTTTTATAAAGTCTAACATGGACTACTTTGCAAATATTGCATTTGCTCAGTATAAGCAGAATCAAGTATTCCGCAAAAACTATAGGCTGTATAATGGTGAGTTTAACTTTAATGACTACATTAATCAACCTGAGTACAAAGAGATGGTTGATTATCTGGCAGACATTCCAGATCAGGAGCCTGATGTACCACAGTACTTGAAGCACTATTCTATTGTTACTCCTCCAATCAATCAGTTAAAGGGGGAGCTTATTAATAGACCACATCGTTATAAAGTTAAAGCTATAGACGATGAAGCTATTAATGAAGTTATTGATTATAGAACAGAGTTAATTAAGGATTACTTTATGGCCCAGTTGTCTGCAAATATTCAGGGACAACCTATTTCCCCCGAGGAGTTAGCACAGCAACAGCAAGAGATTCAAAACAAAATTTTAGATTATACATCAACTGCAGAGGAGTGGGGTAACAAGACTCTTAATGCACTTAAGTATCATTTTAATTTTAAAGAAAAGTCTAGTCAGTCTTTCTTGGACTTTTTGATTACAGGTAAAGAGTTTCATCACTTCTACCCTGATAATTCTAGAATTGGATTTAATTATAAAATTGAGAATCCATCTAATGTTTGGTATCTAGCTAATCGTAACGCTATTTACACAGACGATTGTTGGGCACTAGGAACTATTGAAGTTCTTTCTATGAGTGAGATTGTAGAGAGATACAATTTGACAGGGGAAGAGATTGATCACTTGAATGACAAAGCTCTTCAGAATCTTCGTAATAACGAGTATTCTCCTTTAGCTCCTGCTTTGCCTAATCCTAATGATCCTTTGTGGCAGTTAACGTTTGAGAACGTAGGCGACTTTGCTAACGGAGGTATAGACCATAACGTATTCTCTTTTAACTCTCAGCATGCCTTTACTGTTGTTACAGCCTACTGGCAGTCTAAAAAACTAATTTACAAGAGAACTTATCTAGATGAGAATGGATATCAGCAAGAGATGTTTGTAAATGAAGATTACAAATACAGCAAACAAGCTGGTGATATTTCTCTAGAAGAGGTATGGATTAATGAGTGGTGGAGGGGTATTAAGATTGGAAATGATATCTATGTAAACTTTGAGCCTCTTGATTACATTCAGTCTAGTCCTATTATTGGGATTATAAATACTACTAGAAATACTCAAAGTAAATCATTTTTAGATCTGATTAAGCCTTATCAGATTCTTTATAACATCGCAATGAACCAACTCTGGGAACTTTTAGAGAAAGAGATTGGTGTAGTATTCCTAGGAGATTTGAAGGTAGTACCTAAGAAAGATTCTCAAGATCCTATTGAGATGATGCTTTGGAATGCCAAGAATAGAGGAACTTTATTTATTGATACTTCAATTGAAAACACTGGAGGAGCTGTTCAGTTTAATCAGATGTCTCGTGTAGACTTGTCTAGAACTGCAGAGATTCAGTCTCGTATTCAATTAGCTCAATTAATCCGTAACGAGGCTTACGAGCTTATTGGTATTACAAGACAGAGATTAGGATCTTCTACAGCTAATGAGACAGCAACTGCTGCTAATAATAACTTGCAACAGTCATTTGCTCAGACAGAGACTTGGTTCTCTTGGCACGATACTATTCTACAGAAAGTATATCAGACTATACTTGACATTGCCCAGTACACTGAATTGCAGAAGCCTACTTCTACTTTGAATTATCTTAACTCTGAATTAGAGACTGTATTCTTAAGAATTACTAAGGACGAATTGCTGCATGAGTTGTTTGTTTTTGTTAGCTCTTATGCAGAAGATAAAGTTACTCTTGATCAGTTGAAGCAGTTGGCTCAGCCTGCTATGCAGAATGGAGCAGAGCTTCTTGAGATGCTCGACTTGTTTACTGCTTCATCTGAGAGAAATTTACGTAAGACTTTGGAGGAAGTGCAGAAACGTAAGGAGGCTATCAGACAACAAGAGCAGCAGAATCAACAACAACAGATGCAAATGCAGCAACAGCAGTTCCAGCAGAAGATGCAAATTGATCAAGCTAATGAGCAGGAGAGAGCTAGACGTGAGGATATGAACAAAGAACTTGACAGGCAAAATAAACTTGAGGTTGAAAAACTAAGAGGTATTGCTAACGAAGGTTCTTTTAGTCCTGAAAAAGACACAACCGATCTTTTAATCCAGCAAACTAGTCTTTCTCAACAGATCTCTAAGCAGAATTATCAGAGAGAAAATAAGAAAAAGGAACAAAGCATGAGAGAAAGAGAGCTTGATCTTAAAGAAAAAGATATAGATACTAAGCTTGAAATTGCTAAAACTAATAAAAATAGATACGATAAATAACTAATTAAGGGAGGCGGTGTACAGTTTAACTATAATAAACACCGCCTCTTTTAACTTCTTGAGTTATTTTTTTAAAAGATTACTTTTGAACTAACCAAAACCAACCTATATGAGTACTAATGAAAATCCATTAGAGAACTTAGAGTTCTTTGACACATTCTCCAGTGACGATCCGATTGACGCAATTGAGTCTTACGATCCTAACAAAAACATTGCTCCAGATATCTTGGATGGCCGACAGGAAATTAAAGATCCTGTTCTAGATCCTGAAGATGAGGAAGAGACTGATTTACCTAAAGCTACGCAACAAGCTCCTACACAAGTAGAAGAAACTGTTGAGGAACCTGAGGAATCAGAAGAGTATGAAGATGATGATATTATCGATGAAGATGATTCAGATGATGATGTTAACTACTTCGAAGTTTTTGGAAAAGGTCTTGCTAAAGCTGGCATTCTAGAATTTGAAGAAGGTGAAAATCCTGAAAATCTAGACTGGTCAGAAGAAACCTTTCTTAAGAAGATGAATGATAGCATCGAAAAGAAAGCGTGGGACACTCTTGAAGAGATTGCGATGGAAACATACGGAGAAGACGGAGTTAAGATGGTTGAGGACATCTTTATCAATAAAGTTCCTATCCATGAATATTTGAAAATGTTTAACAACGAGCAAGTTGTAGATAACATTGATTTGAATAGTCCTGGTAACCAAGAACGAGTTTTTAGACTATACCTTGCTAAGACAGGTATGGAAGAAGACGAGATTGAAGATCAACTTAACTATGCAAGAGACAATGATCGTTTGTTTTCTTATGCTAAAAAATATCATTCTAAGCTTGTAACTAAGATGAAGCAAGAAAGAGATTTGTTGGCACAAGAAAATGCTGCACGTGTACAACAAGCGCAGATGAAAGAACGTGAGCGTCAGGAGCAATATGCAAAAGTTTTAGAGGATTCTATCTCTAAAGGAGAGATTGAAGGTTATCCAATTAACCAGAATTCAGCTAGCGAACTTTTTGATTTTGTTCTTTCTAAGCCACATGTTCTTCCAAACGGGCAACGTATTTCAGACTTTGAATACTCTTTAGCTAAGATGAGACAAGAAGAACCTTCTAAGTTTCTAGCTGTAGCTAAGCTTGTTCAAACTGGCCTTGACTTGACTCCCGTTAAAAAGAAAGGAGTTTCTGAAGAAACGAATTCAATCTTTAACGAGTTGAAGACTAAAACCAAGAAAACTGCAAGGAGGAAAAAATCAGATGATGATCTATTCTCCAAGTATTTTAAATAAAAAGGAAAAACATAAATTAAAAAAACAATTTAAGAGCTATGCCTAATCAAAACATTTCTAGGGTCAATGGGCGAGTGATAGCCAACGCTCATATGACTAGTTCTTACTATTCAAAGAATGGTTTGAACAAATTGACTGAAAAGAACTTCGTAGAAACCATGCTACGGACTAAGCCTGATCAGTATGACAAGATGATGATTCGCTTGTTTACAGACACCCGTTTGTATTCAAACGATTTGATCGATCTTGTTATGAAATCAGGAAAACCTTTCATGGTAAATGATCCTAACGGGGTCTTCACTTACAAAATCAAGAAGCGTGCTGAACTTCCTAAGTTGATTGCTGTTTACAAAGCAGGAACTACAAATGCCTTCGTATCTGGCGAAAAGCCTGGTATTGATGGTCAAGAGTTTGACATGATTTTTGACAAGCAAGCATTTGCTGTGAACGACATGATCACTGCTCACCGTTATGAGCAAGACACTCAGGTGCAGATTACTGCTGATGCTGAGCGTTTCCAGAACGGTTTTAAGTATCGTGTACGTGCCGCAGGTAACAGCGCTTCTGATTTCGTTAATCAGGCTTACTTGGCTGTTGGAGTTGAATACTTCAAAGTAGGTAACGTTTTGGGTGAGTACTCTACTAGCTTCTCTGGCCTCGGCTTGTTCGATGGTAACTTGGAAGTTATGGCTGACGTATTGAACCAATATGGTGTTGAGCACACTATCACTGACTGGGCTGATGCTACTAAGTTGGGTATGCAAACTGATGCTTCTGGTAATCCTATGGACATCACTTACTACTCTGTAACTGACGCTAACGCTGAAGGTGAGAAAACCAAGATCGTTGGTTGGGAGCCTACCGTATCTCGTTTGTTGCGTATGGAAATGTTGCGTATGCGTGCAAACATGTTGATGTGGGGTCGTCAAGGTAACACTGTAGACGAGAAGGGTCGTCCTACTCGCATGAAGCCAGGTTTGTGGCAGCAATTGCACTTGGGTAACGTAATCTATTACGACAAAGGTCAATTTAGCTTGAACTTGATTCGTTCTGCTATCGGTGACTTGTTCTACAACCGTGTTAAGGTAACTGAGCGTAGAGTTAAGATCTACACTAACCGTGCAGGTATGGAGTTGGCTTCTGCTGCAATGCGTAAAGACTTCAACAACCAAAACATGACTTTGTCTGCTGACAAGTTCATTGATGGTAAAGATCGTTTGAAGCAAGGTTATGCACTTCAGTTTGACCACTTCATGACCACTGAGACTGGTCCTGTAGAATTCGTTGAATTGGAGCAGTTGAATGAGCATGCTACCTTCTTGGAGCTTGGTCCTAACAAAAAGACTCCTCCTATCTTCATCGTTCTTGACGTGAGCAACGAAGGTGGTGCTAACATCCGTGAGGTGAAATTGGCTACTCGTCCTAACATGTACTATCAGTACATCCCAGGTTCAGTAGGATTCGGTAATCAGCAAACTGTTATCGCTAACAAAGATCCTTATAGCACATACATCATGAAAGACTTTGCAGGTATCTTCTTGGAAGATCCAACCCGCACAGTAATCATCAAAGAATACCCACGCTTGTAATCTAAGCGGTCCTTATGAGGGGGAGGGGTAAAACCTTCCCCCTTTTAGGGATAAAAAGATAACCAATAAAATAACCAACCCATGTTAGAAAATTTGACCAAGGGAGTACGTATTATCAAACCCTACCGCAGAACCCCATCTAATCTACGTACATTAGAAGGTTCATTGTATCAGAATGGATACAGTTTTATTCCTGGAACTGCTCGTAAGTTGTACCCAAAAGTAGATTCCAGAGGAGTAATTAAAACAGGACTAGACGAAAACTCACAGAAGTTGAAAGCTATTCTTGATTCACAAGCTAGGGAGCAAGAGACCCAAAAAATCAAACAACTGCGTGAATACTATGAAGCAGTACTTGATGAGTCTCTTTTACCTAACAGCACGTTCTATGACGAAATAAAAGAAAATGGAATCTCTCTCGAAGATGGAGATAACATTTTTAACCTGGATAATCCCAGAGACGCAGTTAACTACTTTTGGTTAATGGAGACAGAAATGGTAGCTCATAGCTTAGATGCTCTTGAGTCTGGCATTTATGATCCTTCAAAAGTTAAATACTATGTTTATGATGGAGAAATTGAATCTAAGGCAACCTTTGAGCGTAAGAAGCGTATCAACAGTGCAATTGCTAGTTTAGATAAGATGACTTCTAGTAAGCGTAGAAAAATTCAAAGGTTGATTGGTCTTGGATTGTCAATTGATTCTACCGAAGAAGAGGTATATGTTGCACTAGATGAGTATCTACGTACACCAGCTTCTAACTTAGGTTTGGATCCAATTGATAATTTTATTAGGATTACCTCATATAGTGATGACTTGTTGGAAGTTAAGGCTTTAACTCAGGACTTGATTGACACAAACATCGTAAGAGTAAAAGGTTCAATTGTATACGAAGGTGAGCACGTTTGGGCTAAATCAGTAGAGGAATTTGAGTTGTTCTTAGCTGATCCAAAAAACACCGAAGAATACGAATCTTTTAAAGATAAACTCAAAAACAAAGTAAGAGCTAGTACCCTATAATAAATGATACCAGTAGACGAGTTAGTGTATGAGTTTAAGTTGATGATTAATAAAGTTAATCGTCAAGATAATGTTGATATTCCAATTGAAGACATTATTCTTTACTTAAACCGTGCTCAGATTTCTTGGATTAAATCTAAGATTAATCCTAATAACGTCTACAAGTTAGGATACGAAGCTATTCGTAAGCGCATTGATGATCTTCAGGTATTGAAGAAATCTAATGTGCGTTTGCGGCCACAAAAAACAAACGATGCAAGGTTTATTGGATTTGAATGTCCTTTGACTGACGCTGAGAATTATATGTTTTATGTGTCTTCTTATTGTATTGCAAAGAAATCAAAATGCAAAGAAACAATTTCGATAGACCTCATAAAGCAAGGTGAGCTTGAAACTATGTACTATGATGCCAACTTTAGTCCTTCCTTCGCATGGAGAAGTGCACTAGCAACATTAGGCGATAATAAGTTGTACGTATACACTAGTGACGAGTTTAGTTTAGATTCTGTGTTTTTAACTTATCTAAGATATCCGAATCAAATTGATATTCAAGGATATAAAAAGATTGATGACACAGACTCTACTAATGTTAACTGTGAACTTCCTTACTACGCTAAGGGAGATGTAGTTGACCTAGCCGTCAAATTCGCAGCTCAATCTAATGATAATCAGATACAAGCAGCCTTTGCCGATAATCGTTTAACTAAAGATTCAGAATAAAATATAAAAAATCATGGACCACAAAATCACACAAATTTTTGTTCCCAGTGCTGCAGATGCTTCTGCAACCACTGATGCTCTAACTGCTGGTGAAATCGCTGTATTTGATCCCGCATTGTCTACTAACAAAGGTGCTACTCCTGCGACTGGCGCTTTTAAATTGGTTATTGGTAGTGGAAGCACCAAGTTTGGTTCTTTCAAGACTAGCACAATCGATCCTGCTAATGTATTGTACATCCGCAAGACTGTTCCTGCTAACAAGGCTCCTCAACAACAAATCACTCACTTGGGTTATGACGGTGTTTCTACCGCTACTCCTACCTTTGCTTGTGATGAAGAGTACATAGTTACTATTAAGATTGACGAGTACTGGACTAAAGGCATTTTCCAGCCTATGATCCAGGAGTCAATTCGTATCAAGACTGCTTGCTGTTCTGAGTGCGGTGGAAACTGCGATGCATTGGATGCTGAGACTTACATGGATGCAGTTGTTGCTGAAATTAATGACAATCCTTTGTTGGCTAAGTATGTAACTGCTGCTAAAGTTGGATCTGGTTCTGACTGGGGTGTAAGCTTGACTGGTAAAGCTCTTGACGAGTTCGGTAACGAGTGTGTTCCTGATGCAGTTCCTTACGTATTCAACTTGGTACGTTTCAAGGTATCTGTTCATGAAGGACCATTTACTACTATGGACTTTGATTTGGAGAGCGCTTGTGCACCTTGGGCTATCACTTACTCTCAAGACATCAAGTACACTATCGGTGCTGGTGCTGCTTTGGCTGAGTTGGAGCGTAACTTCTACAGCAACAACTTGCCTGCTACTCACGAAGCTCGCAGATACTGGAACCCTATCTACAACAATGACTCTGACGCATTGTTGTTTGTAGACAAGTCTTTGTACTACAACATGTACGAGGTTGTTTACAATGAGAACTCTCCTGTAGGATTCGAAAAGAAATCTACTAACACTCACTCTGTGATCGTATTGGTAGACGACAGTAACACAGCTTTGAATACTGCTGTTACTAACTTGATCGAAGACGCTACTGGATTGTCCTTCTAATTAAAGTAAGTTAAATAGGGGGGACGAATAATCCCCCCTTAAATAAAAAAACAAATGAAAGATCTAATTTTAAAAAACGGTACATATTTGGAAACCATTTCTACCAAAGCTACAAACTCTGGTAAGGTTCCTGGTGCTTCATTAGAAAAATTCGTAATTAACTTACTGAAGAACGCTACATGTTGCATCAAAGTTTTGGATGGTGCTACTATTCAAGATTCTACTATCGTACTAAAGACCTACACTACTACTGAAATTGCAGCTTTGACTGGAATGGTAGCAGGTACTTTGGTTTACGACTCTACTGCTACATCTCTTAAGTTTTACAACGGTACTGCTTGGGAAACTGTAACCTCTGCTCCCTAACTAAGTTAAATTAAAATGGGGAGGGTAACTCCTCCCCTTTTTTAAACCCCATGCCAAGCGTAAAATTAAACCTAGAAATCTATAAGGCGAAAGATTGTCGCTTTATTTCTGTGCAGGATACATCTTACTATCCTATTGCACCTGATAGTGCAAACTTGCAAGTAGACGTTCCTGGCTATACTACTCCCTTTGAATTTGAATTTGTTCTTGGGGAAATCAATATTTTAAATGGTTATTCGTTTGGGTTCGTAACTTCAGAAGTTGATGCGGGCGATTTGCCTGATGGTGTATATAATTTTGTACTAACCACATGTCCCGATTTGGGAACTAATAGTAGATTCCATCTTAGAACTTGTAAGATTGATTGCAGACTTGCAGCTCAGTGGGTTAAGTACATTGATTGTTGTGACGATGAAAAGATGCTCTACTACTTAGACCGAGTAGACTTCTTGCTAAGAGGAGCTGAAGCACACGCTGACTTGTGTAATCCTGAAAAAGCAACCGAACTTTATAAGAAAGCCGATGACCTACTCAGAAGAATTGAACAAGACTGTTAAAGAAAAACTTGCTAAGGCTGCTTATAAAGAGCTTCAGCATATTAAGTATTTGACAAAACCATATTATAGAAAATCTAGAAAGTATGTAAGCTTCTTGCGTTACAATCACTGCCTAGATTGTCTAGATACTTTGAACTTTAAATTAAAACAATAATAAAATGGCCAAATGTTGTCAAACTAATAATTGCGCTGAGATTCTTAACTCTGGTTGTGTTAAGTATACAGGGGTACCTACGCAGGATGGTTTGCTTGATAAAGCAGATTACTGTGACCCTTTCTTAAATGACCTAGTTAAATTCTTTGATGACAATATCACCAAGTTAGATACTCGTGTAGGTATTGATCGCAATACTCTAGATAATGCTAATACATCTTGTGGTACTAAGCCCTTGATGAACCTTTCTACTGTAACTGTAGAAGATGAAAAATATTACTCAGCTGAAGTAGTTCTAAAACTCGTTGGAGTTGTATGTGAGTTGAGATCTCGCCTGAACTACCTGAAGACAAAAGATATTAGCACTGACTCTGGAGATGTATTCTGGATGGATTTGCCTTTGGATCAAGCATTCAAAGTATGGTTGTCTGATCAGTGTTTGGGGGATGATCCTTGTTCTGGAGATTCTATCCAAACTTTGCGTCAGTTGTTCCAAGCCATTATTGTTAAACTTTGCGCTTGCTGCCCCTAATATAAATTAAAATGAGTCATTGCGTTGATTGTTACGGAACCTCTACAGTACAGCCCTGTGATACAGTTGGTTGTATTTCGACTAATTATGCAAAGTGCATAACCTACTCAGGAGTAAATCTTTATTGTACAGAAGGTGCTATTGGTACCTTTACAGTAGCAGGAACAGCTGTTGCGCCTGGTCTTGATGTATCATATACAGGTATAACAGGAACTACTAGTGGAGATGGTGCTGATGCAACTTTCCAAGTTGACTTGACTGCAGGATCTACTGTATACACAGTTACTGTCGCAAGTAAAGGTTCTTCTTATGCAGTAGGTGATACGATTACTATCCTAGGTACTGACGTTGGAGGAGCTTCTCCTGCAAATGATATTACTCTAACTGTTACTGCTCTTAACCCTGTAATTGCTACAGGAGCTACTTTAGATTCTATTATTGTTAAATTCCACGAAGCTCTTTGTTCAGGAACTTCAGGACTAGGTGGAGGACTTGACTACTCAAGTCTTGCTTATTCTTGCTTGAGACAGAATGGAGTCTTGACTGGAATTGGTAGTCCTATTACTAGCGAGTCTGAGTTTGTAGAGTCTGCCTCTGCTGCTTTGTGCGCTATTAATACAAATCTTGCTAGCTATGATACTCTTTACGATATAAGTACAATAGAGTCTGTTGTCAGTCTTGCTGGATTCCCCTCAGCTCCTTATAATCTAAATGAGGCACTTGAAGGACTTGGATCTGAAGCTGTAAGAGTTGCAGGTATTGTTAGTGTTGTTGGGGTAGATTCTGATCCTTGTATTGCTTATTCATTTACAGGATTTCCCACAGGGAGTACAGATATTTATGAGTACTTAAACTGGATTACATCCAATATGTGCGGTATGTACGGAGATTTGTCTTCTAGCATTAGCACTAATACTTCAACTATCTCTAGCGTTAAAACTTACATTGCAGGTGCAGGTACTGTTCCTACATCGGTAAATGCTTCTTCGATTGGAGGATCTTCTGTAAGTACTGCTTCTGCTGCAATTAATCTTTTGATTAGTGAGGTAGCAGATTTGAATACTCAGATTGCTAGTGTACCTACAGGTAGCTATTCTTTGACTTGGGCTAGTTGTTTTGCAGGATCTTATCCTTCTAACTCTGTCTTTAAAGGACAGACTTGGAATTGGCCAAATACTTCTGCTACTCTCCAAACTCAATTGGATAGAATTGTTTCAGTTCTTTCTACTTTGAATGTTAAGTTTGATTCTTCTCAGTTTACAGTTACTTCAGGATCTTGTGGACCTACTATTGGAATCAGCTCATCAATTGCATTTAGTGCTGCTAGTTTGAATTCTACTTCTATCGATGATATGGGAGACGTAGATACTTCAACTGCAGTTGATGGAGATTTCTTGGTATATGACACTGCTAACTCTCCTGCAGAGTGGCTTAATAAGAGCTTTGCAATTACCGTAAACGGCAGTGCGATTCCTGTAACTAGAACTGAGACTACTTCAGCAGTTACTATTGACTTGGCTATTCAGGATACTACTCCAGCTAAATACAGTTTTTCTGGATATAGTTCTAGCCAATACAATGTAGGAAATGCTCTAAGATTTAACCTTGCAGGACCTTCAGTTCCTTATGGAACTTTGTCTGGTGATCTTGTAGTACTTAATGGAGTATTCCAAATTAACATTGCAGATAATCTAACTTGGAGTCATGGACAAGGCTTGAACTTAGCTAATGTTCCTACAGAGTTGCAGTCTACTGGAATTCATTGGCTTAGTGCAACTGCTTATGTTAAGATAGGTGGGTTGTACAGTACTGTAAATACAAATGTTACTCTTTATGTAAGTGGATCAGATATGACTGTATACCTTACAAGTCCCACAGCTCTTAACTTCACTTCAGGTGATATTGTTGAGGTCGCTATTGGAGGCTTGACTTACCATAAAGAATCTTAAGATATTGGCAGGATTTGTTGGTTGGTTTCCCTGTCTAATTACTAGAAAGAGCCTAGGTAACTAGGCTCTACTAGTTTAAAGAAAACTTGACTAAAATTAAAATTTAAGTATATTTGTAATAAGCGGTATTATGTTGACTAACGGTGACTTAATTTCAAGAATTAAAAATTCTAATAAATTCTTAGCTGATGACGATGTTGTCAGTGACCGTTTCATTTATAATTCTCTAAAAAGCAAAGCTTCCGTTCTTATTAAGAGAGAGGTTAACTTAAAAAAACTTCTTGCTTCTGATAACTTATACCAAGCGTATGAGTGCATTTGTTTAATTCCTGCTAAGGGAGCAGAATGCGATCTTAACTGTGATATCAGAAGAACTAAAAGAAAGTTGCCTACAATTGAGGAAGGTTTGTATTCTTATTTTATTCAAGGTGTATTTAATACTTCTAACTCTGAAGAATTGTTTCCTACAACTATCAGAGATTTTATTAATCACCAAAGACTGAGAGTAAAGACTAACAGAAAATATTATACTATCCGTAATGGATATTTATATGTTTTAGATCCTGATGTAGAATCTGTGAATATGTACGCATACTTTACAGAGTCTATTGAGGATGAAGATGGAAGTGAGTGCATGAGCATGTACGATAAAGAGTTTAAGATTGCTCCTTATCTAGTTGATGGATTGGTACAGATGGTAAATCAGGATATGATTAATTATCATAAGATTCCCGTTGAAGCCGAAGATAACAATAGAGATGAGCAGCCTTAATAATGGAAACTATAGAAAAGAAATCTAGAAAAAGGTTTACTTCAGATGTAAATAAATCTAATCTAAGAGCTTATAAAGAGTTTTTAAAAGATACTGGTCGTTCTGATATTAGTTATGAAATGTTTTCAAGTATACCAGAGTTGGTTAATGAGAAAATGTTTCAAAAGCTTTTAAAAGGTTCTTACACAATCAAGATACCAAAACTTGGTATCCTGAAACTAATTAAAGTAAAACCTATTAAAGATGCTAAAACTCGGATAGATTGGGGTCTATATAATGCAAAGAATGTATATGCGCCATATAGGAATAGTCATACTGATGGTTTTATCTATAAGGTTCATATGTATTTTTATGAAAAGAAAAACCCAGTCTTAAGCTTTTTCAAGTTTAGACTGTCTCAGAAACATAGAAGATATCTAGCTAAATTAATTAAAAATAACGAATTAAAACGATGAAGTACGAAAACATCAACTTCATATCTTCAGAGCCTCTTATAGCGGAAGTAAAACAAGAGCTTAAATATTACTTTGAAGCAGGTGCTGTTAGTGAAGTTCTTATTCCTACTTTTATTGATCAGGCTTTGCGCAAGCTTAAAGTTATGGTTCTTAAGCCTGAAGACATGGTTGTGCATTTTGTAAATTACAAAGCACAGCTGCCATGTGATTTTGCATTATTGGACAGAGTAGCACTTTATGATTCTAATATAGAGTTTAATGGAGGTATTACTACACTAGAGGGGTACTGGTATAAGTCTATTGAGTGTACTTCTGGTTGTGATACTTGTGACCCTAAAGAAGAAACATTTGAGCAAATCTGGGCATCTAATCCTGGCTTTAAGATTAGCATGAAGAATCCTAAGCCTTTGAGAGTGTATCATGGATCTAAGCATCTTTGCACAGAAGAATGTGCTAATCTTAATACACCTGCTCCAGATATTATTCAAATCTATGACAACAGAACTATGTCTGCTTCTTTTTCAGAAGGTTGTATCTACGTAAGATATTTTTCTAGACCAATGGATGAGTTTGAGATTCCTTTGGTTCCTGAAATTCTTGAAGTAGAGGAGTATATTAAATCATATTTGAAATTTAAATTTTTTGAAACTCTTTGGCACAGTCAGCTTGATGAAAGCAGTGTTCAAATTGAAAGAAAATTCCAATACTACAAACAAGATCAATTGGGCAAATTGCAAGCAGCATTCTCTTACCTTCTCACTAAGACTAAACAGCAATCTGCTGATAGCGTAGTTAAGGGTAGAAATAAATTTATTAAATACCACATTATTTAATAGACTTAGATGCAGAACAAGGTAAATCAAAATATAATTGGTCTTAATCTAGACGCTATTAATTTTCAGATCCAAGAAAATCAAATTACTTGGGCTCTGAATGCTAATGTACAAAGTCATGACGGAGACTCTGTAACTTATACTAACGAACCTGGTAATACTAACTGCTTTAATTTTAACCAAGCAGGTTTTGATGGATTTCAGGTAGTAGGTTATACTAACATAGTAGAGCAGTCTAAGTTGATTTTGTTCTTAGCGCATCCAGATGGACGTTCTCGCATCGGTCAAGTTACTAATATAAACAACTCTTGTCTTGAAGTAGTATTGTCTGAATCAGAAGATTGCGGTTGCGAGAATGGTAAAGTTGTAACTGGCTCTAATGTTAATTCAACTTCTGGACAAACTTCTTTGACTTATACTTGTCCTGATGGCTACACATTTGATGCTGCAACTAGACAATGTATTAGAGAAGTCTATACAATTCCTACAAGAGAAACACTTACTTATACTTGTTCTCCTGCTTCTAATTCTGCTTGGGGACTTTATAGTGCCGCTTTATATGAGCCTGGTTGGGGATCTGATGGTGTAGGTACTTATGCTTTATTACCTTCTTGGTGGGGCGCTGCTAGTGTACCATATCTGCAGAGACATATTAACAAGATTGCAATTCAAACAAAGTTTAATAATGTTCTTGTTACAAATCAATGGGTTGGGTATGAACAAACTATCTGTATTCAAGATACTAAAACTTATTACATTGGTATCGCAGCAGATAACCGTTTTAGAATAGGTCTTAACGGAAATTATATTATTGATCCTAACACATATGATGCTAATGGTAATCCTATTGATACTACAAGCATTCCATTTGTGCAGAATCATCTAGATGCTAGCGGTGGAAACCACGCATTCTATGGTAGATTTCATATTTATCCTGTTCAACTTCCTGCAGGTAATCATACAATCTCTTTAGAGTATTGGGATTATGGAGTTGCGCAAATGATTGCAGCTGAAATCTATGATACAGATTTTAACACAATTCTTACTGCCCAATCAATTGAGGATATTTATGGACCTGCTCAAGAGAATCTTGTTTTTACAACTGACAACAAGACTGAGTTAGTTAAGATCCTTACTCAGGAATGTCCTGAGGGTACTGTCCTGCAGGTTAATCCTGAGAATTGTACTGAGGGTTGTTACAAGCTAGAAACTACTCCTCAAGTAGTAGATGGTGAAGTGACTGGACAGTGTTGTGTTTATGAAGATCTTGTAGTAGATGATTGTCTAGATTTCTGTCCAGGCACTTGCGTTGAGTATGTTCTTGGTTATAGGTCTTCTGGCATTCAGTTAGAGTCAGATGGAGTTATAGTCAATACTGGTACAGACTATTCTACAATTGAAAAATACTTCTCATACACCGATTGTAATGGTAATGAGATAACAGACTTTATGCTTGGAGAACAAAAGAGATTTACAGCACGTAAAGGATCTCTTAAGCTTCAACATGATAGACTATATATAATTCAAGAAGTTGATGTTGCAGAAACTGGAACAGCTTCTTTCTCTAAAAATAATTGCTGCCTCAACTTTGACGTGGCATTTCCTGTTCAAGCAGAATACCGCATAGATGACTGTGAGACCAAGATATATTATATAAGCAGAAACAATCCTCCTAGATACTTCTCAATAGAATATCCTTATGGTAGAGATGCTTGTGGAACAGAAAGAACTTGCATTAAAGAATCTTGCGAAGACTCTAAGATCTTTCCAGATTTTTGTGTTCCTGAAGTACACACTGTAAATATATCTAGTGGAGGGCAACTTCCTGCAGGTGTTTATTCTTTTGCAATTGCCTATTCAGATGAGCAAGGATTAGAGCTTACTGATTATTGTGACTTTAACAACCCTGTTCCAATTTTTGAAAGAGCTATTACAGAGCAAACAGAGTATGTTACTTCTAAAGCCATTGAGGTAGAGGTATTCCATAAGACTAGAATCTTTGAATACTTTAATCTTGTTGTAGCTGAGACTGTAAATACTACTACTACTTATCACCTTGTTGGTACCTACCGAGTTAATCAGGCTACTGACAAAGATCAAGTAATTTATACAGGCGATTATAAATCGACATTTTCTTCTATAGTACCGCTTATTCGTTCTCCTCACTACGAGACTGCTAACATTATTGAGAAGCAAAATGATATATTGATGTTAGCGGATCTTGAGGAGTATCCTAAGTTTAACTTCCAGAGATTTGCCTCTAGACTAGACCTTCGATGGGAAACTGTTAAAATGCCTGCAGATGGCATGATGGACTACTCTAGTCCAGAGGTAGCTTACTTTTTCCGTACATATCAACGTGATGAGGTTTATGGATTTGGTATTAAGTTCAAACTTAAAAACGGAAAATACACAGATGTCTTCCATATTCCAGGCAGAAAGAAAACATCAGATGATACTATTATTGAGTCTTCTTTCTCTAACCAGGATGTATATGTAGCAAAGACAGATTGTGAGATTCCTGACCAACTTCAAAGATGGCAGGTCTATAACACCGCAGGGGAAGGAGAGTCTTTTGCCCTACCTATAGATGATGCAAATAGTATTGAGAAACAATACAACTGTGCAATCTATAACGATAAGAGAGGCACATTTGCATACTGGGAATCAGAAGAAGTTTATCCGTGCTATGATGAGATTTGGGAACAGGATACTGATCCTAACGCTCCTTATTACAATCCTGATGCATTAGGAGGTAAGCCTATTCGTCATCATAAATTTCCTGATTCTGCTATAACGCACATCCACGATCATGAGATTCCTTCTGCTGGAAAATTAGATAGTAAAGTATCTAATAACTCACAATCTTGGATTTATCCTATTGGAGTTAGAATTGTTGAGCAAACAATGATTAATTTGCTTAATGAGAAAAACTCAGATGGCACATATAAGTATACTGTATATGATCCTATTAGAAAGCTAGAGATTCCTATTAAAGATGTTATCTGTGGTTATGAGCTAGTAAGAGCTAATCGTGTAGGAAATAAATCTGTAATTGCTAAAGGACTTCTTTATGATGTAGGAACGTACACAGACAACTCAACTGGTACTAACCAAAAATATTATTATTCAAACTATCCCTATAACGACTTAAGAGTAGATCCATATCTAAGACAAGATGTTAAATGGACTTATGAATCTAGAGGCCGTAGATTAGGATTTTTTGGAATTGAGACTGGTCTAACTGATCTTGGTACAGACATAAGCGCTCCTTTAGATGGCTTTAAGTCTATTAGAGAAACTGGAAGTGCTTTTAGATTTAACTTTGTATCTCCTGATACTTCTTTCCAATATCCTAAGATTGGAACTGAACTTAAGTTTGAGACTGTAGAAGTAGGTAAGGTTAGAGGACATTTTCAGCAAGTACAAGATCACCCCCAATATCGCTTTATAGATAAAGGAGCATATTATGATGCTGGATTAATATCAGCTCTTCTCTCTGCTGAGTTTAAAGGAGAAAGTGATGCAGAAATTCTTAGCGTTACTCCTGGGCTAACTAATAAATCTGGAATAAATATTCGATATGATAAGCTTATGATGAATGAGCAAATTATCCTAGAGATAGTCGAAAAGCTTATTCCATTTCAAAATTTTGCTTATCAGTATAATTCAATTGCTACCTATAATCAGTTTATTAAAATTGATCCTCTTAGAAATCCAGCGCATAAAGGAAACTCTAAAAGATTTATTGAGCTTGGTTATTATATCAACGAAAGAATTGTTCAAGTATTTGACGATGCTCCTCTTCATAATAGACTAAGAGAAACAGGAGTTTATCTTAAGACTAAATTTCCAATTACTCACTCAGAACGACAAATCGTAGACGACTCTCGATATATTGCTACTGAGCATGGTGGAGATATTACAGCTGAGCATGAAAAGAGAAAAACTAGAGCAATCTACGCTTCTGTGAAGAGGCAGTTTCCAAATCAATATGGACAACTCCAGAATATGAGATATATCTCTACTGGATACAAACAAGATCTTGTAAGACTTGCAGATGGTAGTGTTACTTTAGAATATAAATACTATCCTGCTTTTGGAGGAGATACTTATATTACTCCTTTTGCACTTAAGAGAAAACATTCTTTCTTTACTAGAAATTTGGTTAACGTTAACGCAAGAGCAGTTGTTGTAGATGAAATGCCATTCGACTACTTTCTGTTTCCTAACTTAGCCTATCCTACATATTTTTATGGCACATCAAATGATGTTGACACTGTAGATGCAGGTGACGTAGCAGGAGCTCTTTTACTAGTAGTTGCGGGTTATGCAGTTGCCGTTGCTGCTACTACTGCTACAGGAGTAGCAGGTGCTTTGGCTATTCTATCATCCAATTCTCTTGTTATTTCGGGCATTAATGTTATATGGTCTAGGTTTGTAAAGAGAACATCCTTAGATCCAATTCATGGATTGCACAGATATTATAAGAGAGGAGCATTCTATACAGCTTCTTATGGTATTCCTATCTTCTTTGTAGAGTCGGATATTAATACTCACTTTAGACATGGTAGAGACCTTGATAAAGAAAACTTCTATCCTAATGTAGGTGGAGGTATTCCTGATGATTGGTTGCAGGAAAGAAACGTTCCGATTAAGTTTGATAATTTTTATCACTACAATGCAACTTACTCTTCTCAGAATAAGTCTCCTAACTTCCCATATCTTCTTAAGTATCCTTCTTTAGAGTGTATTGTTAATCACCAAAGTAGAGTGATTTACTCTGATCAAGCTACTGATATGAACTCTAATCTATCTACAGATAGATGGTTGAGCTACAGACCTGGTAACAAATATGACTTCCCGAAAGAGGGAGGTCGTTTAATTGATTTAAATGCGGGAGAGACTGAAAAAGTATATGCTAGGTTTGAGAACACAACCAAAGTATATAATGCTAGAATTGTTCTTACTTCTACCTCACCATATCAACTAGAGATTGGTAATGCAGACATGTTTAAACAGAAACCTGTTGACTTGTCTAATACGGATCTTGGTTATATTGGTTCTCAACATAAGGCTTATGTAAGAACTGAGTTTGGTACTTTCTGGGTAGATGCTAAGCGTGGACATGTATATCAAGTTAGTGGTCAAGGATTTAACGAAATCAAGACGCAGCTTAACTACAACTGGTTTAAGGAAAATCTTCCTTTCCAAATCTTAAAAGATCTACCTAGTGTAGATACTGATGTACCTTCTTTAGGCATCGGTATTGTAATGGGTTGGGATGAGCGCTTTGAAAGAGTCTTTATAACTAAGAAAGACTACAGAGTTGTCCCCTCATACAGAACGGGCAATACAACAGTAGATTACATAACAGATCGATTAGATCCTGATTATCGTTATTATGTTCTTAGAACAGGTAATACGAAGACTAGAATTCGTTTGGACGATACTAGATACTTTGAGGACAAGTCTTGGACAGTAGCTTACTCTCCAAAGCTTAAGAACTTTATTTCGTTCTATTCGTTCTTGCCAAACTTCTTTGTACCTCAACTAGGACATTTTCAAACTATAATCAATAGAGCTCAAGGTGCTTCTATTTGGAATCATAACTTAAGTCCTTTTGTATATCAAACCTACTATGGTAAATTATACCCCTATATCCTTGAATATGCTGTTAACAGCATTCCTATTAATCACACTGTTACTTCGGTCAGCTTGTTTGCGGAGATACAAGAGTATTATACACGACAAAACTATTACTCACTGTCCACGGCAGATCGAAAGAATAAAAATACAGCTAACTTTACAAAAGCTATTATTTATAATCGTGAGCAGTCTTCTGGTATTGTCAATTTGATTCCTGAGCAATTTGGAAACACTAGACAAAAATTACAATATCCTAGAGTAGGTACTTCAGGTATTGATACTATTTTGTCTAGAAGAGAAAACAAGTTTACATTTAACGGATTCTGGAATATAGCCGCACAAGCTAATGGTCAATCTCTTTGGACTAGTGACTGGGCTGACTTGGCCGCACAATACCCAATTGATAAATTACCTAACACCAAAGCAGTAAGAAACGTAAGTGTGTCATTCCAAAAGAATAAGATTAAATCAGACTTTACTAGAGTAAGATTAATTCAAGATAGATACAACAGATATAAATTTGTCAACATTATACAAATCACACAAACTAACCAAACAACAATATAATCATGAGAGAAAAAGAAATTTTTACAACAGTTAAACCTGAACTTGTTATAGGTCAACTGTTTCACTCTAGAGATACAATGCACATTGTACATCTACAAACTACTAGTTATGCAGAGCATAAAGCTTTGAATAAATACTATGACGGTTTGCTAGATCTAACTGACTCTCTTGTTGAGTCTTATATGGGCACTTTGGGTAAAATAGTTAATTTTAAAATACCTTCTTCTGAGTATGTAAATCCGAAACAACACCTTACTCAGTTGAAGCAGTACTTAATGAAACATCGTACTGTATTTGGAGTAGAGAATACTCATATTCAAAATATTATTGATGAAATCATTGCTCTGATTACTAGTACATTATATTTGCTTACATTGTCATGAAAAAATTTGAAATGAAGAAGGGTGGTAACTGGATCAAAGGCGCTATTAAAAAGCCTGGAGCCTTGCGAGCAACTGCTAAGAAAGCAGGTGCTATGACTTCTGAAGGAACTATTGACAAAGAATGGCTTAGAAAGAAAGCTAAGAGTAAGGGAGTAACAGGCCAAAGAGCCAGACTTGCTCAGACTTTGTCTAGAATGCGTAAGGGTCAGATGGGTATGGAGATGCCTCAACAGCCACAACAACCTCAGCAAAAATCTACAATCCCAAACTACTCCCCCACTCGTGTAGGTATTATGAGTCTTAAAATGAAAAAGGGCGGTAAGATGAGTTTGAAATCTTTCCTTTCTGGAAAATCTAAAAAGTGCTAATTACATGAAAATCAGCCAGTTATACAAACAATTTACCAAAGTAAAAAAAGGAATTAAAAAACCTGCTAATAAAGCGCAGTCTAAAAAGACTAATATTCCTAAGAGTAAAACTGGTTTATGGAATAAAAAACTTAACAAAGTTATTGTTTCTTCTAATCGTATTACTATGAAAGGTCCTAATGGAGAAAAAGATTTCTTTAAAAGACCTGTACTCGGTAAAGGTTTACAAACTGGTAAGACTGTTGTAATGCAGCCTGGGAAAGAATATAAATTTCCAGGAGATAAAGAAGTTCTTGAGACTCGAATGCAAAAAGGTGGATTGTCTAGGAGACAAATCTATAGAGATGCTAGCGCTGAGGTTGATAGACAAACTGAAGCACTTAATACTCCTGAGTATAAAAAACTATTACAGACAGAATTCTATGGGCCTGATTCCGAGGATAGACCTGTACAGGATATGATTGATGCTAGAAGGCTTAATCTTGACGAACTACGTGTAGATGTGCCTTATATGTCTTTTATGAACTTTGGACCTAGTACTTATGCAAAGTATAAACCTGGTGATCATAGTATTCTATTAAAGAAGGGTAAGTACAATCCATCTTTTTTTAGGCATGAATTATCGCACTCTTTAGATAGCTCCTACACCCCTGGCGCTACTAAAGTTGGAGATTACTTTACACAAGTCTTATCTCAAGATCTTAATAGCTTTATTAATCCTCCTAAGAGGACTAAAGAATATGAGTATCTTTCAAATCCCAGTGAAGTAAAAGCTAGACTAAAAGCTCTTAGAGATTCTTCTATAGATCAAGGCTACGAATTACTTCAGCCTGGTTACGATATTAATAACTATAAAGAAGGATTTTCAGAAGGAGATAAAGCACAATATAAACAGCTACAAGACATCGGCTTATCAGATAATGATATTAATAAGTACATGTACTTGTTTGCTAAAGAAGATGTAGCTAAGCAAAAGATTGCACAAGATGGCGCAGAGATTCCTGTAGACATAGACGCATTGTATTCTAGATATCAAAAAGATACAACTAGATATATGCAAGATGGAGCCTTGGAAGGTACTCCTGAAGAATCTCTTTACCCTATCAGTGAGTACCAAACTAGACAATATCAAGCGGGCGGATCTCTAGAAACATCTACTGCTGAAAATCCTGACAGAATAGCTCCTGTTGAGATTACATCAAAGAGAGCACCTTGGTATAAAAGGATGCCTAGACAGATTGCTGATAGAATGGGTTTTTACCCTTATGGATATGATACAGATCCAAATGACTTTAGTAGTCAAATGGCTAGAAGAATATCAGATGCTACTGGTGGAGAAAACTGGTATAAGACTGGAAATGATATAGCAGGAAGTTTTGCGCAAGTTCTTACCTCTCCTTTTACGGTGCCTCAACTTGGTATGATGTACAACCTTACTGGCAAAGTACAAACTCCATCTGAAGCAATGGATATTCAAAATCCTTATGGTGCGTTTGCAGTTGATGCAGTATTAGATCCTGCTACTATAGTTGGTGCAGCTAGTATGGTTCCAAAACTTACTAGCAAAGCTGCAGGTTCTTTGGCTAAATTAGCTAGAAGATCTGCTACTCGCTCACTAGATGAAGTTGCAAGTCCTGCACTACGAATGACAACTCCTACCTCTAGGATAATGGATGATGTTGCTGGGGAGGCTTCTTCTGCTCAACCTCGACAATTAGATTTATTTGAAAGAGCTCCTCAATCTCAGACAACTACTAGTAGAGAATTTATTTCAGGCTCTAATCCTAATAGTGTTAGAGTTAAACCTAGACCAGCAGTTGTTAATCAGTCCCATTTTGAAATGGGCTCTCCTAAGCTTTCTCCACAACAAAGAGAGATTGCAAAGCTTATGACTCCTGAAGAATATAGAAATACTGTAACTGATGTTTATGGTAGACTTAAACCTTTGGCTCCTGATCAAAAGTTACCTGGGGTTGTTGATATTCCTAGAGAAGAGTACATAGATATATTCAATAGAAATCTTGATCTCTTAAACGATGAAATTATTCCTGCAAATAATGTTTCTGGTTTAGAATACAGAGTTCAAGGATTAAATCCAAGAGGAGATGAGTTGACTATTTATACTCCACGACAACGGGCTACTTTTCCTTTAAATGATTTTCAAAGGCAACGTTTAGATTTATTCAGATCTAATCCTAATAGATATTTTGATGAATTGTTAGAGGAAGGAACAATCGAGAGAATGCATTCTCTTTCCAAAGGTTTTCCAGATGATCCAGAGTTATTCAATCTTACTATAAATGATTTGACTACTAGTGCATTAACTAAGGAAGAGTTAATGAAGTCTCTAGCTGATCGTTATAATCGCGTAGTGGGAAGAAACACTATAGTAGAAGGACCTAGAGAGTGGGGAGTAACTACAAGACCTGGTTTATATAGAGGAGATATTCCTGATATTACAAACAAAGCTTATTTAAGAAGTATTCCTGGTTTACAAATGTCAAATAGTGCTGCAGGAGTTTTTCCTACAGAAGCTGTTAGAATCGGTGAAGAGGTAGTTCGTGGTACTCGTTCTTACAAATCTTTGAATGATTACTTAAAAAGATTAGACTTAGGAAGAGTTAGTTCAGGTATGAATACTCAGAGTCCACAGGCTTCTGGTCTTTGGAAGAATGCTCTGGAGAAAGGCAAGGCAACTGGATTCCACGGAGGACACTCTTCTTTTAATGCTGCTTTATACCAAGATGGGGGAATGACTGTACCAGGAGTTAATGGTACAGTAGTATCATCGTCTTTTTACGATAAAAAGAAACAATATAAATCTGGTGGTCAACATGGTGGCTTAGATAGATGGTTTGCTGAGAAGTGGGTAGATGTTAAAACAGGCAAACAGTGTGGTAGACAAGAGGGAGAGAATAGAGCTTATCCTGCATGCAGACCTTCTAAACGAGTAAGTAGTAAAACTCCTAAGACTTCTTCTGAACTTTCTTCTACTGAGAAAGCAAAGTTTAAAGCAGCTAAGACTTCGTCAACTAGAATTCCATATAACCATAAAAGAAAAAAATAATGGCAAATAAACCTAATAACCCAAGTCTTTGGTCTAGAGCTAAATCTATGGCTAGACAAAAGTTTGATGTATATCCATCAGCCTATGCCAATGGTTGGGCTGCTAAATGGTATAAGTCAAAAGGCGGCACCTGGAGAAAAGCAAAGCATGGTGCTAAGATAAATAAACTGCAATCTCTTTACATGGCTAAAGGAGGCACTATAAGACATACAACAAAGGGTCCTGGTGCTAACTATCGCCCAACTAAAGAAGGAGCAGGTATGACAGAAAAGGGAGTAAGAGCTTATAGAAAAGCTAATCCTGGATCTAAATTAAAAACAGCTGTAACTGGTAAGGTTAAACCAGGCTCGCTTGCAGCTAAACGTAGAAAGTCTTACTGTGCAAGATCATTAGGTCAATTAAAACGTTCTTCTGAGAAGACAAAGAATGATCCTAATTCTAGAATCAGACAAGCACGTAGACGTTGGAAATGTTAATTAATAATATCTTATAATATGGCAAAGTTAAAATCTCAAGGCGGTGTTTTTACACCTAGACCTAAGGTTGCAAGACCAGGTGTACATGCTAAAACAAAATCAAGCAAAACTAAGACAAGTCAGAACTACGTTAAGCGTTACAGGGGTCAAGGTAAATAAAGCTTGAATTTTTTAATTAATCTTGTATATTTGTATACTACTGTAATTCATCCAGTTATTAATATTCAAGGTTATAATTAATAACTTTTAAAATTAAAATTAATGTTGCGTCATTCCTTATATAAAAAATTTGGCAAGAAATCATTTCAGGTAGGGGGACAAGATCCTTTGGATGCTAATCCTTATGCTGAGGTAGTAGGTCCTCCTGCTCCACCAGCCCCTGGTACGTTGGTAAATAATAATCCTAACCAACCTTATGAGTTGGATTTTGCTAATCCTAATGATCAAAGAAGACAAGATATTTCTTGGGGTCCTACAAGAGAGGAGCCTAATGTACAACGTCCTTCTTCTCCTTATGATCAGGATATGTACAAAATCCCTGATTATAATATGCCTACAGAGCAGCAGAAATTCTCTAAGTCTGATGAATTGACTAGAGGAATTCAGCCTGATTCTGCTCAGCCTGAGGATCCTGGATTTTTTCAAAAGGCTTGGGATTACACAAAGAACAACTGGCAAGACATGGCAACAATGGGCTTGTTGGGAGTACGTGGTGTATTAAATTATAAAGACGACATTAGAAAAAACAGAAATCTTAGTAAAGCAATTCAACAAAGAGGAGTAGATTCAAATCCTCTTTATGACTATAACTGGATGTATGGACGCACTACTTCTGGTGGTACAGAATATCAGCCTACAATCATGGCCCAAGATGGCATGAATTTAAATAACAGACTTCCTATGAACAACTCTAGAGGTGCTAACGTGGAGATCGAAGGGGGAGAATTTTTGATTCTTCCTGACGGTACTACTGAATTAGCCAAAGGACCTTCTCATAAGAATGGAGGAATTAATACAGTTCTCCCCGAAGGTACCAAAGTATTTTCTAATCATCTAAAGCCTAGCGATCTTCACAAAATGAAAGCTAAGCAAAAACTTGGTTTGGTTCAAAAGTATGCTCAAGAAGGCGGAGACCTTTCTATGGGTATGGGATTAGATTATCTAGACTTCTTTGTTAAGAAAGATCAAAAAGAAAAATTCAAAGACAAAGAACAAGATGATTACAATTACAACTACCCAGATAAGTGGAAAAATAGAACTTTTGCTGAGTTAGCAAAAAGATATGATCTAAAGAATTTCCAAGAAATCTTGGATAATCCTTTTGCTTCTGCGGTAGACAAACAGACTGCTCAACTTCTGGTTCGCAGAAATCAACAGATTCTAGATCAGTTGTTTAGAGATCAACAAATTCTTAATGGTAACTCTTCTGGAGAACCTATGCCTACTGAACAGGAAAGACAACAACCTGGCATGAGAGATGGAGGCATTAACAACCCTGGCTTTAGAGCTCTACCTCCTGACGTTCAACATAAGATTATGAAGAACATGGAAGAGGGTGGATACTATATGCAAGATGGAGCAGATTATCAGGTTTCTAAAAAAGATGGCAAGTATTACGACCCTACTACTAAGAAGTATTATAAGATTCCTGGAGATACCCAGCTTAAAAGAGATACTGATGAAAATCTTCAAGAAGGAGACTATGTGATTACTAAAGATGGTAAGATTAGACAGTGGACTCCTCAGGGCTATGAAAGAGTAAGCACTACTAAGAGTTCTAGTGCAGTAGATATTAAGTCGGGTAGAGAACAATTACAGGCCTGGGCTTCTGAAAGTCCTGAAAATAAAGCTAAGCTTGATAGAGCAAATTCTGTTATTGAGGAAGGACTTAAGGCAGGTACCGTGAAAAGAGGTGCAGATGGTAAGCTTATAATTACAGGAGATTTTCAACCCCCCTTCGAAGATAGGATGGCTTTGTCTGTTGTAATTAATCAGACAGGTAAAGGTTTTGGAACTGATAAGTATCAAATTGGTACTCAGATGGGTACTACTGGATACTCTAAGGTAGATCCTAATACGGGAAAGCTAAGAGGTACAGGTTCTTTTGTAGGAGGATTTACTCCTGAGGTATATGAGCAAAGAATCTCTTACCAAAAAGCTATAGCAGATGGTAAATCTGAGCAAGAAGCAATGGAGATTGCTACTAGTACAGATCCTGCACAACAAAAAGAAAATAGAAAATTCTTCCTAGAGCAGATAGGAATGAATACTGAGGGACTTTCAGAAGATCAGATTATGAATCCTGATTTTTATAAGTCTAGATATGCAGATGTAACTAGAGGTATGGAAAATACTTTTGGTTCAAGTGAGTACAGACCTGCTATGGGTAATGATCTTATGTCAGGATATGAACATTTTGACGCTGCAGGTCTTCAGAGGAAGTACGGGTATGGAGATATTGATATGGAGGATATGCCACCTCCCCCTCCTACAACTCCAGGACCTCCAGGAGGTAATGAGTATATTATTAAAAACTTTGAAAGAGCTGACTATGTAAGAAATCCTTATCCTATTAGTCAGTCTATTCCTTCATTGTATGCAATGGGTCAAGACACATACAACTATGTTTTACCTGAAGTAGATGCTCCTTATGTGCGTCCTCAGACATTAAATATTCAATCTCAACTTCAAGATGCTGATAACAATGCAATGGCGGCTATGCGTTATGGTGCAGATCCTACACAAGCTTATATTGCAGGACTTCAGACAAAAGAGAATGCTTTTCAAACAAAACAAAATTATGACGCTGAAGGGCGTTGGAAAGCTGACTTGTACAATGCAGATGCTAAGTTTAGAGCAGACGTTTATAACGCAGATGTACTTGATAGTGTGATGAATGAGAGAGTAGCAGGTGCAAAATCTGCACAAGGAGAAAATAGACAAGAAGCTATCAATACTCTCATTAGCAACAGAAATAAGTGGGATCAGTCAGAGAACACTAAAGAATTTTTCTTTGAAAACTATGGTCCTAATCTTGCAATGGATAAAGATGGTAAGGTTATAATTAATCCTAATAGCACTTCTGGCGTAAGTTGGGGCCCTTCAACAGGTGTAACTACTTCTACTGTACCTGCAGGTGCTACTCAAACAGGTCCTTATACTGCAAGCACTGGATGGAGACAAACAAGTTCTGAAACTGTAAGTACATCTACACCTGGTACACCTGCGCCTCCTACTAACACTTCTGAGTCTCCTGTAGAAACTACTCAAGTACCTGCAGGTGGTTCTCCTCAAACTCAACAACCTCAAGAGGGAGATTGGAGTGCTTGGGATACCCCAACTCCCCAATCTCCTGTTGTACTAACTCCTGAAGCAAGACAGCAGTGGGAAAGGAATCAAACTCAATTTAACCAAAATCCTCCAGGTTTTCCTGGTGGAAGTACTCCTATAAATTTGCCTGGTACCAGACCTGATCAACAATGGGGAATGAAGCTGGGTGGAGAGATGGAGCACTACTTAAATCCTTTTAAAAAGAAAAAGTCTGTAAGAGGTTTCCGTAAGAAAAAATAACCAACAAGTAAAGCCATGATATCACATCGTTCCAGAAGAGTAAGACTTCCTGATTATATTGATCCACTACCACCAGAAGATTTTCTGAAAGGTATTCAGTATAGACAGCAGTCTTATGACGAAGGTATTGCTTTAGTACAAAAGCAATTAGACAACTATAGAACTATTAGAGATTCTTTGGCTAAACCTCAAGACAAAGAATACTTTGACCAAGAAGCTCTTAAGCTTGTAAAAGCAATTAACTCTAAAGCAGGACTAGACTTCTCAGTTAAATCTAATGTTCTTTCTGTACTTAATACAGGTAAACAGCTTGTAAATGATCCCGTCATTAAACAAGCAGCAGAATCAACTGATACTTATAACAAAATGATGGAGGAGTACAAAAAGTTAGACGCTTCTAAGAAGGCTGCTCCAAATGATTATTTCTTTTTTAAAGAATTACAAGCTTGGCAGAACGATGGTAAGTACGGTTCTAAATTAAATTACAATCCATATACCGTTTATACGGATGAACCAGTTAAGCTTAAAGCAGATCTTATATCAAAGCTTAAACCAGATGTTCAGGAAGTATATGAAACAGACGAAAAAGGACAGTGGATTAAGAAATATAAATACACTGGAGTATCAGCTGATAGATTTAAACAAGCCTACAACTCTACATTAAGTGCTCAGGGGAAAAATCAACTTCGCATGGAAGCCCAGTACTTAATTGAGACAGGAAACAAAGCAGCCTACTCTAGATCTTACACTGATTATCTTACTAGTGCAGTAGATGAGTTAAATGAAAGATTATCTGAATCTCAAGTTGACCTTCAGAACAAAATTACTAAGTATGGAGAATATGCTCCTGAAGTAACTAAGTTAAACGCTCAAATTGCAGACTTACAAGTAACTCAGCAAGTACTTCAAAACAGATTAAACCAAGCATCTAATGGTCAACTTAGCGATGACGTGTTGGCTAGTTATGTACAAGATCAGCTTCTTTCAGATGCAGCTGGAGCATTTGCATACCAACAAAAAGAAGTAGATATTAAAGCAAATCCATATACCTTAGCTAGGTATAAAACTGCACAAAGCTTAGCTTTACATAAAGCTAAAGTACAGTACAACTTAAAGAATGGTTTGAATGCTGACGGTACTAAGGTGGACCCTAAAGTAGTTAAAGCAGATCTTGCAAAAAAAGGATTTATTCCTTGGGATAAAGGTATGCAAAATAATACTGAGTCTTTGGTTACTGGTAAAGATGGAAAGAAAAGAGTAGCTCCTAAAACTTTATTTAGTAACTTCTATAGCAGTTTAAGTGGAACTTCTACAATAGATCAACAACTAATACAGTCGGGTATTAATGACTTTTTAGGAGAAAAATCAACTGAAGAAGTTTTAAAACAAGCGCTTGTATATAATACTTGGGATCCTAAAGATAAGACAGCATATTTAAATTTAATATCTAAAAAAGCAGCCTTACAAGAAAAACTAAATAGTGATCCATCTTTGACCGAGCAATCTAAAAATGCAATCATTAAAGCTAATCAAGAAGTAGCAAAACAATATATGGATTACTTGACTTCAATAGCCGCAAGTGTTTATGATGTTTACGACTTCCAACCTGGTTTTGCTAGTGTCTGGTCAGGTAAACAAACTGATGTAAAGAATGCTAATGTTACACAACAACTTTTAAATGGTACATTTAAAGGCTCTAACTCTAGTAAACAGAGTAGTGATTATGATCCTAATGTTCATCTTCGTTATACTGGAGGTTTAACTAACCTTGCTAGTACATACAATGCAGATGGTACAGGATTAACTTTTGTTCCTAAAAAAGAAAGTGAAGACATTTTTGTTAATGTAACGTACGCTGATGGAACTAAATGGGCTCAACAATATAGCCAAGGTAATTTCTTTAAATCTAATGCTAGCCAAGCTTTAGCAGCAGTACAAGATATTTCAGTAGCAAAACCAGAATAAACTATGCCTAACGATTTATTTAGTTACTTTAGTAATCAAGCATTAGGTATTTCTAATCAAGAAACTCCTGAACAGAAGGAGTCTCTGAGAGAGCTTAATAGAACTTTATCTTATGGTTTAAATGACTATCAAGCAGCTCAAGAATCTAGAGAACTAGCAAATAAAAATAGAAACTTTAATGTAAACTCTATCACGGCTTTAAGTCTTCAAGCAGGTAAACCTGAGTCTTATGCTTCTGATCTTTACAATCGAATAGAGTCAGTTAAAACAAATGACGAGTTTAACTTATTAGCTAAAGAGCTTCAAGATCTTAAGGAATCAGGCAGAGACAATAAATACTTGTTTGATCAAGTAGAATATCTTGAAAACTTTGGACAAGGTTTAGGTTTTTATATAGGCACTGATTTATACAAACAAGAAAATAGAGCTAAGAATCTTCTTAAAAATGACAAACTAGACTTTGATACTGTATCAAAAGTATCTACTCCTAACGAGTTATATGGATACGCTTCTAGTTACTTAAATCAGAAGAGAGGTATTGAAGCAGCAAAATCTTTGGACGTAGCTAAATTGGTTCAGGATATTAATAATATAACTGACATTACTACTGATAAAAATGCATTTAATCCTTATCTGTCAAACATACTAGAAGATAAGTTTAATACAGTAGGATCAGAATTCTATAGAGAAGCTGACCCCGATGCTAATCGAATTGATACTTATAAAGGTAGAGAGTTTGATTGGTCTAAGATGGAGAATGTAGAAGGCAGCCAAGCCTATTTAGATTCTTACAGAAAAGCTTTAAGAGGTAAAGTAACTCAAAGTCCTACTAATAAAGACGATAATTACTTTAAGTATGATCTTGAGAAAGAACATCTTAGCAAGTCTAAGTATGCTTTATCTTTAGCTATACAAGACCTTAACAGTACTTTAAATAACTTAAAAGATCCAGCAGATACTGAGTATAAGGCTATATCTAATCAAAGAGATGAGTATCTAAAGGCTTTAAACACTCTAGGAAATAGAGAAAGTAATCTTGAAAAACTTTACGGTATTGAAAAAGGAGCTACTTCTGGAGGATTTAGAGCATTTGCAGATAGACTAGAAGCTTGGGCATATGGTGTATCTAAAACAGGTACAGCCTATCTTCCTGAGGGTGCAAAAGAAGCTGAGAGACAATTGTCTCGTAGGGCTTTTTATACACCTGAGGTTGTATCTTATGATAAGTTTGGTAATGCAGTAATGTCTTCTGACTTTCTTATTAACTCAGATAACGGTAATGATTATAACTGGTCTGGTTTATTTGAGTCAGGTATGACTATTACAGGAGACATGCTTCCTATTATTGTAGAGAGTGCTTTACTTAGAAGAGGATTTGCTTCTATGGGAGGTCTTAGCGCTTACGATAAGCTTAATAAGATTAAAGCTCCTGTTATTGGAGAACTACAATTAGCAGATCGTCTTTCTACTCTTACACTCGTAACTGCTAATACCTATCCTAAGATGGTAGAAGAAGAGAAGAAGTGGGGAGGTAATTATAAAAGCAGAGCTTGGGCACATGCTTTGAACGAAGGTCTAACTGAAGGTATAGGTTTTCCTGATGTAGGAGGTCTTAAAGTTAAAGGATATACAAGAACTACTGCAGGCTCTGCTAGAACAGCTGCTGGTTTAGAACTAACTAGATCTCAGCTTATGACTAACTACGTTAGAGGTGGGGCAGACTTTCTAAAGAACGTTGGTAAGTTTAACTTACTTGAAAGCTTTGAGGAAGAAATGGCGCTTCTTGGAGAATATCTGATTTCTAATCATATCTACGATGAAGAGTATGATGCTATTGGTAGAGAGAAAACAAAGTTTGACTCAGACGCTGTCATGGAAACTTTGGGAGAGTCTTTTAAAGCAGGTCTTCTTTATAGTGGTTTAAATGCAGGAATGCGCCACTACTCTATTACACGTAGAGATTACCTACAGAATCAATCAAACTACGAAGCTGCAAATAATCCAGAGTTGTTTAGAGCACACCTTAAGAAAGAATATGATGAGGGAGCTATTACTGAAAAAGAATTCAGAGATGGTATTTATCGTATAGAAGAACTTAAGACTGTATATGAAAATATTCCTGTGCTTGAGAAGATGGCTAATCTTCCTGACTTCTTGAATGATGAGGATACTAGATTTTCTTTGTTTACAAATGCAGTAAAACGCAATGATCTACTTCAGCTAGATTTTGCAAATATGACTGAGGAACAAAGAGCAGAACTTGCGGCACATAAAGGAGCCTCTAAAGCAGTTCAAAGAGCACAAGAACAATACGATGCTGTTAAGGCTGATTTGGCTGTACTGACTACTAAAATTGAAGATGAGACGGCCACTCCTGAAGATATTGCAAATCACACTAGACTAACTAAGTTAGGACAGATCTTAGATAAGACACGTAAGATCAACGTTAATAAAACAGATCTTACGCCTGAACTTATTGAATCTTTACGTGCTCAAAATCTTATAGTAGATGAAGATCTTTCATTCACAGAAGAAGATCTTAATAATATCATTAAAGATATAGAGACTGATATTGTAAGAACTGAGCAGAGAGCTGATAAGTATGCTAATATGTCTCGTGAGCAGAAGGATGAAATCATTAATAATCTGTACAACGAGAAGATCAATGCAGTTAAAGAAGAGACTAATCCAGAAGCTATTGCTCAATCTTATTCAAATCTTAAGAATGATATAGACGAGATAGAAAAGATTAAGAGTAAAAAGTACGAAAGCGCTTTACGTAGAAAAAAAGAACTCTTTAATGCATATGGGGAAAGATTTGAAGAGTTAACTGGTAAGTCTGCTGAGCAAGAATATAGTAAGTTTGAAGAGGAGTTAGCTAATACAGATATCCAAATGTTCTTAGAGAAGGTGGATGTTAAAGGGCTAATTGATTTTATACGTAAGGTAGAGTTTAATAAAAATCATATAAATCAAGATCTCTATAACATTCTTCAAGAGAACTTTAACTTGAGCATGGCTGACATGTTTGTTAACCTTAGAGATTCAAGAAATCAAAATGGAGATTTCACTAGAGCATTTGAGGCTCTGGTTGCAATGGATAGAGGAGTTTATTTTAGTCTTGATCAGTTAAATGAGTACTTAAAACTTGGTGACACTGTTGAAGTTAACGTTACCCCTGAGGAATTCGAGTCTCTTAGAAACGAATACATTACAAAAAGAGGTATTCAACGTAGTCAGTCTCTAGCCGAGACGGGAACTTATGATAGCTCAGATGCTGCTCAGGGTAACCCTAACACAGATCCAACTGAGCAAAGGGATGATTTGGTAGATCTTTCTATTCAAGCATCTCAAGCAGATAATACAACAGATGAGTCTGGTAATTCTGAGAAGAAAGATATTCAAAAAGAATACTACGATAGAATCACAGCTAATAAGACTCCTGAACAAATTGCAGAAATACTAAGGAATCGTGTTAATGTGCACTTTAATCCTAATAGTGCTAGAGCTAGAAAGCTTAAACAAATCCTTAACAACTATCTAGCTAACAAAGATAAATCGGCTTTTACCGATGAACTTAATGAGGCAAAGGCTGGGATTGTTGCAGAAATTGCAACAATTGAATCTACTAATCCTAACAGTCCTAGAATCTCTTCACTACAAGAAGCGTTGGCTGAGTTAGAACTATGGGAAAAAACTGCCACTAAAGTTGTACTTAAGAATCCTACAACAGACTTTAATACTACAGCTACTACAGAGGAAGTACCTTCTACTGAAGAAGCCGCAGAAGACGAATCTGAGGACAGACCGCCAGTAAGCGAAGAAGCTCGTGAAGAAAAAGTTCCTGATAATATCACTGCAGGTTTGCAGAAGCTTGATGCTATTATGAATGCTAGACGTGCTAGACTATTAGAATTAACTTCTCCTGCACGAACTGCTGGTATTGAGGTAAATGCTCAAAATGAATTGTCTACTGATCCTGCTGTTGTAAGAAGAGTTAAGTTCTTAGATAAGCTATCTGAGGAACCTTTTAAAGCTAAGGTCCTTAATAGAAGACAATTCCTAAGAGAGGTTTTATCTAATAGATTCCCTAAAGAATCTGATCAACAAATCGAGGAGCGTTTAAAGACTATATCTAATTTCTTTGAAACTTCAGATGCTAATTTGCTTGGTCTTAAGTTTAAACAGTTGTCTGAAGAGGAGAAAGTAACTTTCCTTCAGCCTATTACAGACATGTTAGGTGAGAACTTCTTTGATGAGGGTCAGATTGATTTCTTCTTGCGCAACAAAGGCAGAGGATTGGTTAATCAACCTGACGTACTTATCACTGTTGCGGATGAAAAAGGTAAGATTGTTTATGATGAGGGTGGATATCCGCTCGAATTAAACTTTACTGCAGAACAATCTGCAGAAGGTAGAAAGAATTCTAATTGGAAAAAAGTTCCTTGGAGAAACTCAAGACGTGTAGAAAGAGAAGGCACTGAGCTCGGAGTCACAGAAGATGAAGTATTGTCAACTTATGGACCTGCTTATGATGCTAGAAATACTCTTATCGATTACCTTAAAGAGAACGATGATACTGATGTAGTATTAGATGCAGACGTATCTGAAGGTGTGCTGTTGCCACGTACTAATTACATGGCTGTACAAGATGTTCCTGGAATATCTGAAACTGCAAGCTTGAATGATTTTCAAATTGCGCAGAATTCTTCTGAGTCTATCTTTGATAAATACTTTAAGTTCCAACTGGGTCGTTTGTACTACAACAACAACGGTAATCCTGTTATTCTAAATAACCGTAAGATCTCTGAAGCAGAAGCTGTAGCAATTGCTGAGCTTGTGTATTCTAATAATACAGATCTTATTAGCCCCGCCCAACTTGACGCATTCCTAAGAACTGTAATTAACCAGATTGATAAAGACAATCGATTGATGTTCTTCGAAGGAGAGCGTTATAGAAGTGTTGAGGGTCAAGAAATTCTTGATCAGCTTATCAAGCCTAAAAGAGTTACTACTGATAAAGATGGTAAGAGACAGTTTAAAACTCTAAGCAAAGAAGAGTTTATTAAGACTCTACAAGATCATTATTACAAAGTAGACGCAGATTATCTTTTGGGTGGAAAAAAGTTTGGAAACAAGATACCGTTTGTTTCTTTGAATGAGGCGGGTGAAATTGAGATAGGCCAAGAGTCTTATCTTGATTACATAAAAAGAACTCATGAGCTACCAGTAGACAAAGAGAACAAAGTTACCTCTATGGTAAACAAATCTTTGTATTTGGATCTAGAAGCTATTGATAAGATTAACAAGGTTAAGAATATTAAAGCTGCTGCTACTCCTCCATCTAAGATCAAACAAAAGGTAGAAGAGCAAGAGTCTTCGGAAGCACCTGTAGATCAAGCACAACAGAAAACTTTATTTAGAATCTTTGAGAAAGCCTTCTATGAAGGTAACGATAAAAGATTTAATAATATCTCTGACGAAGTTTTAGCAAGTCTTTCTCCTGCTACTCGTCAATACTTGGTTGATTTGTATGAGGCAATTAAGCCTTACAATGAAAAGTATCAAAGATTAGGAAAGGTAACTGATGAGAATAATAAAGAGATTGTAACAGATGAACAAAAAATCAAGTATGTTACTTCTGCTTATTTTTCAGGAAAAGGAAGAGGATCTCAATTAGGCACTTCTCTTTCTCCTAAGTTTTCTGATTTAGTTTTCCCCACTCCTTCTAGACAAGTTTTAGAAAATATAAATAAATCTTTTGGCGCTAAACTTACAACTCAAGAATTAAATTCTGTAGGGTTGTCTAGGGAGGAAAAAGAATCATTAGCTGCCTTAGAAGGTCCTACAGAAACTAAGAAGTCTACGACTCTTAAACCTAAGATACAAGACAAGTTTGCTGTTGTGCCTCATGCAGAGTTTGCAGATTATTTAGGAAAGCTTCCTCCAATGAAAGAGTTAGACTACGATGAGCTTATTGCTCAGATTGAAGCTAATCCTAATTCTGTTACTGATGTTCAGGTATTGATTCCGAATGAGCAAGGCGAGATTACTGGGCAAGCTTACGAGAGAGTTATTGATAATCCAGATTTTGAATTAGTTCTTCTTTCTGTCACAGATAAAAATGGAAAGACTAAAAGAGTATTGGCTAGAAGATTAACTTCTACTCAAGCTGCTGCTCTTCCAGATAATTCTGTTGTAATTGGATCTGTTATAGTCGATAAATCTGATAGCAGAGAAGCTGATTACAACCTTGTAAGAGTAGCTAGGGAGGATTGGAAATCTGAAGAAGTTGTTCCTGCTGGTAAAGAGAAAACACCCCTAAGCTTTGAGGAAATGGAGAATTCTGTAACTGACGAAGCGCTTGATGAAAATCAAAAACAACAAGGTAAAGAAAATAAAGAAGTTTGTAAGACAGGTTCTGGTAGAAAAGCTGCTATAAAATCTGGCCGTAGATCAGGTCCTGGTTTGTAATATAACTCTTTATTTCTTTTAGTTTTAAAGTATATTTGTATAAATTGAAAAGTAATGATTTGTCCTAATTTATCAGATCCTAATATAAGAAAACAATTTAATGACCTTAGCCAGATTGTGGGTGAGGACTTTGCATACTTCCTTTGGGATAAAAACAATGGATTGCCTTTACATCAAAGACTTGACAAAAGAGCCAAGTTAGATAAAGTAATTGGTAATAAGTTTTATGAAAAATTAGAGGACTCATTTAAAGGAGATTCTAGAGCTGCAACTCTAGCAATGTCTATTACTTTTGGAAATAACTTTAAAAAAGCTAATCCTGAGTTTGACAATAAGTCTTCTGCTCAGAAAGTCAAAGCAGTAAAAGAATTCATTGATAGGAAAAAAGGTACAGTTGAAGATATATCTCAATCATACATACGACAATCAGCAAGAGCTTCTGCTATACGTAGAGAAAACTTTTACGGAGTTCTTGATGTAACAAGAGAACAACTAGAGCAAGATCCTAATTCATTGCTGAATAACATGGAGCCTACTACGGCTTTGGATCAACTAGATGCCTATGTTAATTTTCAAAAAAGTGAGATCTCTAAACATATCAACTTTGTTAACATGTCTAACATTGTTAACAGTGGTGCATATGCTACATGGTCTAAGAATGCTTTAACAGTATATAGAGGTTCGGAAAAAACAGATTTGTATCACGAATCTTTTCACGAATTCACTCAAAAGTTTCTATCTAAAGAAGAGCGCACAGAGCTCTATGCTTCTGTAAGAGACAGAGAAGGTTCTGTAAAGATAGGTGAAATCAGTATTCCTTATTACGCACTCACTGATAGACAGACAGAAGAGATCTTGGCAGAGGAGTACAGAGCATATGCAATTACTCGCACCAAGTCTCCTGAGAAATTGGAGAAGCCTGTAAGAACTATCTTCCAAAAAATTCAAGATTTCTTGAAGTCTTTCTTTACGGGAGTACCTGTTGAACAAAAGAAAATCACTTTTAAAGATCTTCAAAATTCTAAAGTAGGAGAAGTATTTGAGACTCTTTACACTAGTAACTTTAGTAGATTCTCTCTAGACAATACTAACGTTAGCTTTGACTTACTTAATAGATCTATAGGATTTAGCCTAGACTATGAGAATGAGTCAGGCAAGAATACTTTTGATCTTACTCCTCAAGAAACATTTGAGGTCTTTGGCTTTATTGACTACACTTTGTACAACAAGATGAGAGCTGACAAGGTTAGCATCACAAGCTTGATGGACAAGAAGTTTAGAAGTCAGTATGTTTCCTCTTTGTACAACTTTGCACGTAACGAAGTTGAGGTATTGATTGATGATCTTACTAGTCAGATTGAATCTACAAAGTCTTTATCTGCTAAAGAGAGATTAGAGAATACAAGATCATACTTACGCTTGTTAGTTCACAGCGAAGAGAACTGGAAGAAAGTAGTAGATCATCACCAAGAAAACATACAGGGAGAGATTTTTAAAACTACTCTAGCTAAGGAAGATAGCCAAGACAAACTAAACGATGATAAGGATGAGTCAGAACAAACCAAGTCTGTTGGTATCTATGATGATCCTGGCGCATCTAATCCTTTGCAGTTCTACGATCCATATGTAGTAGAGCTTATTAGAAGTCTTCCTGATAAAAGAATTGTAGACGGAGAAGTACAATTGGTCAGAGGTAACCTTCTAGGGTTGCCTGCAAGTGGAAACTTCCTTTACAATAAAAACCTTTTGCAAGATGCATTGTCTGGATTGACATCTTATAAGGATGTAATCAATAAGATTCAAAGCCTAGTAGAGTATAATCCTCAAATGGCCGATTTGCTCGAGCTTCTTCCAAGTCCTGACTCTGTTACTCTTACTCCTGTAGAGTTGAGTCTTAAGGCTCAGATTATGCAATCTTTGACTATGCCTCAGATTCCTCCATTTACTGTGAGAGCTAAAGCATCAGAAGAGATTGTTAGTTCTGAAGAAGTTTCTCCTGCAGAAAAAGGAGATCAGGAAAAGAAAATAAAGCAAAGAAAAAAGTCTGCTTTGACTTTAAGTACTTTCTCTGTGAACACATTGACTCAAGATGCATTGGCAGAATTCTTAGATACAGAGTTTCAGCTTAGCGCTTCTAGAGCTTATAGGGGGGAAGTAGACAATGATGGATATAGAAAGTTTGCAAACACTACTAACGAAGGTTTGGACTTCGCTACATTTTCTGTTTCTTCTGCTTTAGATTCTTATGAGATTCTTCCTAATAGTCCTGATAAAGTTATCTTTGATTTCTTACAGGATTCTTTTGGTATCAATTTAACACAGGGAAAAGCAAAAGTATTGTTTGACAAAAAAGGTCAAATAAGAAAAAGTGTTTCCCCTTATTCTCCTGGGACAATTGCAGCTATTAGAAAGATGGCTCTGTCTGCATATAAAAAGATGCAGTTATATGAACTAGTTTACAATCTTCCTCTTAACGATAAGTATAGAGGTCTAAAGAATCTTGTACCTAGAAATATTGAAACTCCAGCAGGCACGTTCTTGAGTGATTTGAGAACTGATATCTATGATCGCATTGTTGCGATGAACAAGCCTCTAGCAAAGGAAGAGGAGTTTAAGCCTGTATACGATTTTCTTACTGCAAACTTTAACAAGAAAGAATTCCTCAATAACGAAAGAGTTCTTTTGTATAAAGCAATTGAAAACTACTACTATGTAACCAAGTCAGGTTCATTCTTGAACGAGGAAGGAAACATGGAGTGGTCTATAAGGGAGCGTCAACACCTAGCTTATCAGATTGAAAAGATTAATGCTGCTCAGAATATTAATGAGCTTACTGGGCACTTAAATCCTAATAGAAATAACTTTATTGGAAAATCCGCCTTGATGCGCAAGATGTTCAATGAAGGTGGCGAAAGACTGATAGGTAAATCTAGAATGCCTGTTACAATGCGTCTAGATAACTTTACTGGTTTCTCTGATAAAAAGACTATTAATCTAGACGTAGACGATAAGTATGTACAAGACTTAGCTGCTTTCCTTAAAGAAGGTATTGTTGAGAACATGCGTAACGGAGCAAAGTCTTCTACGTTTGCTATCAGAGTAGGTGAGTCTAGAGGTAGCAGAATTTACTACGGATTTGATAAGTTTGGTTATAATCCAGAAACAAAAAAGATTACTCTAGCTCCTGAAGTAATTGATCAGTTTAAAGATTACTTAGAGTTTGAGATGGCTAGAATCTACGATGACTCTAACCAGAAGGACACTCTAAATGCAAAGGAGACAAGAGGTGCTCAGTTTATTATTTTTAATGACATTCTTCCTAAGGATGTTAAGAAAGAAATCATAGATAGCTTAAGAACCAGTGAGAAGTCAAAAGAAGAAACTATAAAAGCTTTAGCAAACTCAATAGGCTATGTAAGCTTTGAAGACTATCTTACTAATTTCTTTAGCACAGAGATGGAAACTTCCATCAATGAACTGGCGCAAGCTATTAATGGTGGAAGAATTGAAGGTACTAAAAAACTACCATCTCTTCAAGAACGTTTTAAAGATGTCTTTGGGGATTATGATATTTATCCTACCCTGGCTTCTTATATTACAAACTATTACACCCACCAGGTAGAATACTTACACTTGTTAGTTGGAGATCCTTCTAACTTTGGAATCAAGCCAAAAGATATTGCAGCTAATAACTGGCGTGAAGTATTTAAACGTTTAGGTGCATCTATTTCTCCAGGTCGTCAGCCTATTATAGATGACCAAGACTTGACTAGTAGAAACTCTAACGCTAAGTTGGGCAGAAAGCTTGAGGCTTTAGTATCTCCAAATAACGTAAGAGACTATACTAAGAACTTTAGCTACGTACAGTTCAAGGATATTAAGACTTTTGATAACGAGACTCAAAGCAGGCTTTATAGAGAAGCAGTAATTGATAGTTATGCAGAGCACCTTAAGAGCCTTGATAAGAAAAAGAAAGACAATGTTTTCTATAAAGCTCAAGCAGAGGATGACTTAGGACTTGCCCTTGATTCTGTAATCAGACAAGACAAAGAATCTGACGCACAGGCTTATGGTAACCTAGACTTCTTGAGATTTTATTTGGATAGCGTAGGAGAGTGGACTCCTCAACTAGAAGAACTTTACCAAAACGAGGTAAAAATTATGGAGAAAGTTTTGGAGTACCGTGAAACAGCTGATCCTAAAGTGTACGGTCAAATCAAAGCACTTCAAGCGAAGGTTAATTTAGGAGCACTGCCTTCACTTAAGTTAGGCTACTGGGGGTCCCCTGTAGAAGATACTAATTATGTGATGTTGGGTAAATACTCTGTTGCTCCTTTGCTTCCTTCTGCGTTGTTTGAGACAGATCTAGAAGACCTGATGGTTAACATGCTAGAAGGTGGAGTAGACTTTGCTACTTTTGATAGTGGAAGTAAGATGTCTTCTCCTAGAGAATCTATTCCTTTTTATAAAACTGAAAAAGTAATCGAGCCTTCTGGTAAAAGCAATGAAGTATTAAAGACCAACGACATTGAACAAGAAAACTTAATTACTCTTCCTATTGAAGGTTTGAGAAGACAACAATACATTGCTCCTAAGTTTAAGGGAGAAGCTACTCTATCTACACAGATGGTTAAACTAGCATTCTCTAACTTCTATGAGGGTGGTGAGATACGAGATGAGATTAAAGCTGTACCTGGTCTTGAGCAAAAGATTACTAAAGCTATTAATGCCTTTAAGACAAACATTGACGTAGTAGTACAAACAGAAAAAGCTAAGATATTTAGTTCTATTGGAGCTACTGTAGATCAAGAAGGAGGCCTTGTTAGTTTTGACACAGCAAAGTTTGCTGATTGGATTAAGTCAGAGTTTGACAAGAAAGATATTCCGCAAGCAGTATATGACTATCTCAAAGTGCAGGATAATAAATTCTTGTTTGCTTTAGACGTATCTCCTCACAGACAGTTGATTGAGAATGTAATCTCAACTTCTATAAGCAAGAGAGTTCTTAAGCCTAAAATGTTTGGCGAAGCATTTATTCAAACGGCTTCTTCAGGCTTTAACAAGAGTAATACAAGATTTGTTAAACCTACAAAAGCGCAAGTTGAGAAGTACGGTGTGTCTGGTCTTAGAGACTATGGACGTATTGTAAATGGAAAACATCAACCTGCAGATATTAAAATCGCATTCAACCATAAGAAATATGGTGGCTTGCTTGAGCTTGAGTGGGATGGCGAGATTATAGATAATCTAACAAACCTTAACAAGGCATTGATGGATGATCAGTGGGTTGAAGAACATTCTGACAAATTAACTATTGTTGGAGTACGTATTCCTGTACAAGGATTTAACTCTATGGAGCACTTCCGTGTTCGTGAGTTTCTTTCAGAGTCTGCTGGTCCTATAATTATTGTTCCTCCTTCTTTGGTTACCAAGTCTGGTGGTGACTTTGACATTGACAAATTGTTTATGTATGAGCCTGAACTAGATCAGGAAGGTAATCTAAAACAAGCAGACAGTAGATTTAAAAAGAATCCAAAGACTGTATACAATTATGTAGCAGCTAGAAAAGAACTTTTGGATAGCTTAAAAGCTCACCAAGATCTTCTTAAAAATAAACTAGAAGAATTCAAATCTAAGTACGACTCGCAACAGACTGCTGTTCAAGTACTTGAGAAACACATTGCTAATAATGGAATGATTCTTAACTTTGATAAGTCTAAGTTATCGGACCAAGAGAAAAGTGAGATTTTTGATTCTGCATTTGACCAACTTACATTCCTAGAGAAACTTACTGAGGCCAGCAAAGATGATGCTCAAGTTAGAGCACTATATGAGTCTATAAAAGCCATGCGTTCTAAGTATGCAGAAGTTGCTCAGTATTCTCCAGGTAAAATCAAATCAGGTTTCTCTAATGAGTTAATCCAAAGTCTTTCTTCTGTATTGTCTGAGCCTGCTATTATGAAGCAGATGCTTAAGCCTAACGATTCTCCTATTCTTAAGAAGATAGCTAATCACTACAATGAGGTTTATAAAAAGGGCAAAGGTAGAATCTCTTCTTCTAGAATGTTTACTCCTAGCGTATCTCTTCAGATTTTTAAAGAGAATGCTATGGCTAAGAAAGGTCTAGGTACAGCTGCAAAGATGAACGCTTTGCATAAGTTGTATCAGCAAACTGGCCTTCGCTACACAAATGAGTTCTTTATGAAGAATTATTTGATGCGTGCTAACAAAGTAAACAATTCAATTAACCTGGGCGGATACTACGATGCTAATAACGAACATTTGATTTCTGATCTTATTGATGAGTTTATCAACGGTTTTGTAGACGTAGAAAAAGAAGATTGGGTAAACTACTTTAATGCAGATAACAAGAGAGCTCCTATTATCCTTCAAATGGTGTTAAATGGTACGCCTATCGAAGATGCTATCTTGTTGGTTAATCAGCCTATTGTTCAACACTACTTAAAGAATTCTAGACTAAACTCTACATCTAGGTTGCTAGGTGAAAAGTCTTCGGGTGTAATGAATTACTTGAGAGAGGGACTAACTGCTTTGGGTAAAAAGAAGTTTATAGGTTTTACTAATAATATTCCTGATCTAAATAAAACCATTAATAACATACTTAAGGACGACTACTTCACTAAGCATATTAGAAATATGTCGGAAGAGTCATACGCTCCTTCTGTAGACAATACCCGTGAAGCTTACGATAACTTGTTAGAGGCTGCAAAACAAGGAGAATCTACTTCTGAACTTGCTGCTCAGATTGCATTCATGACTCAGTATCACCTCGTGTCTGAGCAGAACAAAGATCTTCTTAACCTCAACTCAGCTATTGACTTTAACACTGCTAGATATATTACTCTTAATGACTTTCACAGAGTAGTTAATACTATTAAAGAAGAGTCTGATAACTTTAATCAAGATGGAATTAATAAAATTCTTAAGGATAGTGTAGTATCTCCATTTAACCTTACAAAAGAAGCAATTGCAATTGGAGAGAATGCATTCTCTATTATGGGAATGGCATGGTATCAGGATTTCTTAAATGACTTTACTAAAGAGTATGGAAAGTATTGGGCTCCTGATGAAAGATCTACAGAAGTTAATAACTTAAACAATGCAATAATGCATGGTATTATTCAACAGTATTCTTTCTCAGAGGAAGATGATGTTGATTACTACTTAGAGTATGGACCTAATTCAGGATACCTTACTCAAAATGGTGTAGGTAACTTGAGAAGTAAATTCACTGAGTTGTTCAGAAAGAAAACTCAAGAGAATAGTGAGCTCAAAGATTTTGCACAGAACAACCTGTTCCTTAAAAACTTTAAGACTAAGAACGTAGAAAACACTAATAAGTTCTATGTTGCTATGGAGACTAATGAAAGAGATCCTATTATGGTTGACTCTATGCAGAAGTCTTTCCAAGATGGTCTTAATTATGGCTTGAGCACACCTGGAAGTGGTGATGTAAATCTAGATGAACAGGTAAGACAGTTCTTCCACGATGTTGCAAGCGCTACGATTATGGGGCAAGGCTTTACTATTAAGTATAGAAGTCTACAACCTTACTTACCCTTAGATGCTTTAGACGCCATTGTTCCTGCTATGGACGAAATGGATACTATAGCTGAGAAGGTTAAAGTTGTACCTGGCGAAGTTTCTGAAGATAGAATGAAGCTTCTTGCTTACATGCAGCAGATTCTTAAACTTCATAACAAGGTTAACGGTACTAAAACTAGTGCTTTAAATAATAGTAGATACTTCCCTGACTATAGATCAGGTGTGAAAGGTATTCGCATTAGTCCTTATAAGACTCAGCTAAGTGCTATGCTCTCTCCTAATACAACTCTTGCAAAGTCAAAAGGTAACCTTAAGACTGATTGGAAAGTAGAGTTTAATGGAAAGAAGTATGAAGATGCTTGGGCAGCTTACACAAAAACAAAAGACGTACTTGAGCGTGAAGGTAAAATCTCTGGCAAGAGACAGGAGCTTCTTACCAATAACATGACAGATATCTTAGAAGCTAGGTTCTTACAGAATTCTCGTATGTTTGGTGCTCTTTATGATAAAGGGGGACTAGAGTTTTTAGAAAATTCTTATGTAGAGGGTCTATCTGCTGAGTGGAATAGTACACCTTTAAGTCGTGGTTGGTACATCGACTCACTAAAAGCCGCATACGAAAGAGTTCTTCCTGAAATGGAAGAAGCGTGGGTAAACAGAGAACCTACTTCTGAAAAAATGATTGACTCAGAAACTTCAGAAACTATGGAAGATCCGTCAGCAGATTATGTTCCTATGGATTTCACTGAAGAAGATTCTTTAGAGTCTCTTGCTCAGGAGTCAGGTCTTAAAATCAAAGACAAATCTTCTACCGTAAAGGAACAAGAACCTGCTGAGTTGTCTGAAGAAGACTTGACTTATGGTATTGAACTACCTAATGGAGAGACCATGAGTTTATCGTATGATCAGATAACTGCTGAGAACTTAAAACAATATTTCCCACAGTTAACTGCACAACAAGCCGCTAAAGCAGCTGAAGCATTTAGACAAGAGCTAAGAGATAACAACCCTGGTTATGACTTTGAAACTAAGTGTTAATAGTTATATTTGTAAATAAGCAATAGAATAAAAATGCCTCGTAATTGTATAATTAATTTTAATAACCCTGTAACTGGAAGAAGACATGCTTCTTTAGTGGGATATATGCTCAATCAGAACGGTATCTCAGAAGCTGATTTGTCAGATGTTTTAAGTGCAGGATTTATCTATAGTAAATCTTCTGGAGTAAAAAGCTGGAACAATAAGAAGAGCGAAAGTCCTTACGTTGAACCTAATGTAACTGAGGTACTTGAGAAACTTCCCTTTGTAGAAGCTAATCCTTCTATTGTAGGATATATAGATAAAGTACAAAGCTTTTACGATGAGCAGAATCTTGCTATTAGCACAACTTTAAATCTGGCTCAAGTAAGAAGTATTATTAAGAATAAACCAGAAGACATCTCTTTAGAAATAGAAACTGTAGATCCTGAAGTTAATCCTAACGAAAGAACTTACAGAATTTATCCTCTTCCTTATAGCCAAGATCATTTGGCTTCTTTAGGTAACTCTATCTTTAATGAGCTATATGATGTACAGGTTGAGAATGGATTGCCTACTGCTTTAAGAGATCTTACTAAGTTTATAGATTTGGTTAACCCTAATCTTTACAACACAATTAATAACATACTTAAAGATCCTAGTACTACTTCGCAACAAAGAGACATCTTAAATACACTGCTTTCTATTTCTCAGTTTATTCCAGACATTAACTTTGAGATCACAAAAGACGTATTGTTTTCTGAAAACAATGTATACGGAATAGGACAGTTTGATCCTGTAACTAACAGCATTGTGTTTAATGCTGCTGCTATCTCAACTCTTTCTGCTAATAAGTTTAAGAACGTTCTTATACATGAGATGGTGCATGCTGCTTTCTTCTCTGTTTTAGAAAATCCTATTACAGCCGCAGATAAAGTTTTTGCTAGTGAGATTAAAAGAATCTACGAATACTATAGAGAAAAACACAAAGGCAAGATTGGTATTGAAGACTTTTATGGATTGACTGATTACCATGAATTTTTATCAGAGTTCCTTTCTAATCCAACATTCAGAGCAGCTATTGAGCAAGAAGCACCTGAAGTTCACGGCTCTTTTATACAGTCAATGCTAAACTTCTTTAAAAAGATGTTTAACAAGGTTTTGGGACGTTCTGGTAGATCTGTTTCTCAAGAGTACTTAGACTCTCTTGTAGGTGCTATGGTGATAGATGTAATTAGTAATGAGTCCATCAATACTTCTTTGACATACAGTACTCAACGAAAACTTTCTTATGCACCCAGCACTGCTGAGTATGAAAAGTTTTTGGAAGAGATGCCTTACACAGATTCTAAAATCTTTTTTGATCGCTTAGACGAATTCTTAAATAGTGATGCAGTTAATTGGTCTCAAGTTTATAGAGAGGCAGATCGCACAGGGGTTAACGTTTATAATATTACAGCTGCTCAGGAGCATCTAAATAGTATTGTAATTGACGATATCTCGACAGCAGATCTTAAAACCTCTTTTAGTGGATTAGTAAGTCACTTGTCTGAGACTATTGCATTCTTGCGTTCTGCTGCAAGAAACATGGAAGAGATCAAGAAGAACAAAGCTATCTCCGAAAGAGATTTTTATTCTAAGATGTATCACTCTGCTAAGATGGGTGAGTTCTTTGTAGACTATGTAAAAGACTTTAAGTCTTTCATGTTTCCAGAAGGTAACGTTCCTTTTGATACGTTGATTGGTAAGTCTTTAAATAACATCGAAGCTATTGCTAAAAGCTTAATAAGTAATCATGATACTAATGCTGCAAAACCTATTGCAAAAAGACTAGCAGCTGAACTAGCTCCTCAAACCGAAGTTCTTCGTAAAGAAATAGAGAAAGAAGTTGCTAGACTTGAAAAACTTGTAGCCAGTGCAGATTCTAATGTTGTTAAACAGAATGCTCAGCTTAAGCTTAAAATGGAGAGAGATAGATTAAATTTCCTGGCTACTCCTGAAAATCTAGAAAAAGCTTTGTTAGGATCTTTAAAGATTGAAGATGAGGGCGCTCGTCAAAAACTTTCCAATTACTTTAGTTCTATTTTTGAATCAGCTGCTATTTCTGGTAATCTTGTTAGTGGTTCTTTAGGAACTTTGATAAATAATATTTGGTCACGCTCAACCCAAAAAGCATTAGCTCTTGAGGGTGAGATGAAGAAGATTGCCGATCAGCTACAAGCATATAATAAAAAGAAAGGTATAACTGCTTATACAGGTCTAGACTTCCAAAAGGTCTTTGGTCCATTTATTCAAAAGGTTACAGTTGTAGAAATTCAAAGAGGTCAATTAGTCGAAAGAGAGACTCTGGCTTTGTTAAATGAGTTTGATGAGATTAGCTATCGTAATGATTGGACTAGAAAGAAATACGAGATTAACAAACTTGAGTCTAAGAAGAATAGAACCGAGCAAGAGGATGCTGATCTTGAGAGGAGAATAGAAAACTTAATGGCCTTTGAAGATTTACATCTTCGTGATATGTATACTGATGAGTATCATCGTATCCAGGGTCTTTTGTTGCCTGAAGCAAAAGATGCTAGAAGCGCTATTATAGATAAGATGCGTCAGATTCAATTGACTCCTGTACAGGGAGAACAATCTGAAGAAGATCTTGATAAACTAGATGATCTTAAATCTCAACTAGATCAGCTTGAGTCTGACTACGATGAGTATGGTGTACTGAAGGACGACTATAACAGACGTATTGCAGAGAACATCAGACTTTGGAAGTCTGAGAGAGCTGCTGCAAACATGTATCAGTATACTATCTCTGAAAGTAACCGTGCATTATTTGAGGGATTGTTTGAGTCTAGGAAAGCAGCAGTAGCAGAGGCAACTGATCTTTTAACTCAAGCTCAAACAAGTAATAACGCAGAGAATCTACAGATTGCTCAAAAGAAATATCAAAAGGCTATATCTGACTTAGAGAAGTTTAAGAAAGCTAATGTAGTTAGAAAGGTTGCTCCTGAGTTTTATGAAGAACGTAGAGATATTCTTGACGCTATTTCCGAGATTCAAAATAAATACCCAGCTGCTACAACTGGTAGAACTGTGCAACAAGTTTACGAAGAGTTGTTCTCTTTGCTTAAGCCTTATAAGAATAAGAACAGCGAGTACGAAGGTTCTTTGATTATCCAAGACAAAGTAGAGTATGTTAATGACCAGGGTAAGACTGTTAAGATAAGTATTCCTGTAAGAATCAAACAGCTTCAAGATGAGTTGGATGATATCCGTGAAGAGATTTCAGAGAACAGAGAAATTTCTAAACAAGATAAACAAGCCCTTAGAGCGCTTTATAGTCAATTGTCTAGTATGCAAGAGACTGTAGAGACAGAAGACTATGAAAAGCAAAAAGCAATTAACCTTGCAAAGCTTAGACCAAAAGTAATTGCAGCTTTAGAAGGTAATGTTTCTGACTATAGTACTGAACAAATTAGAGCTCGTCTAGAAGCTGCGTTAAAAAAGACTGACTGGTTTAAAGATAACCACAGATTGACTTATGATTTTAGAACAGAAAAGAAAGTATGGAAACCTACCCTTCAATGGCAGGTAACTCTTCCTACTAATCCTAATTATATTCTAGAGACAGAGCCTTCTTTCCGTTGGTACAATATTCAAGTTAATCCTGCTTTCATTAACCCCGAAGTAAAAGAGAATAGAAACTCAAAGAGAGTAGCTCTTAAGTCTGATAGTATTTATCGTAGCAAGGAGTATGCTAAACTGGATGCTGAGCAGAGAGACATTCTAAGAAAAGTAACTGACATCTATCAAAGACATCAGAAAGGTCTTCCCAAAAATCTAATGAAAGGGCTAGAGCTTCCTTCAGTTCGTAAAGACGGATTGGAAGGAGCTAATCAAAGCTTCGGTACAATTAGATCCCAAATAAGTTCTGTTTGGGGTAACATAACTGACTCTATTATGGGACGTGATGATGAGGAGCTTGGAGAATCTGCTATGTTTGAGAGTAGTCAAAAGAAAGATTCTCAGCTTAACAGATCTAAGAACCGTCTTTACATGAAGTATGTACGTCCTGTGGAAGCAGATAAGATGACTGTAAACTTTATTGAGTCTATTACTCAGTTTGGCGCAGAGTCTATTCGCTTTAGAGGTATGTATGAAGAGCTTCCTTATATCTTGGGAGTAAGAGATCTGGTTGAAAAGCATGTTCGTGGTACTACTGCTAAAGTCGTAAATGATATGCTTGAAAGACGTATGAATGGTCAGAACAAAGTAGCCATGAGTAACATTAAAGCTTTAAGATTTGCTGAAGAAGCAATTTCTAGATCTCTTTCTCTTGGAGCAAACATGGTACTTTCTCTGAACTTACCTTCTGCTATTAAAAACTTCCAGGCAGGTAGTGCAAACATTTATATCCAACTTAACAGATTTGGAATTAGCAAGAAAGCTGTTTCTAAACACATGGGTAAAAATGCCAAAGAGTATATGAATCTATTTAACGCTCAGGTTGAAGAAGGTCAGAATACTCCATACATGGTTAAGATGAAATACTTCAGTGTTATGACTACTGATACGCTGAGTGAGTCTGGAAAGAAACTTTATTTAACTTCTCTCGATAAGTCTGCTAAGTATAATCCTCTTAAGCATCTTGCGTTTATGAGAGAGTTTGGTGAATTCGAAATGCGTTCTGCGGTTGCAGGTGCTCTTTCTGATCAATTCTTGATTGAGCTTAATGATGGTAAGTTTGTTCCTATTATGGATGCATACCAGGTAGTTGGTAATACTTTGGTTCCAAGAGAGGATATCAAAGATCAAGATGGTTTTGCAAAAGCAGAACAACATTACCGTAACCAACTTAACTTAGTAAACTCTATGATTCATGGTGCATATGGCTCAATGGATAAAGGAGAATACAGTAGATATACTTTTGGCCGATTGTTGATGTATATGAGAGGCTGGTTAGGTTACCAGTATATTTCTAGATTTGGTTCAAGACGTATGTCTTATTCTGCGGGTATGCAGTTTGAAGGTATGTATAGAACTGTTTTCAATGCTTCTAGAATGTTGTTTAATAACAAAATGAACTTTGTAGCAACCAGAGACTTGTTGTCTAGAAATGAAAAAGAGAATATTATATCCGCAGGTTATGATACTTTAGCAATTATTGCTGCAATGGCTGTAGCTAAGATGCTTGCTTCTGCAGTTTACTCAGACGATGATGATGATATGGACAACTTAGGAGTTTACTATATGTTGTACAACGTTCTTTATCTAGAAGATGAGTTGAGCTCTTTGCATCCTTTGTTTGGAACAGCCGCAATTGCTTATTCAAGATTAGAAAACAACGTAGATGGTAAATCTGCTGTAGAGTACTACACCCATAAGAATGTGGTTCTTCCATTCCAATCTGTTAAAAATGTGCTTCAGTCTATTTGGGATTTTACTCTAGGAGACATTAATGCATTTGATGACTATGTTCCTAGAAGTAAAACAGGAAGAGTTCTTAATCCTAAGAGATATCAAAGAGATCCTTTCTTGGACGGTAAACCTGAGATAGTTGCAAGACTTGCTAAGCTTTGGGCTCTTGATAAAACGGTTAACTCTATATACGGGGGACAAGAATATCTATACAGACGTTACGAATACTCTAACCCTAAGTGGTATACTAGTTCTTATGAAACTGATAAGAGAGCTGCCAGAAAAGGAGCGGCTTCTGCTAAGAAAGAAATTAAATCTATTCAGCAAGAACTTAACTACGTAGATGATAAAGATACTAAAGATGCTTTGTATGAAAGAATCTCTGATCTGCAAAAAATAATTGACGGAGCAGATGCTAACATAGAAGCTTTGGAGGGTGATTTTGAAACTATGGATAGGAAGTAAATTTCTTAAACTATTGAAAAACTTATAAATAAAACTATATTTGTATAAATGAGGCAAAAAAATGCCTGGAGTAAAATCGATTAATTATTAAAATGGCTTACGATCTTTCACAAAAATTGGACGAGCAATCTAAAAAACTCAGACAGATTGCTGCAAGCACTGGACTTTCAGTAGGTTCAGGCGGATTCAAGTATCACGGTGCAGCTGCTGCTACAGGTGTTAAATATACTGCACTGGTTCCTCAAGAAGATACAGTCTTTACAGTCTTTAAAGTAGACGGTGTAGATGTTCTTGCAGACAGAGGAATGACTGGAATCACTTTTAAACAAGGCGCTCTTCTTTCTGGAGGAGGATTTATTACAGACTTTACTATTTCTTCTGGGAGTGTAATTGCTTACAAATAATGATTACAATAGGAATCAATATTCGTATCTAAAATGAAATCTACAGTACTTTATATAGCAGCTGGTTTTTTTGCTTTTCTAGGATCTTACTTCTTAAAAATTACTATGGATAACGTTGACCAATATCTGGCAGTGTGTTCTATAGTTTTTATCGATGGATTCTTTGGAATTTGGGCAGGAACTAAAACAGAAGGATTTAAAACCTATAAAGCATTAAAAGTACTTCAGACTTTAGTTGTTTGGTTGTTTATGCTTACAGGAGTCCTTATAATTGAAAAAGGATTTGATGGAACTTTCTGGTTAAGTGAAACAGTAGTAACGCCTTTTATTCTTTTTCAACTTATTTCAGCTCTTAAAAATGCAGAAAGAGCTGGGCTTATACAGAATGAGTTGCTTGTCCTTATTCTAGAAAAAATAGACAAGCATAAAGAACCCAACCATGGAAACAAACGTCCACCTGTTAAAAAAAGAGTTCGAAAAAACTAAGATTCTTTTGATCTCAGATATACACTGGGACAATCCCAAGTGTAAAAGGGACTTATTAAAAAGTCACCTGGATGAAGCACTCAGAATTAATGCTGACATCCTTTTAAATGGAGATACTTTCTGCTTGATGCAGGGAGCTTATGATCCTCGTAAAAACAAAAACGATATTAGGCCTGAGCATAACAAGGCAAACTATTTAGACGCAGTAGTTGATACTGCTATAGATTGGTTTGCACCATATGCGCACCTTATTAAGGTTGTAGGTTATGGTAATCATGAAACTAATATTTTGAAACGACAAGAGACTGATGTTATTAAGCGATTTGTAGAAGGACTTAATGCTAAAATGGGCACTGAAATTCAAATTGGTGGCTATGGCGGATGGATCCTCTATAAGTTTGTCAGAGGAGGCTCTAACAGCAGTATTTTATATAGAATTAAATACTTCCACGGTTCAGGTGGAGGGGGTCCTGTAACTAAAGGTTCTATTCAGTTTAATCGAATGTCTACTATGGTAGAAAATGCTGATATGATTTGGATGGGACACGTTCACGAAAGTCAGGAACTTACTTATACTGTAGAAAGAATGAATAGTGCTAACGTTGTAGATCTTAGAGATATACTTATGGTTAGAACTCCTACATACAAAGAAGAATATAACGAGGGCAAAGGCGGATGGCACGTAGAAAGAGGTGCACCTCCTAAGCCTTTGGGCGGAAGATGGCTAGAATTAATCCCAAAAAGAAGTAAAGCTGGTGGGGAAGATAAAATGACGATTGGTGCAGTAACTTATAAAACTATTTAATATGAAAATCCCAGTAACATTTATCTTTAACAAAGGAGAAGATCCGTTGTATAAAATGATTGGCTTGCAAGCTGATGCCGATGAAGTTGAGATCTTAGAGGACGGTATTCTTGATATCTCGACTATTGAAGCTGTTAGTGATAATGGAGGTACTACTATGGTTTATACCAGAGGAGGACACGTATTTAGTATTGACAGTTCCTATGAAGACTTTCTTGATATTTATTTAAGCTAGTGTATACTAATTCTAAAATATTGCTAGATAAAACAAATATGAGACTCACTATATTTAAAAATAGTAGCTGGTTTCTATTGCCTACTATCCAATTAACTTTGGATAAAAAGATTAATCACTACCGTTGTGTAGACATTATTTTTTTAAATAGGTCTTTAGAAATTGCCTGGGATATTGATCCAGATTATTTTCAGCTTTAATATTTTTTATTTATTTTTGATCTTATGTTAGGTTTTAGAGAAAAAATGGAACGGTTATTACTGTACGTAGTAGTCGTATGGTTAACTATTTTTTTAATAAAATCTACATTCTTTAAGGAAGAGGCTAAGCCTAACACGCAGATTATCAATTACTTAGACTCTGTTCAGAAAACTACAGCTGCCTTGATGTATAAGGTAGACTCACTAAATAAAGTCAGGGTAGAGCTTTACTCTGAGGTCACAAAAGTCAAGCTAAAGTATGACACAATTAAAATCACTATTGATAGTATGCTTCCTGTGGATGCCACTATCTTCCTATTGTCAAAGTCTAGACAGCTCACTGCTAAGGGAGTTGAATGATGAATTCTTAAAAGGAATTCAGGCTAGGGAGAAAGTAGTTGCCCTAAATAAGATTATCAAAAATGATAGTCAAACAATAGTTTTGTATCAAGACAGTATTGTGCCTGGTCTTAATAAAGCTGTAGAAGTTTCTAAGACAGAAATTATTAATCTTAATCAGATTATCGATGAGAAGGATCGCATAATCAAGATGTATAGATATGGATCTATTGGATTATCAATATTACTAATAGGCCTATTACTATGACTATAAGAGAACTTGAACTTGAAATAAATAAGTTTTTTCTAGACTCTGAGAAAGATTCTCAGCAAGAAAACGCTAAGGGTGTAGGTATATATCCTAATAGCGTCATACTAACTAAAGCACAATACGACAGCTTCCTAAAACAAATGTTTAAAATAGATGTTGACTTTGGGGATGAGATTATTATTCAAAGCATCTGCGGCTTAAAGGTTATCTTTACTGACTACATCGCAGAACCCCGATTAATCAGAATGTGTAGAAATAATAAAGGGGACTGTTAAGCCCCCTTCTTATTTCATGAACTATAAACAAATCACTCGGGATTTTTCAAATTTAATTCAGGACCTCCTACTGCGGCAAAGAATGCGTTGATTTCATCAGCATCTTTGAGCTCAATAGTAATAGGCTCACTGGTAATTTCAAACTTTGCAATCTTTACAGGAATTCTTTCCTTTGTCTTAGGATCAGTTCTGTACTTGTACTCGATGGGAGTCAGCTTATCGGCATTAGACGATAAAACCACCGATAGTCCATCATTAGTTGGATAGGTCATAATAACACTTTCCAAATCAAAAGAGTAGCCAGGCTTGGCTATTTCTTTCTGTTCACCGTCTACATCAACGGTTTCTTTCTCGGTATAAAAAAATAATTTCATAAGTTGGTTAGTTTAAATACTTTAATTCCTACGTTTTTTAAAAGGTTAAGACCTGCTTGGTCTTTATACTCGTTTAAGTAGTATACTTCTTTGATACCACTTTGAATAATCAATTTAGCACATTCTACGCAACAAGCATGAGTAATATACATAGTAGAGTTCTCGGTGCTTATTGGACTTTTGCAGGCCTTAGTGATCGCATTTGATTCTGCATGGAGGACGTGTACAAAAGTAACATTACTGTCCTCGCATTTGTTTGGCATACCACTAGGGGTACCATTATAGCCAAAAGAGATAATGTTACCGTCTTTGACTATAATGGCTCCTACTTGTAATCTCTTACAGTAAGACTCCTGTGATACTCGTAGTGCTATATCTTGGTATAGTTGGTGCTTTGGTTTCATTTAGCTTCCGTGAGGTTAGCTTCATATCTAAAGATTTCTTTAGAGTAATCTAACTTTAATCCGTCTAACATAACGGCAGACTTTACAGTAACAGCGGCAATAAAATCTGCGCTAAATCCATTACTAATGGATTGTTTGTACTTTTTTAAATCATTCCAATAAACGTCTCCAATTTTATAGACCAGCATTCTTTTATACTCGTCTATATCATACCAATCGTAAAAAGACTCAAATTGAGCGATCTTATTTTCAAAGATATCATAATGCTTATTCGTAATATTAAATAAGAAAAATAGGCAATTCTCATATTTACATTTGTACCCATAGTCATCTAGATAAACATTCTTAAGACCAAATTCTGCTAAAGTCGGCAAAGAATTTCTGCTAAATACTAAACCTGTCAATAGTTTAGAGGTTAAATTGTACTTAGATAAATCCATTTCCTTACTAGCTTTTACGTTGTTATTCGTCATCTCCATCTGGCAAAGTTAAGAAACGAATTCCATTATTTTGATAATCTTCTCTGGTATATTCCCACAAATTGTTTTCTGTGTGCCACTTATACCGATCAATTGCTTGATCAAAACCTTCAAAATTACGGACTCCGTACTTGCCGCCAGATTTACCTATCTCTAGTATTTCATTAGACACCTCATAGATCATAGGGTTTCCTGGAGATGTCTGACTTTCTACCATAAATCTAAAATTATTCATCTTTTCTACTCCGTATTTCTCTTTGTAGTTGTTTTGAATAAGACCTTCTGTGTAGAATGCCGCTTGAATATCATATCTAAACTTCCATAGATTAGAATACCAATAGTGAGTTTTCACATAACTAGTCTTAATGTCTATAGGATAGAGAGTTTTTTCAATTTTATCTACTACTACCATATCTAATAGAGCTTTGCAGGCTATGTCTTTGTAAGTGAAGTTAAGAGGGATCTGAAAGTGCACATCATACCTCTCTTTGTTCTCAAAGTATTCTTTGGTAAATCTGTGCGTCATCAGACTTTCTTTAATTTCGTAAATAAGCTTGTGTTGCTGAGGACTAATTACTTGTTTGTTTTCACTGTTAATCAAAGCATTGTAATAACTAGAACCCTCTTTAGCGAATCGATCTCTTACTTTCTCAATACTGTCTCGCTTAAATCCTGCAGATTCATAAGCTATAGCTTCTGCATCAGCGTTGTTTCGATGCGCATAGAGACTCCATACAAAATCTCCCATCTGACCTGAAGGCTTTTCTTCGGTCATAATAAAAAAGTTCTCAAAGAATGCGTCTTCTCCTTGAGTAATTAACATGTCTACACCGTCTCCAATTATAATAGAGTCTTTAGGCTCATCAAATTCAGATGTTTCATACTCTATGAAATCTTTAGGGTGTTTTAAAATGCGCTTAAGCCTACTTTGGCTCATCGCAGTGTTACTCAGATAGCTATCATCAATTATCATTTTCTTGGTTGGGTTTTAATCTATCATCATAATGAGGCTTTTCCCTCATTATATATTCTAAAAACATTGCATTGCACATTACGTGTGCTAAATGACTTTCTTTACTCTCAGAGTCATTGTCTTCTCCGTTTAAAAAAGCAAACATATGCCTCAAGAGAGACTCTGAAACTTGTGTAACGGGCATACCTTTCTTCCAGTTATGTCTGTCATACTTCTTAGCTCCCATCTCAAGCACTCTAACAAGTCCTTCCAGCGACTTAAAGTCTACTAGAGACCATTGTAGCTTACCTTCGTTGTATCTAAGCGCTCTTGCTTCTTCTAAGGCTTCTATAAATTCATCTTTTTTCATACAGGATCTGGGATTTTAACTTCTAAAATTTCTCTTCCAAAAGTAATAACATCTGAAATAAACTTCATGATTTCATTTTTCTTAGCTGTAGCTAGTGAAAGTGGGAATCTTTGAAACTCTCCTTCAAACATAATCTCTTCGTAAAAGAATTTAGACTTTAAGATAGTCATTACTTCTTCTTTGGTAAACGTAGTTCCTTCAAGGTCTTCAAATCTTTCTTTAATGATTGGCAAAACAAATCCATAGAAATAAGCCAACTGAGGTAGAGTTCTTTTATTATCTACTCTAGTAATGTTGACTTCCACATCTATCTCTGGTAAGCCCATTAGAATTTCTCTGAAATACTCTTGAAGTAAATCTTTGTCTACCTTAAGGTAAACTTTCCCGTCAATGTTTAGAGAAAGTTTACCTGGTAGGTTTATTCTATTTACGGACATAACTATAGTGAATCGTTATACTTCTTAAGATTCTTAAAATACCTTTTAGCTTTTCTAGTAGTTTTAGCAAGAGTATAAGGACCTTTATTTAAGGGCTTTATGTATCTTACTGTTTCTCCGTTGATTGTTACTATCTTGTCTGTTAGTGCATCTAACCTATGCTTATTTTTAGTATAAGCAGTTTTCTTTTGATAGTTACCTTCCTTTTGTAGCTTTATTAATTTATTTAAATCCATAACGTTTTTATTTCTTCCAATAAGTTGATATACAAGGATCCGCTTTTAGTGGGACCCTTTTACAAAATACAGCACCCGACTTAACCATAGCATCTTCTAACGCTTTTGAGGTTTCATCTTTAATTGATTCTGGACACTCGACTACATTCTCGTCATGTACTATGTTTACAAACTTTACAGTAAACAATAGATTATTAGGAATCAAGTAGTCTTCCCAGAAGTAAACACAAGATAACTTTGTGATCTCAGCAGATTCACCCTGAATAGGGTAGTTCAAAGACATGCGTTCAATATCTCCTTTCTTGCTGAAGTAAAGAGACACATCTTTTTTTAGCTTAGAATAAGTAGGAGTCTTTGCTTCTTTGTGCTTTTTAAAACTTTCCCAATAGCCTTTAGTTTCAATCTCTTTCTTAGTTTCTAGAAACTCTTCATAGAAATCAACGTAAGACTTTTTACCAGTTACGTCAGAGATAAGCACATAGCCATTTTCAAGACCAAACTTTTTAGTCTTTTCGAAGTAGTCTTTCAGACCAGGAAATGCTTTGAAATAAGAATTGTAGATGTGTTGACCTTGTTCAACAGTCAAACCTAATTGATCTGCAATTCCTATGCCGCTACCTCCGTAGTTAATAGCAAAGCCTGCAACCTTAGCTGCTTGCCGCTTGTCTTTATGTTTAGATTTAATCTCTTTAAGATCTATACCATCAAGCTCAGGATACATCTTAGATGCGACAAATGAGTGCATGTCTCCTAGATCCTGATCATAAAACTCAAGTAGGTTTTTATCTAGACACTTGTTAACTAGAACAATCTGTTCTTGGCCTGTATAGTCACAAGCAATAAGAGTGTTACCTGCTTCTGCCACAAAACAACTTCTAGTCTCTTCATCAGAGGGAATGTTCTGTAGATTAGGATAAGCTTCTCCTGTTTCCTTGTTGCGACCACCGCTAGATAGTCTACCTGTGTTCATTAGTTGAGTGAACTGAGTATGAATTCTACCGCTTCTAGGGTTAATAAGTCTAAGCCAGTTTTCTCCATAAGTACCCAAGTCTTTTTGCGCTTGTTTATAAGCCAGATACATCTCGATAATAGGAAACTTATCTTTAAACTTTACTAAGTGGCTAGCTTCAATAGTATCTTTCTTTTCTCCTTTTTCTACTACGGTAGTGTCTACACCAATCTCTTGAAAGAATTCTACTACTTGACTTGGAGAGTTCCAGTTGATACTTGTTTTAAGATCTGGATCAAACAAGTTAGTTTGATAATTAATAAACTTAGACATCTTGTTCTCTAGAATATACTCATCTAGTTCTTCTTTTGTTTGAACTAACTCGTTTCTTGTCGCGTTGATTTTACTAGTCCATTTACCAACATCTAGTTTGATACCGCAGTATTCGATATACGCAAGAACTTTTACAAAGCGATTGTCTAGTTCAATTGACTTTAGAGAGTTATTCTCTTCTAATATCTTTAGTTGCTTCTCACGTATGTCGTGCAGGTATTTTACGTCCAGTGCAGAATATATAACAAAGGGAACAGTAAAGTTCCCATCGATGCTAGCTCTTACACTCTTGTCTAGAATTTCTCCGCAGTGTCTTTTGACAGTATCTGCTAGAGAAGATCTGTGTATTTTTATACCCAATCGGGTTGTTTTCTCTGCCAAGAAAGTATCGTATACCTTGTAGGGTATAATTCTTTGGTGGTAAAGGAACTTAAGGTCAAACTTTAGGTTGTGACCTATTAAAGGCTTTGTTTCTAATAGTTCCTTAAAGTAATTAATATCTACACTCTTGACATCTATGACAAACTGATGCTTGTCATAACCTAACTGAATAGTGATCAGATCAGACGTATAAGGATCAAATCCTAGAGTCTCTGAGTCAAATCCTATCCATTCTAGTTTCTCTAAGGCTTGCAATGCATTCTCCTTAGAACATATAATAATGTTGTCGTTCTTGCCTTGTATAGATTGAATTACTCTAGGATCTTCTGTTACTAATCCTATCATAAGTCTTATTTAATTAATGGTTGTACAATATCTAGATACTTGAAGTAAGCTTCTTTAAGAATCTCAATTCTTTCTTTTAACGAGTAGTCGTTAGTTTCGATTCTATCTAGACTGTATTTGTAGATAATGTAGATTTCTTTTCTATCTGCATTATTTAGCTTAAGCTGTTTACCAGCTAGTTCTAATAATATTTCTGTTTTGTTTTCTCCCCACAGCTTGTTGATGTACTTACCTAGTTCCCACACGTGATGTGGTGTGTACATATTACAAACTTGGCATCCAGGTAACATGTTGTGTAGATCAAATCTTGTAGCTGTTTTAGTTCTACTTACAAAGTGACAGCATTGCAAATGCTTTCTCTGCATCTCTTTGCCGCATGCATGACACTTTTCTTCGTAGACAGCTCTAATTAACCAAGAAGTAACTTGATCAAGTCTTGCTTGCGTTACTGTTTCTGCTTTCTTTCTACGTTCTCTGTCCTTCTTTTCTTTTATTTTCTGCGCTTGTAGTTTTTTGACGCATGATGAACAGAGTCTCTTAGTTTTATTAGCGTATGGTTTATTTTTTCTACAGTCAGAGCAAACAGTTTCTCTGACGTCTCTCTTTGCTACTCCTTTGACTGGGATTTTTTTAGGTGTTTTTTGAAACATAAATTGGTCTTATCCTCAAATATACTTTAATCCGTTTTAAAAGCAAAAGGGACTGATGAAAATCAGCCCCTCATGCTAGAAGATATGGATGTGGAAGAATAACAGTACAAGTATAGGGATAATTTTATTGCTTTAATCCGATAAAGGATTCTTTTTATCCACAAAACCGTTTTTAGAAAATGCTTCTAGTAATAATTTAATCTCTTCTTTTCTGCCACAGATCTCTGAATACTCGTATTCATCCTTCATCTTTACTTCTGATAAATCTTCTAGTCTTTTGTTGACATATTTTTTAATTACGTCTTCTACATCTAATATGATTATAGCCATTCTATCGTTTGATTGTTATTCTTTTTGAGAGTTTCGTTGATAAATTCAAAATGATTACACTCCCAATCTCCGCCTTTATATACAGCCGACACAGGGTGTGGAGCTTTAAGTACGTAATGATATCTCTCGTTTACTAGTCCCGCAAAGTTCTGAGCATCTTTACCCCAGAAACAAAATATAGTTCCACTTGTTTTTTCAGAGATAGTCTTGATTACGTAATTAGTAAACTGATTCCATTCGTGCAGATGTGAACCTGCTTTACCTTCCTTAACAGTTAAAGCAGCATTAAGTAAAAAGACTCCTTGATTAGCCCAGCTTAACAAGTCCATTTCTGTAACAGGTTTAAACTGGCCATCATATAAAGTGTTTTTAAGGCATGCATGAATCATTCTAAGAGAAGGAGGAACGTATAGTTTGTTACTAGGAGCAAAAGCAAGACCGCATGCTACAGGCTCACCTTTAAATAAGTTAGGATAAGGATCCATACCTAAGATTACTACTCTTACTTTGTTTAGAGGGGTAAGATTAAATGCCCTGAACACATTTTCTTTGGAGGGAAATACGTTACCCACTTCTCTATCTTTCTTAATAACTGTAGACAGCTTTTTAAAGTAGTCTGTTTCAATTATAGGTTTAAGATGAGTATACCAACTGTCTGGTATATCTACCCATTTAGATTGATCGTTGTCTGTTTCCATATTTATTCTTCAACATCAGTGCATCGTAGGAGTAAAAATCTTCTGGGAATTCTTCTACGAGCTTATCCATTATGTAATAAAAATCATTCCTGTACTTGTAATCTGTCTCCATTAAAGACTCATGAGTTTCTATTCCATGAATAATAGTAGAGTGATCTCTTAAAAAGATTAGACCAACTTTTGCATAGGTGTATCCTAGAATTTGTCTAAAAATATAGTAACACATAATTCTAGCATCTACATAAGATCTTTCTCTAGAAGGAGTTCTTAAGATCAACATTTCAAGATGTTTAAATTCAGAAATGCATTCTAAGATTCTTGTTTCTAACTTGTTCAGTTTAGGGAATTTAATTTTATTCTCTTTAATATACTTGATATATTTAGAGACATGTTCTCTTGGAGTATAGTCAAGTTTACCCATAGGAACAGTTTTAACAATTTGCTTAGTTAGATACTTTTTGATTCTAGAATCTTTGATTACTTTTTTAACAAGATACTCTTTTCTTAGACTATCTATTTCTTCTAACTCAGCAACCTTTTCAATTACTTGCCCTATTAGGTTTCTTACTGTAATTGTTTCTTTTTTTACATAGTTTTCTTTTTTATTTAACATATTTATTTTTTTAGTTGGTCTTTAATTAATTTAACTAAGAAGGTCTTTCCTTTGTTTTTGTAGATATCACTTGCGTCTTTGCCAAAAGAGATATCATGAGTAAACATGGGTAGATTATACTTCTCACTCATTTTTGATGCACCTGCTACTCCTGCGTTGTCTGGATCAAACCATAAGAAAATCTTCTTGAATCTTTCTTTCAATATATTATAGGCATTTTCCGATAAAGGCGTACTCTCACTGCGAACAGCGACAGCGTTAAAGCCGAGAGAAGCTAAAGTCATTACATCTTTAGAGCTTTTAGTTATGATGAGAGTGTTACCTGACTGAGGTAACTGCGTGTAACCTTCGAGAATTCCGCCATAGAGATTGGATCTAAACTTATTCTTCTTAGTAGTAAGAGGACGATATAGCTTAAATCGGTTCTTTTCTTTGTAACGATAACAAGGATCAAGATCATTGTATAAATACCAAAGTCTATCATTTATCCAGACTTTATCTACTTTTCGAACATTGTATCTTTTTAACGTTTCCTTAGTTACCCCAAAAGATTCCCAATAATCTACGTCTGATTGCTTAAACTTAGTAAGACTAATCTTAATTTCTGTACTGGAAGTGTTAAATGCTTCTTTGTTAATAACAGTCTTTTGAATAATCTGCTTGGAGTTTGCTGCAAAGTTGCAAAGCAAATCTGTCTTGATATGACTTAATGCTTTTTTATAACTACAGCCATGTCGCATCATAACAACCTCTACAGCATTCAGGTAGCTATTATCAGGGTAACCGTAGTCTACAAAATACAGTATACCAGACTTAGAAACTTTAAAAAAGCAATTAGGATGAGTATCATCTCTAAATGGGTTGGTGTACTTCTTTTTAAAGTTAACATCAATATTCATATAGTAAGAGAAGATTTGTTCTTCTGATACACTTTTCAATATCTCTTCTAGAGTAACATCATATTCTAAATTAAATAGATTCATAAATAATTGATATTAAAAATAAAGGGGGAGAACTTAGTCTCCCCCGATATTTATTGGTTGGTTAGAAGTCCAGGAATGGATTATCATTTGCTGTTGCGGGAGCTGGTGCAGTTGCACTTGAGTTCTCCGCAAACATGTCAGCTGCTTCAGAGCCAGAGGTTTCAATCTCTCCTTCAGTTGGAATTGAGTCAGAGTCAAATTCTTTGAATTCAAAGCTATTGTTATAAAACTGCTTATAACCATAGTCTCCTGTGATTTCCTTCTCTACACGATCAGTTACACGGCCATATAGTCCCAAGAACTTATTAGTGTAAACATCTTGATACTTGGCATCTTTGATACCCATCAAGACTTTAACACCTGCCATGTTCTGATTAAAGAATGCAAAGAAGTCTTCTAGTTCAGAGCCATTACCTCTTACCAAAGAATTCCAGTCATCTAACTTAAACATTTGATTTTGAGGGTTAATGTTACCATAGATCTTCAAGAGATTATAGACACGCTCTTCCCCTTCTTTAGCTTCTCTTAGACTTTTCTTATCTGGTTTAACAGACCAGTTACTAGTAACTGATTCTACCATACCAAGACTTTCAGCCCATACAGTTCTAGAGTAATCATCAATGTATTGAATCTTACCTGTCTGTGATTCACGAGTTTTATTAGAAATCCAAATAGAAAACTTACCTCTCAATTCAGTTTCAAAGCTAGGGTGATTCTTATACCAGAAATCGAGTCTAGTATTTTCTTCTCCAACATACTCAGGTTCTTTAACATCCTCTGAGTTTAAAATTGACTTTAGTTTGTTAACGTTTGGGTTAACAGCAATGATTTGAATTGGCGCAAAACCAGTGTATAGTTTGCGACTTGAAGCTTCTCTTTGTTCTAGGTTATTTAAATCCATGATTCTTAATTTTTAAAATGTTAATTAGTTTTAGTTTACGTCTGCGGTGTAATAGTTGTTAATGATCTCACAAACTTCTTTAAGATCATTATTAATTAAGATGTCATCAAACATGCCCATAGGTGACTTGGCAGGATAGTTTCTCCAGCGGTTTGTTACAAAATGAAAAGTCGCATTGTTATCCTTATCTTCTTCCACATGAGTATAGAGGACAATTGAAAACAAACCTTCTAAAACAACTTGATTGTCCAACATTTTACCAATGGTTTTAATCTTCTGACCTACAATTCTACCTTCATCCTCGATGTTTTCTGAGTGAGTTAGATAGAATACTTTAAGATCATCACGAAGTCTACGAGCAGTAGTTAGCAAGTTTGTCACATCTTTTGCAAGATTTGTGAACTTAGCATAACCTGACTCGTTAGCTTTTTTCATCATCATAAATGACATTGAGTAGATAGCATCATCCATTATAATGTTTTTAATGTGTGGTGCTTTCTCATTAATGCTACCCAACAAAGCAGTAATTTGCTGAAGGTCATCTACCTCCATGTAATTCTTTTTGTCTTTGTTGTACATTTTCTCTGCACCTCTGAAAGGTAATTCCTTACGAGCTACATTGATGATGAAAGTTTCTTCTGGATTCAACCCTTTGATTGATGTTGATTTTCCTGAGCCGCTAGGCCCTACGATTGCAATTAATTTACTTGACATATTTTTATTTTTTTTTATTCGTTATAGTAGTCCCAACCAAAGAATGCGGTAAAGTATCTAGCCATCTCCTCAGGAGTGTCTTTCTTTAAACCTATTTCATTTAGTTCGGTAATCGCTTTTGGATTTTCTTGTAAGTATTGTTTGAGCCAATTAGTGAACTTGAGTCCTTCATCAACTGTCCACTTATTTTCGTCATACCAATCTTTCTTAAAAAAATCTATAGATGAGTAATCCAAATTAACTCTCTTGCACATTTCTTCGAAAATCTCTTTACTGTGTTTATTATTTAAATTGCTCATAATATCTTTTAGTCGGATTCGACATTTCTTCTGGTCTAGGTAACTCACGGTATATTCCTGTTGCACCATTAAAGTGCAACCCTATAGATCCATTCTCAAGTCCGTAGTGTCTATCTTTTAAGAAACTAAGGGACCTGTACTTTGATCCTAGAATAGAGATATCGTAGTTATTATGTGTCTCTATGTTGTAACGACTTGGATTAAATAATCCAAGAACAATTTCATAGTCTTGTTGTACACCTTTGTTTAAGTGTAACTCTTCTAAAGAAGGCTCTAATCTTTCTTCTACCAATGAACCCTTACTAGTGTATTGTGCTTTTTCTGAAGCTGGGGTTTGTTGGTGAACAATGATGTTAGCCATTTTAAATTTCTTAGAAAACAAGTCTAGTGTGATGTCCTTGACCATATAATCAATTGTCTCATAACTAGAGAGACGCTTTTTAGTTGCAGACATAAACTCGTTAGAAAGCAAGCTTACGTGGTCTAGTACAAAGAATACCCAAGTATCATCTGATTTGTATCTATAACCAATAGGTACATAAGCATCATCCTCTTTTGTTGTAACGTATTCTCCTATATTAGGATTGTCGAAATAATTTTTGATGTGCTTTTTGATTCCCGTAGGATTACGGATATAATCAATGACTTCTACATAGTCTTGTAGAGTCCTAATAAACTTCTCTGCTTCTTTTACTTTTGCAAAAGTTTCATTGTTTACTGTGTAGGAGCCAATAGATTTTAGCTCTGACACACTAATAGACTCATTATACTTAAGAGCTATGTACATTGAAATAAAAGAAAGCCAAAAGTCTGTTTCACTTTCTTCCAATGCAAAGTAAAAGATCTTGGGTTTGATAGAGCTTTGACGAATCTGCATAAAGACGTTAAACACGGTCATGTATTTAACAAACTTTGTTTTACCTACACCAGAACCAGCTGTAATAGCTGTAATCGATCCTCGTGTAAAACCTCCATATTTTTCAGCAAGTCTAGAGAAAGGAGGAAGAATAGAGGTAATACCTCCTGATTCTTTAATCAGTTTATTCTTCTCAATCCCTGAGATTATATCATCAAAACTTAACATATTGAATTACAGTGGTTTATAAAATAGTTCTAGAGTTATAACCTTTGCTGTCTTCACCATTACGGTACAGCTCACAGTAGGCTGCTAAATCACTTTGATTGATTCCATCAATCTTTTTAGAAATGAAATAGCCACAACCCCTTACATAGTTTATAGAACCACTGTTCTTCAGTGTTTTGATGTATAGATCTGTTGCACCAAGAATCTCTTCTTGTGTGTAATCGTAATCTTCTAAAAACATGTTCATCTTCTTAGTGACTGTTTTGACATCAGTAGTCTTACCAGTGACTCCTAAGTTTTTAGAAGAGAATTTGTCTCTAAACTTATCAATCCAATCTATAGGCTCTTCGTAGGTTTTTCTAGTTTTAGTTTTAGATCTAAGATTCTTGTCGTAGTCTTCAAGTTCTTTAGTATCGTCTTTAAGTTTACCTACAATTTCTGCGTCTGTGCCTAAAACAGTGTTAACCAGAGGACTCCATGCAAATCTTGAATTTGAATGCAATAGAACTCCTGACTCTTTCCACTCTTCTATAAGGCCACAATGATCACATAGCTCCCATAAAATTTCATAAAAAGTTTTCTTCATATCTTGCTTTTTTCTCTAGGTTAGTTTTATTCTCCTCTATTGTTCCTGATTTATTTTCAGAAACGGGGGGTTCAAATATAGCAAAATTCTCTGACAAGTCGTAGTTTTTTTTACAACTAAAATAGTAATCTGTGCTATACAGAGACTCCCCGTATTCCTCAAATTCCAGTCTCTGATTCTTGGACTGCATTTTCTTCTATTTTATCAAGTTCTTTCTTTTTCCCATGTTCTAAAAGTTCTTTAGTATAGTCTGAAAGCTGAATTGATTTAATCTGAAAAAAGCGATCAAAGTACATTACATTTGACTTTAGCATTTGTTTATACATAGGAAGTATGTCAACTAAATGTTCTTCTTTAAGATTACCTGTTTGACCTAAAATTTCTAAGTAGTTATGCCAATCAAGACTGGTCTCAAATAAAAAGTCTGTGTAGTTACGTACAGAGCTGTTTTTAATAGTACATATATATGAATCAAGACTTGTTCTAAAACCTTTGAAGTTAACTTGTTTATAAGCAGAATGCCAACGAATAGTATCTTTATGCTGATTAAGCAACTTCATTAGCTTATAAAAGTCACTTTCTATGTCTAGATTAGTGATAGTTTCCATAGCCAAACTTACATCAGCATCTACTCCGCTAGAAAGCATTTGACTTAGCCTTGCAAACATCTTTTCCGTCAAAGAAGTTTTAGGAGTAACTTGAGTCATAACAACAGAAGTTTCTATAATCTCTTTATTATTTTCTATAAAGTGATGTATTAAATCAAAATAACTTCTATTGTTTGTTCTATCGTAATCAACACATTTTGACAAAGAAAGCCAACTGTATAAATCATATGAAGTTTTAGAAGTATCATTACTAAGATCAGCACTAGAAGAATTATATAATAAATCTTCTACCTTATGATCCATGTGAATAATATAACGTTCACTTTCCGCAAGATTATTTATATAATCTAGTTGCTCTTGAGAAAATAGTCCGTCAATATCTATTTTATAATCGTTTAACTGAGCTTTCAATTCTTCATAATGATATGTTTTGGCACTTCTTTCTCTCCAGTCTAATCTATTTGCAGACTTTTTCAAAGCTGTAGCATCAAGAACTAAGACATTAGCATCTTCGTAAGATCTTTTTACTTTAAATCCTACTTTATCTCCCATATCTTTAAACTTGAATCTAGGAAGACTTACGTCTGGATGAAAATATACTTGATCGCCTGCAACTAAATCTCTAGAGATAATATTAATCTTTTCTATGTTATCAACGTCTGTAAAATATTTTTGAGTAGAAATAACAAACATATTTGACAAGTTATTAGCAAATAACTCTTCTATATCATTTCCAGGATTAGGAAGTATTTTTTTCAATCCTGATTCTAACGTAGATCCCCATTGAGAAGATCTTATTCCATAATAATGGTCTCTAATAGACATATAATTATTATGAAAGTTTGGCTCTAGAGATATTTTAAAAAATTGTGTCTTTTTCATATTATTTACTTGTTAGTTCTAGGATATCTTCTTTCAACAATAGTTTTTGAAACTTGCGCTTAGCATCTTTCATAATGTTTCTAATGAACATATACTTCAAGTCAATTGTTAAAGCATCTGATGTAGTAATCTTTTCTACTTTCTCAAGATACTTGTCGTCAATTGGATTGCTTTTAGAGAAATTTACACTATAGTTGATAATACGAGTAGTCAATATGCTAGCAATGTCTGCTCGATAAGAATCTCCGTGTCCAATAACATCAGTCAATCTCTGGACGCATGTCTCCGCATTAATCTTATTTTCCATGATTTCGCTTGGATGAGGCAATTGGTCTAGCTTATTATGAATAAACGTAGTAAACAGAGTAGTTGCTTCTGGTCCAATACTACCTTCACCGATCATTTGAACAATAGGCAAGTGGTCTGCAAAGTTCTCAAATCCAGAAATAGAGTTAAAGAATGTAGTCATAGAACGAGGATTAGTTTTATCTCCTATTAGCTCAGGGTGCTTAAGAACAAAGTTGATACAACGATTGTCTATAGAAGTCTCCTCAGCCCACTTAGCCCAACAGTCTACATCAAACTTCAACTTACAAGAAATGAAACGAGTCTTTTGAGCTTCGTCCATAGAAGTAACTTGATAATCTCCGTTATCTGGGTTAGTAGTCAGAATGATATGCCAATCTTGTGGCAACTTCCAAGAATAGTACTCTTGTGTATAAATCAAATCCATGCAAGCCTGCATCATGATTTGGCTACCACGAGTATAGTCGTCAAGCAACAAGATACCACCGTTACCTTTAGCAGAAATCCACTCTGGCGGAGCATAAGAAGTGCGCTTAAGACCAGTCAGTCTAACAGAACTATCTTTAATAGCTCTCTCAGCTTCCATTTCTGTAACCCATTTAGTCTTTATTACTCCATCATATGATTTACTGATTTGGAATTCTTTAAGAGGAAAACCAACCAAGTCAGAAAGCTCGTCAAGCTGAGCTACGTTAATTTTAACAAAGTCAAGACCTTCTTCTTGTGCGATCTGACTAATAACAGTGGTTTTACCCAAGCCGTGATCACCCTCAACATTAACTGCTACGGGTACCATGCCTTTTTCTTGAATGTAACGATTGTTTTCGATGATTTGCTTTACGAATGTTTTTAATTCTGCGGTATTTAAACTTACTTGTGCCATGTGATTTAATTTAATTTGATTTTAGGTCCAGGTAGATTCTGGTTTATTTGAGATTGAGAAGACATTACCCACAACATTTTTCCTTGAGGGTTAAGATCACAAGATGCTTCTCCATCTGTGAAATAAACTAGACATGTATGAGTATTTCTATTCTTGTTGTAATACTCAATAACGGGTTCAAAGTAGGTTCCACCCCTACCTTTAATATTAATGTTCATTCTAGGATCGAACTTGTCAATAGAGTTAATTTCTGTATCGCATTGTACGATAGTTACATCTGCTCCATTTTTATGGATATGGTGTATTTCGTTCATAAACTCTTGCAGTTCGTCATTACTAACTGATCCAGAAGTGTCAATGCCAACTAGCATGTTGATTTTTCTAAGATATTTTTTGCCAGGTACTTGCTCTTTTTCTAATCTACGATTAATCTTCTTACGAGAAGTTTTCATGTGAGATCTTACAGTACCATTTACAAATTGTCTTAGATAAGCTTTCCAGTTGAACTTGGCTTCTTCTAGTTTTGTAATGCGTTTATAGATTTCTTGAATCTCTCCAGGTATATAACCACGAGATTTCATAGTCTGTTCAGCAGCTTCTTTGATGAGATAATCGTTTTGTTTCTCAATAAGTTTTTTCTCAGCTTCTGACAAATCTTCGCTATTGCCCCAAGAATCATGATCATCAAGTGTATCAGGTAGATCTTTTCCACCTTCACACTGCCCTTGACCATTACAATCTTTCTGAGCTTCAGCTATAGCATTATAATAATAGTGTGTACCAGCCTTCTTGTTTAGTGTTACTCCTAACTGTTTTTCTAGTGTAGAAGGAAGTATTGCGCCTTCAGGCAAAAGATGTGGCTCTATATATTGGTTGAGCTCACAGTCCATTGCAACATTCGCTAAATACTTGTCTTGAAAATCATCTCTTAAAATAAGATGATTAAAAACTATGTGAAGAGCTTCGTGTAGTACCAGACCTTGTTTATGGTCATCGGATAAAGAATCCCAAAACTTAGGATTAATGCTAAGTCGATAATTAATTCCTTCAAGAGATACGCCTGCTGTCGGCACTTTCTCATTAAAATCTTTGTTTATGTTTAACAAAAACAGCCCATAAAAGGGCTGCTCTAACATAATAGTCTTAACTATACTAGATAGTTCTTCTAATCTGTTAATCATATTCTTCTCTATCAAAGTACATAAAATCAGGATAGATCTCTAACTCCTCGACAAAGTCACTATCCTGGTATTCTTTTTTTAATTTGTGATATTCTTCTTCTGTTTTGACTGCAAAGTCTACAGTGTGTCCCCTGTAACTTGTCACTTTAAATCTTACAATAGGATAATCTTCAATGTAACCAGTAGCTTGAGCTAAATCAAGCTGAGCTTTAGTTTTAAATCTAAAAGTATATTCTGTCATTTTGTTTTATTATAAGTTAAAGCTACATAAATAAGAAAAGGTAATACTAACAGTAACTCAAACAGAATAAAAACTCTTTTAATAAATGTCATAGTTTGTTTGTTGTTGTTTATTTCTCTTTTGTGTTAAAGGTTTAACGATTCATCTGATTGGCATACTTAGCAGCTTCTTCATAACTGATGTAAGGTCCATACACCTCACCATCAAAGTAAGGGTCCATCTCAAACGCCTGAGCTGTCATTGCATCTACAACTGAAGCAATACCTTGCTTAACTGCTATATAGTATTTTTGATTTTCCATAACTGCTGTTGCTTTCATTTCTCTTTGGTGTTAAAGGTTTCTTCGTCTATATACTTTGTTATTCCATTGCAAGTAATTAAAATACCACAATCTCTTTGGCGGATGTGAAATTCTACTCCATCTGTGGTTTTGATTACAATCCCATTAAGTCCTTCTTCAAGTTGATGGTATAGTTGAATTGTGCCATCGTCTCTTACTTCTGTTCTCATATTTCTTTCGTGTTAAAGGTTTTCTCAAAATACTCTTCTACTGTGTTTTGATGGGTAGGTATATCTTGACCTCCATCCCAATAGACATCCATAATCTGCTCCTTCTC